CAGTGTGTTCAGCACTCCAAAAGCGGCCCGATTTTACTGATTGCTGGAGTATAAGTGTGTAGTTTGAACATTTTTTCAACCTTGACCGGTATTTCCACTCCTTGTTCCTTCAACTTGTCTAACCCCTCTTCCGAAATGACGGAAGGAGCCAGACGGATTTTAGTAGAGGTGGGGAAACCTAAGACCGTGAACCTTCGTTCCACTCCCGAATCAGTATGGAATATGCGCGAGTATTCCGGGCAAGTGTCTTCCATGACTTCCGGAGTCAGTCTGATTTCATCGTTAACGGTAAGTTGTGCGATGCAGGTCGCATTTCCAAGTGCGATGGCCTCCCTGACCTTGCCATCCGCATAACGGAGTGATACGTCAGCCGGACGCAACGGAGTGCGGAACAGGTCGGTATTCTTCCTGCGTTTCATCAAATCGCATTGGAACACGCGCACCATGCCATAGAACGTCTTGCGTTTTCCGTTCTTCAACACCTGTTCGCAACGGTAGATGCGGGCGTGGTGGATGGTTCCGCCAATGTCGGCGGCACCACCGTTGACGTACAGTTGCGCGTTGTTGCCGGGTAGGAATCCGATTTCGTCCTGCGCATGGCATACCTCGCCCAAGGCTGTGATGACACGGTTCGGATTGGCGGGCAGACCGGTCTGAGGATTATAGTCCGGCAGTCGGGTCAACGCCTTCCATACCTGCGGTGTGATGGCATGGTCGATGAGCGTGGGGGAGAGCGCGTCTCCCAGTCGCACGTATTGCAACGGTTTCACCGTCGCATCATGCGCGGTACTGTTGCCCAAGCGGAGTCGGCGGCTCCGAACGACCGGAATGGTATCCTCGTCCAAGCCCTTGTTCAACAGGTGGAGCAGACTTTTCATCTGTTCAATCCATTGCTGGTACCGGACGTAGCCGGGGGTGTTCTTGTTTGGATACTGTTTCCAATCCGCTTGCCCGAACGGGGTTCCGCACAGGCGTTGCGATTCGCGTAGGTAATGGCGTTCTGCAAGACGGAGGGCGACACTCTGGTTCATCATGGCGATGACCGAAGCGTCAACCGCATGATGACGGCGGTCGAGTCGGGTCTTCCACTGTGCGCCGATGAAATGGATTTGCCCGTCGATGCCGGAAGCTCGACGTGCCTCATAGGTGATGGAGCCGGGGAACGTGGACACTTTCACCGTTTTGTTGGCGTATCGTCCGTCGAGTCGGCGGTGGAGTTCGTCGGCCATCCAACCCACGGATTCGATGGAACGATTGTCCAACGGCTCGTCCTGTTCGGTCTGCTTGAGTCGGCTGATGATGCTTTTCTTCACCTGACCGACCTGCTTGCGGTTCATGGACGGCGGGAACATCAACTGGTTCACTCGTGCGATGACATCATTCATGGTGATGCCATGCTCCCGCGCATAGTCGGAACGCACCCAAACGGCGAACGGAACGTTCGACTTGCTGGCATTGCATTCGGGGCAGACCGCAGCCATGTTGGTGCGTTTGCTGTCCGAACCGACGCCACGACGGGGTACGATATGGTCGAGTTCGGACTTGTCGAAACTGAATCGTGGACTGGTCGCACCACAGTATAGGCATGTGTTGTTCTGCGATTGGACGATTTCCCAACGGCGGATATCGTAATCGTGGACTTTGAAGCTTCCACCGTTGGACAGTTGTTTCTTCATATCCTCACGGATTGCTGCTCTCATCTGATTGTCCTTGTCACGACGTTGACGGCGCTCATAGTCGAGCGTGCGTCCGAACGCGATGGACGAGAACGATTCCTTCGTTGTTTCGATGGACACGCTTTCCGGAATGCCATACTGTTGTTCGCATTGGCTGAGAAAACGGTTGAACGCTTTCAACACTCGGTCCACGGCAGGATTGCCGGTCGGTTCCTGAACAGGTGGAACCGGGGGCTTCCAGTCGGCTGGCACGTTGAACTCGTGGCGGATGGCATAATGCAAATCGTCTTCCGTTTCCAACATGCGTTTGGACAGTCGTGTGAGGGTCTTTTCGGAGTAGGCGGCACGTCCCACGGGAAGACTGATGGAGTCCAACGGGGTGAGCAGGTCTTCATCCAATCCGTCGATGAATTCGATGGGGGAGGCGTATTCGATGAGGTCGCGCACCTTGTCCAAGTCAATAGTGTTGGAGAGGAGTCGAATCATCGCGGCCCGTTCGCCCTCGGTGGCGACATCCCACCATGCGTCCATCATCTTGCGGAGTTTGGTGTTCTTGATGCCGTGGAGTCGGATTACGGTGTCCAATACCGGCGGCTTGTTGCCGATTCTTTCCTCCCCGTCATGGGTGAGGGTACCAACGCCTTTGAGTTCGTTGCGTTCGATGTCAAGCACGGCGCACACGTCCAACCATTCCACGTCTTCCTTGGCGGTGGTAAGCAGTTCGTACACATCCTGTTTCTCGCTGACGGTCAACGGACGTGGTTCCTCGCCTTTACGGCGGATACGCAGGTTGGTGATGACGTTGAGGATACGATACTTCTGGAAGGCGATACTGGCTTTCAATGCTCTCTTCTGGGTCGAGTCGAGCGGGTCTGTTCCGACATGCTTCTCTGCGGAACCTTTGGGGGATGCGCAGTGGAACACGGTACGCAGGATGGGTTTCCAAACATCCTCGGGAACCTGCTGGACGGTGAAGATACGTCGGAGTTCACGCGCATTGTCGGACTGCATGAGACGGCTTGGCAGAACACCCTCACCGTATTTTGTGCTGGTACGAACCCTCATGAAATTCTCATCACGGTCGGAAAGCGTCAATGCGACGAGTTGCGCCGGAGTCATATCATCGTCCAGTTTCATTCCAAGACGGGTCTCCACACGCTGTTTCAAATCCTTGTACTGGTCGGACGGCTCCACATCCTCGAACAGGGTTTCGACACGACTATAGGAGTTGCGCCAACCGCGATGGCGTGCGATATGTCGGATAGCCATGACCATCATCCGGTCACGCTTGTCCTTGTCGGGGACGTAGGCGGTTGCCAATGCGGAGCGGACGTTCCAGTATTCGTAGAGTCCATGCTCGCTTTCCGGCACGTCGTCTACCGGATAACCCAGTTGGTAGAGCTGACGGTCGAGTTGGTTGAGACGATGGCGGCGGCGTTTGCGCATGTTGCGGGTTCGTCGGGCGATTCCGGCCATGGCTTTGCGGGTGGTGCCGGACTTGTTTTGGGTCGGGTCTACTCCGCCGTCGTGAATGTAGCTGAGGGTTTTGAGCAATGCTGTCGGGTTGCCGTTGGCGTCGAGTTGGATTGCCGAGAATCCTAGACTGTTGAGTCCTACGTCGGCTCCCACGCGATAGCGGATATTGGTTTTTTTGCGGTCAAGGTCTGTTGTTCTCTTTCCGCACTGCATGAAAAAAGCGGCGATTGGGACTTGCGTCCTATCGCCGCTCTACGGTCAATTCCGGTCTGTCACCGGACTTGTTTAGACTATATGCCGTGATTTCCACTATAACACACAGTGTTTTTCTGGCAACCCTGGCGTGTCGTTTCCGTTTTTTCGAACAGCGCTTTGGTTTTTTATTTGCGGACGTGTCCAGTATATCTCAATATTCAGACCTTGCGACACGACTCTTTCCTGTTGTCTTTTTATAAGGTATACTGGAATCGTTCACACAATTAAGCTGAAGTAAAAAGAAGGAACGTAAAAATGTGGAAGATAATCCACCTCAACAGCGGCCATACGCTCATAACGGAAGACAACATAGACCTGACGAAACCCGTCATCACAGCCAACGTGCTCGACCACGAAACCAGCATCGCACTCCACGCCATCAGCGGTGAACTATTGGAAAACGTGTTCTACCCAATGACCTACCGTCCGCCGATTCGCCGCACCGAATACAGGGTGGCGAACCCTGAACGGATACAGGCGTTCCTTTCCGCCACCAACCGCGTGAGCATCCCCTTGGGTTCCGTCGATTACGTCGAGGATTACGTTCCGACCGCCGTCGAGGATGAGGAGGAAGACGGTTATGGGGGAGCCTACCGCAACGCCATCCACGGCGAAGGCTGTTAAGAAAAGGGGATTATAGAATGTCCACAGTGACTCCGGTAGACCCGATAGAAAAACTGTTCGTCAACACTCGCGGCCAAATCTCCGACCAATTCCGGTTGCGCAAGCTGAAAATGAGACTGGGCACGGTCGGGGATATCACCGCGATGACCGCCGAACAGTTCACTGGACTTTTTGGCTCGGATTATATGCGAGTCGTTGGGAACCGTTTGAGAAAAAACGGTTTGGATTTCCGCTCGGTGGAGGATTCCGCTTTATATCGTGAGGGGGTGGATGACCCCGATTTCCGTATCCGCCTGTATTCGATTGGTGTCGGCTCATTGGCGAAACTGTCTAAAATATCCTTGGCTCAATTCCTGCATTATCTGGCCCGACTGCGGGAGTCCCGCCGTCTCCAATATTCCAGTGGGGTCACGGTTCCCCAGTTTGGAGCGTTGAATATCGCCCATTTGGAGCGGGTCATGTTCGAGAACGGGTTCCGTTTTCGGGATGGTTCGTTGAATACGGCTGATTTGACCATGTTGGGCAATAATCGTGATGGCAGTCCGACGGGGAAGAATATGGTGAACGCTCATGATGTTGTTTCGGGTCATCCTGTGTTCTCGGGTGCTCGTAGGAAGGGTCTGCTGGTAGCCCGTCGTAAGCGTTTGTTGGAGGAGTTGGCTGGGATTGAGGTGGAGTTGGTTTCGTTGGGTTGATTTGCCCCAATATTTGTGTTATATTGAAATTGTTCACACAAAAACAGAAAATCAAAAAGGAGCAAACCATGAACAAGCAGACCACTCTCGAAGAGTTCGAAAAAGGAATGACCGAAAACCTTCCCTACCTTCAAAGGAACACCAAGGAAGGCAAGTACGTTTGGACGAAAAGCCATGTCTGCAATCCCGAACGTTCCTTCTCTCGCTCTTGGAAGATGACCTTATGCATGTGGGGCGAAGAAGGATACGTCAAGGAGGCTACTTTCTCTCTCACTTACGACCTCTCACTGCAATACGCTGGAGACAATGGAAGCGCGGCTGGAATCCCCACGGAGACTGCCCGAATCCCCATGTATCGGGATGGTGTGCCTATCGCCACTTTCAAGGGTGTTGACAAGTCCGCCAAGATACTTCTCGACAAGGTCGAACAGGTCTTGGGATTGGCGGAGAAGTTCGAGCGTGGATTCTGGGAATTGAATCAGACGAGCAAGTCGTTGACTTCTTTGGAAGAGAACATCTTCTGAATCCAATGGCCTCACAATGGGGCTTTGCCTTGGTAGCCCAGTGGATAGGGCGTCCGCCCTCTAAGCGGATGGTCGTGGGTTCGAATCCCATCCAAGGCGCTTTTCCTCTCGTTCGGGGTTTCCTTGCGCGAGCTGGAAACCCTTCTAACAAGGGGGCATAATGTAAAAGACTCCACCCCACACGTGGAAAAGAAACCAAACAAAGGAGATAATCTTGGCAAACGTCAAGAAGACGCTCATCGCCACTACCGTGGCTGTTGCGACACTCGCCGCACCGGCCACCGCGTTCGCGGATGACGCCAACAATATCCAGCCGGACGTGAACGGCGCTATCGAACAGGCGCAGACCGCAGTATCCCAGACTCAGGACACCGTGGCACAGGCCACACAGGCAACCCCCCAGACCGCCACCACGCCGGACAATACCACTACGGCCACCACGACCCCCGCACAGTCAGACCCCGCGGCCGACGGACAGGCCAAGGTGGACGAGGCCCAAGCCAACGACAATCAGGCACAGACGAATCTGAATCAGGCACAGACCAACGTTGACAGCGCACAGACCACCGTCAACCAGACCCAGACTCAGGTGAACAACGCCCAGACCACTCTGGACACCGCCAACCAGCAGGTTCAGAACGCGCAGACCACCGTCAATCAGGCCCAGACGAATCTGAATCAGGCACAGCAGAACGCCAGCGAAGCCACCAATCCGGAAAATCAGCAGAAGGCTCAACAGGCGCTCTCCGACGCCAGCCAGCAGCTCGACCAGACCACCAAGCAGTTGGAATCCGCCAACCAGCAGGTTAAGAATGCCCAGCAGGAAGCCCAGCAGAAGGCCGATAGTCTGACCGCAGCCAAGAACAACGAAGCCGCCGCCAAATCCGACAAGGACAAGGCCGACAAGAACGCTTCGGACGCCAAGGCCAAGTCCGACGAATCCCAGAAGACCATCAGCCAGCTCAAGGCCGAACTGGAAGCCGCTTTGGCTGCGAAGAACGACGCCGACAATGCGAAGACCACCGCCGACAAGAACGCTTCGGACTCGAAGGACGGCATCGACGCGAAGCGGAAGGATGCTGACGAGAAGGCCACCGCCGCCAACACGGCTCAGGCCAACGCGGATTCGAAGAAAGCCGCCGCCGACAACGCGGACAAACAGCTCGCGTCCGGCTCCATTGGCTTCTACCAGTGGAAGCTTGCCTCCAGTTATACAAATGAGGACACCCAGTATGCCCTCGACCAGCTCGTCAAGTATCAGAACGAGGACTGGGTGAAGATTGGCGACGAGAATTCCGCAACCAGCTTGCAGAACATGCTCAAGGCGCTCGACCTGATTGACAAGGGCAATGAGATTCGTCGTAGCCTCGGACTGCCGGAGTGGACTGTCAACGATGCGGACACCGCCACCGCACAGCTCGCCGCAGACTACAATACGTATTCCCCGAATATGGGACACGTGTTCACCGGAACCGCCCAGAACCTCGCTTGGGGTTACGATAACCCCTACGATGGCTGGTATACGGAAGAGAAGGCCGTGTTCGACCGGTATGCGGAGAAGAATCCGGAACTGCGCAACATGACCGCCGTGGAAATCTACATGAAGTATCCGGACATCTACGAGCAGACCGGACACTATCTGAACATCATCGACCCGGATTGCGACACCACCGGCTTCGCAATCACAGGTTCGCTGACCGCCGCGCAGAACTTCAGCCAGAAATACCTGTACTCTAGCGGCGTTTCCGTGGACGAGTACCGTCAGCAGATTCTCTCCTACAAGAACGCATTGGATTCGGCTTCCGACGTGTACCAGAAGGCTCTTGACAAGGCGAACGAGGCGAAGAAGGCCGCGCAACAGGCCCAGCAGGAGCTTGCCGAACTACAGGAACGCGCGCAGTCCGCACAGCAGACCGCCGACGAAGCGGCCAAGACCGCCAAGGCTAAGAACGAAGCCTACCAGAAGGCCCTCGACGCATACAATGCCGCAGTCAAGGCCGGTCAGACCGCCGACAGCACCTACGCTCAGGCGAAGGACGAGGCCGACGCGAAGCAGACCGTGTACGAGCAGAAGCAGTCCACGACCAAGAAGGCCCAGAGCGAATTCGATTCCGCGAACCAGCAGGTGAAGACCGCCCAGTCGAACGTGGACAAGGCTCAGGCCGCAGTGGGCGAAGCCAAGAAGCAGGTCAAGGAAGCCCAAGCCAAGCTGGACGGATACACCGACGCGAACGCGAAACTGGCCGAAGCCCAGAAGAAGCTGACGGAAGCGGAGAAAGCATTGTCCGAGGTGCAGGACAAGCAGAAGACCGCCCAAGCCAACTTGGACAAGGCCAAGGCCGCTAAGGCCGACGCCGACAAGACGCTGGACGACGCGAACGCGAAGCTCGAACAGGCCAAGGCCGACAAGAAGCAGACCGAAGCCGCTCTGACGGATGCGAAGAACGCTCTCGACGGCATCGCCACCAAGCCGGGCGAAGGTGATGATATCGACCCCGGTTTCTCAGTCGATGACGATTCCTCCAAGCCGTCCACTCCTGATACCCCGTCTACTCCGGACGATTCGGGCAAGCCGAACGACTCGAACTCCACCGGAACCTCCAAGGGAGACACCAGCAAGACCGACACCACCAAGGATGACAGCTCTTCACTGACAGCCACTACCGTCTCCACTAAGAAGAACGAGTCCAAGGCCGAGACCGCCGATAAGAAGGCTTATAAGACCACCACATATAAGGTGGACGCCGACAATAAGACCGTCACGGCCACTGGTGAGGATAATCTTGCCACTACCGGCGTGGATGTGGCGGGTATCGCCGCAGTGTCCATCGTCGCTCTGATGATGGGTGTTGGCTTCGTTGGAGTGGAGCGTTCCATCAGTCGGAATGACGCCTGATGGGCTTTTGACCTTAGAGACCCCGGCCTTCCTTTCTTTTGATTAGTTGGCCGGGGTTTCTGTATCTGTAGTCTGCTTGTCGTTATAGTTTTTGACGATTCTTCCAAAAACATTTATACTGGGATTGTCTACACAAAATCAATCAGTCGGCAAACCCATCCTGCTCGGACGGCTTACCGGACGTGCTAGAGAAACGCTAAAAGGAGAGAACATGAGAATCACAGACGGAACGGAGACGATGGAAGTCTCCGTGAGGGAATACGGAGACCTCTCCGACAGGGAAATCACCGACCAAACACTGCCTTCGCTGGTCGAATGGGCGGAAACCCCCGGCATCGTGGAAAACGTGCGACGGACGGCACAACGTCTGGTGGAGCTTTTTGCGAACGACGGAAAGAAAGTCCGCACGATTCTTGGATACATCCCCGAAGGGGCGAAGCTGGGGCTTAATATCCGCCTGTACGCACCCGACATTCGGGACGATGGACGCGGCCTGCCGGACGACATCAAACTGACGAGATACATGCGTGTCAGTGAGCCAAACTCGAACGTCGTCGTGGAAACCGAGCTTTACCGCTTGGGGAACGTTCTGCAAGGCCATGATGTGCGCGGTCTTGACCTGCGGTACATCGACTTCTCCGGTGTGAGCCTTCGTGACTTGGATTGCACCGGAACGGATTTGAGGGGTTCCCTGATAGACGCGGGCACTCCTCTCGCCAACACCGTGTTCCGCGACGCCGACATGCGGCGCATGAGGTTTTTAGGGAAGCTGGAACCGAAGTGTCCCGTCTATCTGGAGAACGCCGACCTGCGCGAAGCTGATTTCAGCCGTGCCAATGTAAGCTGGTTCCAGTTCAATGGGGCTGACATGTCGGGTGCGATACTGCGGAACGCCGTCTTCGAATGCACGAACATGGAGGGTGTGAACCTTGCCGGAGCCGATTTGACCGGAGCCAACATGGGAGGCATCGACCTGCGGAAGGCGAATCTGACCGGCGCGACGATGGACAAGGCATTCCTGAACAAGACGGTGATGTCCGACGCGACAGTAAGCGGAGCGAGCGTGCAGAGTCTCCGTTCCCGTAATAGCAATGTCCGTCGAGTGGATTTCGGTCAAGCCTACGGGGCGGGGAGCATGTTCTTCGAGAACACGAAGACAAAGGGGAGCACTCTTCCCGGAGGGTTCGTCAACCATTATCGTGACAACAGTCTCATAGCCCAAGGGAACGGCTGGAAGCTGAACTACCGTCGAGGCGCTCTTACCTACGCGCTTACCTTCGACTGGCGCGACGGATGCCCCGAACCCCGCACGCTTGCCCACAATCCGAAATGGGCGGACATAGGCAACCGTAACAGGATTGAGGAAATCCGCTTCGTGCCGGGTTCCAAGGCACCGGAGGACATGAGCGTCTTCTTCGAGGATATGTGGGCCTTGCGTCGGGTGGACTTCACGAATCTGGACATGTCGAAGACCGTCAGTCTGGCATGGATGTTCAACAATGCGGGGGACGGGGACGTCGAAATCGTCAACTTGAAGGCTCCGAACGCGAGGGACTGCGAGCGTCTGTTCCGACTTGGCCCCGACGTGACTAGCCTGAAGGTGCCCGGATTGGATGTGAGCGGCGCGGAGGTGGCCCGCGAGATGTTCGCCTCGCCGCATCGGATTGCCGAACTGGACCTGTCGGAACTGCGGCTGCCGCGAGCCAAGGACATCAACCGCATGTTCATGTACTGCGAGCGGCTTCGCAGGCTGGACATCTCCAATCTGGAGCTTCCCTCCGACGTAGAGATGGACAACAGGGGGCCGGCCATGTTCTCCACCTGCGTCTCCCTTGAGCACGTGGACATGCCGGTGAGGGGTGCGCTGGCCGACCGGTACGGGGAGATGATGGAACGGTTCAACGCGGGCGACCGCGCCGTGTTGAAGGCAAGACCGTATCCGCGCGTCACCATACTCGCCCTGTAAAAGCGTTCGTGCGTGTGTCGATAAGACGATTGGTGGCGGCGAAGGCTGTGAATGATGGGTGTCGGTTTCATTGGGGTGAAGCGTTCTGTCCGCCGCAACGACGACTGATATCTCTTTGAGGTTAGAAGCCCTGACCTTCCTGATAGGAGGGTTGGGGCTTTTGTTTTTTGCATTTCAGCCAACATGCACTATACTGGAACTGTTCACACAAAATCTTTCATAAAGGAGACGAACATGAACAACATCACAGCAGACGAATACAGTCTCTTGGAATTTATTTCATCCCGCGACAAGCGGGAAGACAACAGTCGAATCCTCTTGGAACAAACCAAGAAAATCCTCAAATCCCTAGTCCGCAAAGGATACGGAAGAATCGAACACTACTCCAACATCGGAGACTGGTTCATTCCCGACATGGACGCTATCAGCGAGTTCGTTGAAACACACGTCGGACAATACAAGCTCGAACGCAAGTACCTCCAATACGACATGTTCAACATCCTTGAGGAAATCTCCCGCAAAGGATACGGCTGGAACTACGTTTCCCAACCCACAGCCAAAGCCAGCATGGAACGGCTCCGCCACTACGGGTGCATCACCTACGTCAAGCGCGGTGACAGGTATATCGCCACCGGAACTCCGGAGGGCATCGCCTTCGCCAAAAACATGATGGCTACGGCCACCAGAACATGTGCCGAATGCGGTCGAAAATACCCCTACTATTCCGGCATGAAAGCCTACGACATCTGCTCTAAGGAATGCTACTACAAGCGTTTCGGCACTCCCGAAGAACGACGTGCAAAAAGATTGCAGAAGAAGGACTGACAATCATGGTCGAGAAGAAAAACAATCCACCTCAGAATCGCGCCATATTCTTAGCGTTCATCCCACCGGTAATCGTGCTTCTGGCCGCATTGTATTCCATTCCGGTCGTAAGGAAAACCATCGTTGAGGCTTTGCTCTCACTTCCATCCTTACCGTGGCAGACCATCATGATGGAAGGCGTCAGAATACTATTCTCCCTACTGGTTTACAGTGCAGTCCTATATGCTTCGTTTTCTGCGATGGCGGCATATAATGCTCTCCGACATTGGCGTCTGACCGGAAAGGAAACCCGACGCATCAGCGTGTGGATGTCGGTTTGCCTGATAATCACCATACTTGGTCTCGCACGGAAAACTTGGGAAGCACGAAACGGTTCCATTGCCGACATTATCGCAGTCTACCTATGTTTCCTTACGGTCTTCGTAATCGTCTGCCGTGTCGGAAACTATTTCATCTACGACAACAGGGATTGCTCCCGCACGGATGTCAAACTGATGTGGATGTTCATGGACGCGGATTGGCGTCACGCCGTAAGCCAATTGAAGACAAGCCAAGACGAATGTGTGAAAGAGTATTTGGCCGCGAATCCGAAAGCCGATTATCCTCTCTACAGGGAACGGCAAGGACTGTTCGATAATCCCTACATGCCGTATCTTCCAGCCGGTAGGGGAGACGAGTGGGTCGAACATAATCTGGAAGATTTGAAAGCTTACGCGGAACGTATTCCCATGCTGAAAATCGAATTGCGATTATGGGAGGAATTGTCCGAAGAGAATGCCGTGAAAGAATTCTAAAACAGGATTCCTCATGAATACGCCACTACGATTTTCGTTAACAACATCAACCCCCTAGAAGGCAAAAATGAAGTTCGGAGCAAGAAAACCATCATCGAAGCGTTCCGTTTCCGCGAGGACGAAAAGCCGCGCCACCCGCGCGGTCAAGAAAGCTACAACCCCCGGATATGGCAATAAAGGCAGGGGAACCGTAACGAATCCTAAGAAGTCTGCCTACAACAAGGCTTACAGCAAGACCACGTTCTCATGGTTCAAGTAAAAGGAAAGGGCACCACGATGATTTTCAAACTGACTTTAGGCGACTGGGAGTGTGACGGCTACTACGCCAACAAGGATTACTTTTTTCGAAAGCAACTATTCGGCTGAAAGAATCACGGAAGCCTACAAGGCTAGTTATCGGAAGTATGGCGTCCAATTCAACAGCGCCAAACGTGATTACACGGGTCTTGGACGCGAGAATCTTGACCGACGGCGTCTCGTCTGGGCTAGCTATGACGAACCCAGTATGAGTCGGGAGGTCTACCGTCTATTTGTTGAACTCGGGCTGATTCAGGATGACGAACTGTGGCTCGATAAGAATGGACTCTACTATGCGGGGGAAGATAATGTTCTCGAAATCATCATGGGCTTTATCGCGCTTTCCATGCCGGACGATTTCAGTTACAAGCTGGTGAATATCCCAAGCGTCAATGCTCTTATCTACGATAAGATTGGCGAATCCGTACAAAGACTATACGGAATTTGACGTCCTCCCAGTGTTGAAACACCGGGAGGACGTCAAATACAAGCTGTTGGAGATTCCCCGCGTCAACGCTCTGATTCACTATCAATATCAGCTACGGATTGTATTCAATCTAAAAGACGTATTTCGGAAGGAAAGACGGTAGTCGCAATGGCAGAAAAATATGGTGTCGAACTATATGAGGGAATGTGTGTTGAAGCGTTCATTCGTGGATACGTGGATTGGAACCCACTGGTGCTGGGTGATGGCATGAGTATTCGATTTGACGCAACGAATGTCAGAATCTACTTTTACGATGAACCTTCCTATGACAGGGTTGACGGATTGCATGTGAACGTCAACCATGAGGAGCTTCCTGTATTCGAATATGCGGGAATGCCGCCGAGTGAAGCCGCCAAAAAAATATGGAACCGAATAGAGGAGTTAGTAGCAATATGGTTATCAACGGCAGGCTGGATTGCGGATACTGTTCCACTCCTATCACCCGGCTGTACGGTGGAACAATCGGGCAACAGCAGTCGTATCCTTGTCCAAACTGCGGGTGCATGAACTATGTGACGCCTAAAATCACATATTCGGCTTCCACGTTCGGCTCGCAGGTCAAAGACGCATTGTTGGATTTGGTGGAACGGCATGGCGGGTCCCACTGGGATTGCAACGGGGACGTGGAAAACATTTCCATGCCGTACCGTGGAGTCCACGCCGAATTAAGAACCTATGATGACTACTGTTACGGCATTCTCGATGGACTGCACGTGAATGTTGGTTCCACCAGTATTCCGGTATTGGACTTGAAGGGTTTGACTCCGGAACAGGCGGCTATGCGGATTCTTCTGCGCGTCTTCCGCGAATGTCGAAAACAGAGGGAGGAATCCGTTTGAAAGATGGTGAGATTCGTCCACTGCCGCAGAACGAGTTCTATCAGAGTCCGTTCGACGGGCGTTGGGTCGATTTGGATGAGGAGGAAGTATTTCGACTAATCGACATGCAACGGCAGAGTGGAACTAGGTGTGGTAAAACTAAACCAAAGACGTGTTATACTAGAAGTGTCCACACGAAAGAAACCTAAAGGAGCAATCCATAATGAAACTGCACGTAGACGTGGGAGTCCTCGAAAGCCCCATAGTGTCAGCGTCAAAATATGTGGCGTATACACAGACCCCCAACAAGGACGAAGAACGCCGCAAGATGGTTCAAACCATAACGGATAGGGACTTTCCCCAAACTGGACTAACGACCATATAACCTCGGCTTGGATTCTCGAAGTAAAAGAAGTCACCCCAATCAAAGAGCTTTTAGGGAAGTGTCGTAATTGAGCTACCACCTAGCCTCATGTCCATTCTGCGGTAAGCCGGTTCGACTCGTCTATGACAATACCGTAAACGGAACATGCTACGGCATCAGCCACAAGCCGGACGAATGTTCCATCCTGCCAACCGTCTGGGGAGCGCCCAACATAAAAGCGGACTCCATCGTGCGTTGTTGGAATCAACGATATGGTGTGGCAAACCTACTCAGAGAAAAAGGCGAAGACGAACTAGCCGACGAAATGGCCTTCCTAGGTTAAAGCCTTAAAAACATATTCCACAAAAAGAAACCAATAATCAAAGAGAAAAAGAGAGCAAAAAATTGAAAACCAACACCAAGACCATGAGAACCATCATGTTCATCTCACTGGTTATCGCAATGGTTCTTATTCCCGCCAATACGGCTACCGCCAACGAGTTCATGCAGAATCGGAAAGAATACGAGACGGCACTGAACCATGCCACCATTCTGACCGCACGTTTGAAACAGGATACGGAAAACGTTCAAAACAAGACCATTGTCACTCGTGACGATGATGACGCTACCCGTATTGCCCGTGAGGCATTGCAATCCCAATTAACGGAAGCGACTAAAATCCACATGTCGCAAAAAGAGAAGGCTACTGTCTTCACCGTTTCATCCCTGACCGACAAGACGGTCAAATCCAATAATCGCATTCACTCTCTTATCTGTTCCATCGACCGGACGGCCAAATCTGTGGATACCGCCATCGCCTCCCACAAGCTTGATGATATGAGGAAGAAGCTTGCCGATATGGTTGATAAGGGTAAGAGAATTTTGGAATCATCCAACGGCAACGTGGACGATGAAAACAATCGCGATAAACTGTCTGACCTGTTGGAGAAGGCCAAGGATTTGATGGAGTCCACGAACGTGCAGACCATGAGCGTGGACGTGTCCGAATTGGACAAGCTGATTAACAAGGTGTCCGACGATATGAACGCACGTCAGTTCCGTATCGGACAGGAACGTCAGCAGAGCGTAGTGGCGGCGTCCTATTCTCAGGCGTCCAACATCACAAGCGGAAACTATACGCCTACCCGTTCCAACTATGGTTCCTACACTCCAACCCAGTCCACTCCGCGCGGCTACTACAGTTCCATGTCCTGCGATTTGACTTCTGCCGCAGACCACTGCCAAGGCGCGGTTGACGGCGGCGGCATCGTGGACTTGAACTATGGCAACGGACACGTGTATGCGCAACACAACAATACGGGTGGCGCGTGGATTAACAATCTGCAAGCGGGTCAGACGTTCACCATGAACGGCTCCACCTATCGGGTTAACGGACAGAGCGTTCAGGGTGCCCAGTATGCTCCCGGCTCCGGCGATTGGATGCAGACTTGCAATGGGAATGGCAATCATCTTGTCGGTATCACGAAGATAAGCTGAACGAGTAAACGATTGGCAGATAGGATAAAACGATTCGACCCGCCGCAGTGGTTGGTTCACATAGCCTCTGCGGCCATACCCTTGCTTATTGGATTGGGTTATGTCCTATACCGGATTGATTGGAAAAGCCTACACATTCGAGAGCGCATTCACTCTCTGAAAATACTGTTACTAAAAGCGCTCTACGGTTTTGCCGAATGGTTCCTCCGTCTCCCATGGTCGGAAATCGGTCAAATAGTAGAATACTTGTTCCTCGCCATCATTGTCGGCATAGTATTGACTACAGCCTTCGTATTGGTAGGCGGTGCCGTCGGCATGTTGAAGACTTGGCGTCTTTCAATTGTGGAAACGATTCGTGCGGCATTAACCATTACGATTGGTTTAGGTGTCAACGTGATTATCGTTATCGAACTGGTTTCCGACAATATTGGCTACGGATTCGATACAGAACTTTTCCTGAGTACGCTCCTTGTTGAAATGCTGTTCGTGGGAGCAATGGTCGAAGGTTGGTCGCCCTATCCGAAGAGCTGGTGTTGCCGTCTAATCGCCCCCCGCCAAGTAAAATTACGGCAACAGCTTGAGAGTTCATTGGCTTTGTTCGAGGAAGACCATTATTGCCTACCGAAAAAACCTTTCGGCGGAGGCTCGAACGACGAATACATGTTGCGTATCGCGTCCAAGGAAAGCCTACGCAACCTTTGGATTCAGAACAATCTACCCGCATTGAGAGAGTATGCGGAATATCATCCAACGTTCAGGAAAGAACTGGAAGAATGGGTGCAAAACAGCAAGTAAGGCATAATCCGCCGCAGTTGGCCGCTATCATCACCGCATGGTCAAGGTTTTGCGGGATTTTGCTTCCTTCTCACGACGTGATATAGTGGAATCGTTCACACAAACAAGCTAGGAGCGAAAATGAGCGACAAGCAGGAAACCATCGACATCCTCGTCATCAAGCAGGACGAGAAACCCATTCGCAAAACCATCCCCAACACACTCGAAGCGAAACAGCATGAGGTAGACGGCTACATCGAACCATTCGGACTCAAAAACGGGGCGACCATCTACTGCAACGAAGAAGGCAAACTCGGCAGGTGGACACTCAACCGCGCAATCCGCGCCTACGACCTCGAAGACGGGGCTGATTCGCAAATCGTGGAAATGATGGCGGGCACGTTCTTCATCTCAGGATTCGACCCTGAAAGCGGAGAGGACACCAGTCTTACGGAGGAACAGTTCAACCACTGGGCCAAGCGGTTCCACTCGCCGGAAATCCTCGTGCAGAACGCCAATAATGAGCTGTTGGCCGTTCCTGTTCCCATCAAGTAGTTCGTAATTCTAGGGGATAGGAGCCAATCCTATCCCCTTAACTTTTTCAAGGAAAAGACGATGACCAAATACTTTACTTCTGACACTCACTTCGCCCACCCGTTCGTAGCCGCATTGCGGGGATATGCGAAGCCCGGGTTCACATCGGACAACACCATCAAGCAACAGGCCAACGAAGCGCACATGCAGGTCAAGGATTGCGTCAACTGGTACCAGCATGACATTGACGTGACCGACCACATCAACGAGACGGTAGGGGAGAACGACGAACTCTACATTCTGGGAGACCTATGCAGCGGAGGCGCGTGGAGTCTTCAACAGGCGCTTATGCATGTCAAAAGCCTATGTTGCCCTCGTAATAACCGTCATCTGATTCTCGGCAACCATGACGATGTGCTGTACGGGAAGAGCAAGGGCTTCAAGGATTTGACCGAGGCGTTTGGCGAAATCGGGCGCATCGGCATGACGGACATCACGGACGGAGAAACCACTATGACCGTGTTCCTCTGCCACTTCCAATGGCGTGAGGATTTCGACGTACCGGCAGTGGATGGCATGGCCTCCAATTGGGCGAAGCCGGAGCTTCGACGTTATGCGATTCCTCAAGTGGGGAAGAACATGCGATTGCTGCACGGTCACACCCATGCGAACACTCCCCATGAGTTCAAGAACCGCAACGAAATCAACGTGGGATTGGACGCGTGGAACATGCGCCCCGTATCCGAAGTAGAACTTGTTCGCATGTTTCAGCAGAACTGAAGTAAAGAAAGGCTTAGAAAATGACCACTCTGACCATTCTTAGAGGATTGCCCGGCTCAGGAAAGAGCACTTGGGCGCGGAAGCATGTCGATTCGAATACGGTAATCGTCAGCTTGGACGGTTTGCGTGAAATGATGGCGGGAGGCCGTCAGACATGGCATGAAACCATGAATCCACAGTTGAACAGGATTCTCGTCCGTCAGGCGCATACCATCATCAGCGACCTGCTCGCCAAAGGTGTGAACGTCATCAGCGACTCCCAGCATGTCAACCCGCGTTTCTGCGTGGACGAGGTGCAGATTGCCGCCCGCCACAAGGCGCATGTTGAGACTTTCACATTCAACACGCCGTTGGACGTTCTGCTGGAACGCAACCAGACCCGTCCGGAAAACGACCGTGTGCCGGAGGAATATCTGCGCACCCAGTATGAGACTTGGCATGAAAACCTTGACCATGAAAGCCGTTGGGTCAACATCCATGTAAGGAAGGTTGACGGAACCTACCATATGAATCCGTCCGGAGACCTCGCACTGGTGGACGTGGGATTGCTGTGGAACGACAAGACCCGTGTTCCCGACAATGCCGAGTTCGGTTATACCGCCGTACCGGCAAAGGGACGTGATTTGACCGGTGTCATCCAGTTGGATATGCCGCCGCTCAAAGATGGTAGGAAGTGGACTCTCGACCGTTACTCGAAGTGGTTGGAACAGGGCGCACATAAGACCAATGACGGGTTTGCCGACTTCTCCACGGATGGAAGGAACCTGCTCGAACTCATGCGAGATTCCGATAACGTAAACGTCCGTCCAGTCAAGGGCGAGAACGACGTATACGCTTGCAATTTCAGCCGTGACGCGTTCAAAAACCAGCGTTGGGACGAATATTCCAGCAAGGCTCGCGGACTGTTCCTCGACGGGAACGGCAATGTCGTGGCACGAGGATTCGAGAAGTTCTTCAATCTTGGAGAGAACGAGCAGACCACCCGCGAGAACATCGACAAGCGTCTCAAGTTCCCAGTGCGCGTGGAACGCAAGGAGAACGGGTTCCTCGGCTTGGTGTCCGCACGCGGAGGCGGTTCGTGGCGTTTCTGGTCGAAGAGTGGTCAGACCGACTATTCGTATCTTATCGAACATCTTTTCAAGCAGACTTTGGACATTAGTCAGGAACAGGCGTTGTGGAACATCGCCCATGATGCCAACGTCACCTTGGCTTTCGAGGTAATCGACCAAGAGTCCGACCGTCATATCATCAAGTATGATACGTCGCAGCTCGTGTTCCTGCACGCCATCAAGAACACCGTTGACTTCCATATCGACCATGATGCCGACGATTTGATTGATACGGATAGATTCTTTGCCCGTCCCGAAGTTCTGGCCGTTTTCCAGACTGAGGAACAGCGTGAGAGCCTGTGGCGCATGTTGGACGAGGAACGCCGCTGGTCTGACCGTGAGGGCGTTGTGGTGTATGACGCCGACGGGTACATGTTCAAATTGAAGTCGGACTATTATCTTGAGGTCAAGAGTCTTCGCAACCTGTTGGAACGTGCCATCCTGCACGATAGGCCGATTCCCGCCGACGACCATTCAGAACGCGCGGAACTGGCACGTTGGGTGCTGTTCCATGCGAACATGAATCGTCTTGTCTACACTCGTAAGGCGTTCAATGAGCGTGGAGTGGACATGGAGTATGTCGGTGACTTGCTGAGTCGGGGATGTATGCTGTAGCCCCCCCGCCGATTCGGAGGACTTAACAAAATTGTGTGATATTCTCCCCCCGCCTTATGAGAGGCGGGGGAGAATATCACTGGGCTTGAAAGGACAAAATCTATGACACCGAAAGAAGCTAAAAACTATGTTGCCGGAACATTGGAACGCGACCAGCCATATGAGAGACTGTTACGACAAGTCGTACTGGAAGGCGAGCTGACTCACGACCGTACCGGAGTGGGAACGTTGTCCACGTTCGGCACGCGTATGGAATTCAACCTGCAAGACGGTTTTCCACTCGTAACCACGAAAAAAGTGTTCCTGCGTGGCATCATCGCGGAACTGTTGTGGTTCATTGCCGGAGACAACAAGGTCAACACTCTGCAAAAGCAGAACGTCCACATCTGGGATGAATGGGTGTTGCCGGACGGAACAATTGGCAAAGGGTATCCCGTCCAATGGCGTTCATGGCATAAAACCGACGGCACCACGGTAGACCAATTCTCAAACGCGCTCGACCTTATCCGACATAACCCGTCCAGCCGTCGAATCATCGTATCCGCATGGAACGCGGGAGAATTGGACGAAATGGCATTACCACCATGCCACGCCCTGTTCCAATTCCACGTGCGCGGAGACGGTTTTCTGGATTGCCAACTGTATCAGCGTTCCGCCGACATGTTCCTTGGAGTGCCGTTCAACATCGCCTCCTACTCGTTGCTGACCATGATGATGGCCCAACAGGCCGGATTGGAGCCGGGACGGTTCATCTGGGTCGGCGGCGACACGCACGTGTATCTGAACCATCTGGAACAGGTGTGCGAACAATTGTCGCGCGAGCCACGCCTGTGGCCGCATATGGAAATCGACAAGGCGGACAGCCTGTTCGACTACAAGCCGGACATGTTCCATCTCATCGACTACGACCCGTGGCCGTCAATCAAAGCTCCCGTAGCCGTCTGATGCGCGTCTCCGGCGTCTTCGACGCCGTGGATGGGATTTTCAGCTGATTTTGCCGAGGGTTCCCCGCCTCTATCGGGCGGGGGAGAATGCCGCACCACTGCATTCGGGTCTAAAGCCGGAGGCAATCCGTTTTTCGCACATCGACCGGCTTGGAGGAAGCTAATCCGAGGCTGGATTTCTCGGCATGTCTACAACCACGGCGCACCCGTCCGACTGCATGAACCCGTACACGCGGTCTTCCGTCCACAGGTGGAGCTGTTCGGAATGGAACGCCACGTTCGGGTCGTCGAACCGGCATTTCCACTGTTCCACGGTTCCAGTCACTTGGACGATGTCTTTTGGCTTGTTGCCGTTGCCTCGCAGTGCCGCTTTCATGTCACCTGCGAGAGTGCATTCCGTACCGTAGCGGATTGTTTTCACCACATCCTCGTTGCGTGGGTTCGGTTCCGGCTCGTCTTCGGCGGGAATGTATGCGACGTAGAGGAGAAAATTACCGTCATCGTCCTGACGGATTTCAGTTAAGAACTCGCCTTCCGGGTATTCTTCCGAATCGACCAGTGAGCGGACGCGGAACGAGGAGTATTGATGATTGCCGTTCTGCGTGTCGATACGACGCATGATGTTACGGATTGTCCGTTGACTATCGGACTTGGCAATGAGCGTGTATTTGCGGGGATTGCGTTGGCAGGTTTCTGACTGAATCCAATATTTCACCGCATATTTTGGTCTTCGGATTTCCCTATGCCCGGGCAGATGTTCCAAATCATATACGGGGTGTGTTTCAATATCAGCCATGTTCGCTCCTTCGTTGGATGATTGCATTGAGTTTGCAACCGATTTTGTTCAAGGTTGTTTAGTTTTATGTTAGAGGTTGAGAACGGGGTTGTTGCGAGGTTTGCGGGAAGTTGGTAAAAAGTTCCGAAAAAGAATGGGGGCGGTTGGACACTGAAAAGTGCCTAGCCACCCCATCCTCCTAGAGAGTGTTTAGCTCTTTAGCAGATTGTTCTTTTTCTCGTTCTATTCCTTCTGCCTAAGTGTTTCCCGTCCAGTGTTTGTTTCCTTTTCTTTCGGGCTAATAAGCGGGGCGGGGTTTCCATCCTTGTCGAATAATGGGAATCGTTTGCCGCTCGGATTGTTCTCCCAAGGTATGAGTGACAGGCTTCCGTCTGGATTGCGGTAGACATCGCCTTCGGTTTGTTCACCATCTCGAATGCATGTGATGTACGGCGTTTCGGAAGGCACTTCAACAGTTACAATTAACTCTTTGCCGTCTAGACCTTTCCTATGGGACTTGTATCTGATTGTCTGATAGCCGTAGTCGAAATCGTCCAACGGGATGACCTCGTCCATGTGGCCGTCCATGAGAACGTTCGACGGCTTGCAAGGGTGGAAATCATACGTCTCGTACACCCTCTTCCACTTACGATGCCGTTTTGACAATCTATGGCCTATTCGGGCGAACCAGACGATAATGTTCGGCAAGTACGCGGTACGGTTTGGATTATCTTTTGACTTGACGGCCCACTCACTGCACCATGGGCAATACCATGCGCTCCTATGGAACAGGTCAACGAGAAGACAGTAGTCTAGCCAGAGGAATGGTATGGTCAGCACTCCAAGAACGTATATGAGGATTGCGGGCATGGTTTTTCCTTAGTTTGGAAGCTGCGAGTGCCGATATTTACGGGCGTCCGGCATGGGAAGAAAGTGTGGGTCGGCTTCCTGAATCACACGTTTACGACGGTATTCCTTCGACGTCGGGATACCATAGGCTATTGCCATGGCGTCCCGTGCTTTTTTCTTGACGGCGGTTCGGTAGACTTCTGATACTGCCGGGTAGATGTGTGCGATTTTCATTTTGGCTCCTTTTGTCGGGTGGGTTCCAGCCCTTGTTTTGTGTAGACAATTCCAGTATGCATTAATGGGTGGACAAAAAGAAAAACAGAATCCTACTTCTGGTATCTTTTTGACCTCTGCCCATTGGCTTCTATCATCGCATACAGCATTTCACTCGCCGGACGGTGACGATAACTGGCACTCCCGTTATTGGACAGGTCATACAGTTCTTGCAACCTATCACCCTTGGGAGTAGGCACAAGAACTTGATTGATATTCCGAGGAAGACGCAACATCTCATGCAACTGTTCCGCCAGTTCACGCGTCGTAACCAAAAAATTCTCGTCCCCATAGAAAGTCAGCCCGTTGCCCGACTCAAAATCCGCCAAACACGATTTGACTTCATAGCATGAGAAAATACCAAGCTCCACACTAACCGGCTCCACCGCATAATTCGGCGTATACGGCTTAAACCCGACATAATCTATACGACGCCAATTGGGGGTACCTCGGTCGAAGCTAACCTCCCGCGCCCAATATGAGGTACGGGAGTCCAAACGCTTCTCCACCAATGCAGACAACATGGTGGTGGTCTCAACGCGGTTCACTTTACTTCCCTCATCCCGACGGGAGTCGGATTGCATCCGAGTGGATAATACTCGAAGCTCACATGTTGACCTTGACTAATTTTGAACGGATACATGGCGTTTCCGGTAAAAACTCTTATTCCGGTCAATCGGATACCTCCGGCTCTTCTTTCATAGTCGGCATGGTCAGTATTAGCGCCTCATGCAGTACCGCGTACGCTCTTTTAAGAAACTGTTCCCGAATGCAGGGCATCTGCTGTTCCCACAAGTCGAGTACTTCACGTTTCGTCGGATTGTTTTCAGCCCAGTTCGTATCCGTTCGAAATAATGCGAGCGCGCATTTTTCGACAAGTTCGTTGGGGAGTGGGTTGTCGGGCGTGGCTTTTTCCAATACGTTGAGAATGGTGGGGATGCATGGTTCGTATATTGGGTACATGTATCCTTCGCCCCAAGTGTGCCAGTCTTTTGGCGTATTATCGGGTAGATGGTATGAGCCGGCCGGAATGGGGTTGCGCATGGTGTCGAGGTGGCTTGTGCAGAAGTGTCTGACGCTGACCATTCTCCCGTGTACGCCGTATTTGACGAGGGTCAGCCATTGGTCGTTCCACCAGTCGTCGCACGGTTTGCCGCAATCGGGGTAGTCGCATTTGATTCGGTGTGATAGGAAATTTTCGTAACTCATGATGTTTCACGGATTCCTGTATGAGTGTGTTCATTTTGTTTCTGTTTCTGTTTTGCTTGCGTGCTCCCAGTCGCAGGATAGTCCTCCTCTGTAGGTGGTGTTTACGGTGAGGCAGTTGATGTGGCGTCCGTCGAGGAGTTGGATTTCGCATTCGCTGAGGTTGGAGTTGGGAAGGTCATCGCATTTGACAATAGTTTCCGTGTTGCTTTTTGAGGACGTAGTGGTTTCGGGTGTGACGGTGTTGGGGTTTGTTTCGTCGCATCCGGCGCACATCAGGCAGGCCGGAACCAGCAGTAATGCCAATAGTCTTCTCAATCTCGCTCCTTGTTTCGCGCGTAGGGGTCGTCTATGACGCCAAGCTCCAGCAACAGGTCGTAGGCGGTCATATCGGTCTGAAGCCTGTGTCCGCCGTAGCAGGGCGGTAGGTTACATGTCTGGCTGTCGTCCGCGTCGCTCCACTCAAACACGATTTCGTCACAGTCCAATTCCACGTCGATGTCCGCATTGTCGGACATGAGACCGCAATCCTGACAGCGGCACATGCCCTGTATTTTCCTCATGTACTTCGGGTCGGCCATTATCCTATTCCTTTCTTTCCAACTGTTCGAGCCGTCCGCCGCACATGGGGCAGAACATGGGGATGGCCTTGTACTCGTCGCCCATGAGCCGCCCAGCCCCGTCAGTCATGAGCGTGCGCACGCGGAATACCGTCGAGCAGCATGGACATTCGCACGCGTCCACGGGGTCACAGTCGGAGACGAGCGGCATCGGATTGGCTTCCGGGTTCATTTCGTCGTCACCTTCATCGGTTTGCCGTTGTGGTCGTAAAGCCATACCCTGTCGCCCGACGCGACCAACAGACTCATGTCGTGCGCCTTTCCTTTCGCATCCACGTACTCGCATTCATACCTGCCCTGACCGGGCATGTACTTGGAGTCGAGGATGGTCGGGCAAGACAACGCCTCCAATCCGGCCTGTCGCGCCACCTGTTCGGTGAACGTGGTGTCCTTCGGGAGAACGAGAAGACCGGGATTCAACGTCAGGAGCAGTCCGAAGCCGCCCACAAGGGCCAGACATATGACGAATTTGGTGTCCTCCAGCAATGGCTGGGCGTCCCGTGGGATACGATGCGTCGCGCGAAGCGCCAAGCGTCTGCCCGCCCGCCAGACGACGCCCAGCACGGCGAAAACCAGCACCGTGGTCAACGTCGCCATATATATGGCGTCTCCGAAACTGTTGTGGGAACCGTTCGCCCATTCGCTCATGTCTATCATTTCATTTCCTTTCCTTGATTGTCGTAGAGTCCCACTTTGTTGTCCGCCGTCACGATGAGCGTCACGTCCTTCAGGGCCGAATCGTCCCTGCCGTCCGAGACGATGCACCGGTAGGTGCCCGCGTCGGGCAGGTCGGACGTCGCGTTCATAACCTTGGCCGGGCATGACAGGTTGCGCACGCCGAACTCCCTCCCTACCTGCGTGACGAATGATGCCGGGCGGGGCACGTTCTCGTCCACCGTCTTCGTCGGCTGACCCACCAATGCGATGCCGAACAGTGTCGTGACGCATACGCCCAAGAAAAGGAACGGAAAACTGAAGACGTAGAGCACGTCGCACGCGTGGGATTTGTCCTTCAGCCAATATAGAACGCACTCAATCAGAGTGATGATGACGAGAACGGCAAGGATATGCCGGAAGACATGCTCGTTGGCACTCAACTCCGCTGCGGTCAGGGGCACCTGCTTTGTTGGCGGATGAATGTACGTGTTCCAAGCTTCCACCCATTTCGTGAAGTCCTTCATCGTTCTATTCCTCCCCTACCGACTGCAAGGGTTTGCCGTCGGATTTACGGTACAGTCCAAGCTTGCCGGAATTCGCATGGGCGACGACTTCGACAATCCCGTCCTTGCGGTATGCGACACATGAACTGTCGCCGTCTGGCAGTCGGGTCTTCGACGAGGCGAAATCGATGTCGCCTCCGGTGTCGTTGCATGTGATGTCCTCCAATCCCCAAACGTGTTTGATTTCATCCTTGAGCGTCCTCGGTTTTTCGACCTTTACCGCGGCTTCGATTTCCTTGGGACTACGGCTGCCCACCGTTTGTATGACGCCCATCGCTCCGACGAGGGCGAAGACCGTTGCAATCGTCGTTACGATGGGTTTCTTCCGTTTTGTCCCATAGAACAACGCCACAGATGATGCGGCAAACATCAGAAACATGAAGAAAAATGTCCAGCTGTAGCCGCCGCCCGCCTCTGCCGCTTTGTCATATGCGCTGTTATAGGTATTCCAGGCGTCCACCCATTTCGTGAAATCCTTCATCGTTCAGTCCTTTCCGACCGGCTTTAATACCGTGCCGTCGGCCTTATATAATCCGACCCTGTTCCCGTTGATGTGGACGGTCAGTTCGGTGCGTTGGCTGTCGGTGTAGGCGACGCACTTCCAGTCGCCGTCGTCAAGGCTCAACTTGGGTAGGCTTGGGCTGTCGGTAAGCCCGTGGCTCGTGTTTTCGCAATCGCCCATTTCGTCCAGCCCCCACGTTCTCTCGATTTGCGTGGAGAGCGCGGGTGGTTCGGATACTTGGGCGTCGTTGTGGGATGGCATGACGAACGATGTGAGCGCCAGTACACCGCCTATGACGGCTATCGTCATGGTCAAGCAGAAGAACGGGCTTTCCTCGGGGTCGCCGCCCATTCCGCCGATGACGGCCACCGCGATGAGTCCGACGAAACCGAAGACCATCATCAATGTCACGCCGATGCCTTGGCATATGCTTGCGGGACTGCCGGACACGGCTTCGCCCATCCGGTTGTAGGCGTCCCACATGGCCGCCCATTTGGAGAAGTCGAGCATGGGTTCACTTCCGTTCCACCAATAGGAGCAATAGGCGGCAGTAGGTGGCCGCCCATCCGAACGCGTCCATCTGTCCCTCCCGGTATGGGTCAGGGATGTCGGTTCCGATAGACCGGTCGGCCTTGCGGAGCTTGGTTTCGAACGTGTCAGCCAAGTGTTCCAATAGAACGGTTTCATTCTGCTTGTTCATTTTTCCACCTTCATCGGGTTTTCCGTGTTCCGCCGTATCGTCCATGAGCATGTCCTGACAGTGTCCGATTGTCCGCGTGTAGGCGTCGTATCCGTCGTATCCGTCGCTCAGACCTTCTTGGGCGCATTCCCATTCACTGTCGGCTTGGGCTTTGAGCCATTTAATGACCTCGCCCAACGTTTCGCTTCGCACGCTCACTTGTCGCCCTCAATTCGCCGCTGTTGTCTGACCGTCTTGCGTTCCACCCATTCGCCTAGTTCCTCGTCCGTGATGCCGTTTTCTGTTTCGAGCAGCATCACCCAGCGTCGCACGTCCTCCGCCGCGTCGGCAAGCCCATCCAGACGCTCCTTTTCGGTGTTGTAGCGCAGGATTTTGCTGACCGCTTTGATGAGCGCTGCGCCCGCTCCGACCGGAGACGGGTGGCGAGTGCGATTGTCACATCCTTTGATGTCGTACATGTGTTCGAGCAGCCATAGGCAGATGAGCACGTCCGCCATCTCCTCGACCATGTGGGAGCGTGTCCCGTCCGTCAGCCCGTCGCGCTTCCGGTCATCGTATGCTTCGATAAGCTCGGCGCACTCCTCCATGCAGACGACGCTCTGCTTGGTCACGCAGTAATATTCAATGCTTTTAGACCACACTGCGTCAAAATATTCAGGACGTTTATAGACTTCCTCAATGGTCGGATGCTCACTCATTTTGTCATCTTTTCCTTTCGATTCTTCGGGTTCGACGAAGCCGTTGCGCCAGCACGGTCGCCGCATGTGCTTCGGTCTGATGCCGTTGACGCGGCGAACATACGGGTCGGTTACGATTTGTCCGCCTTTTCAATCCACCAAATCGCATCTTCGAGCTTCCAGTACATGTCCGCATGATGGTCGTGCAGGAACCGCAGGTCGTCAGCGTGCTGTTCGACCCATTCCGGGTGCGGGCGGGTGTCGTTCGTGCCTTGAACGGTCGGATAGGCGATTTTACATACGCACAGCCAGTAGGGAGGTTGCAGTCCGTCCTTGGGTTTCCAGTCGGACGGTTCCGAATACCGTTCCTCTAACGTCAGGTAATTGGACACCCATGCGGGCGATAGTCGAGGCCACACCTGCTCAAACAACAGCACGCCCAGTGCGATGCCCAGTAGCAGTCCGACACCATTACCTGTCGAAGGCTGGTCCGCAAGCTTGCATGCAGCCCACAGGCCGACGACCGGTAGCAGGAGGCTCACGGTCAGGTAGGGGACGCACTTCCGTGATTCACGCGAATCCTTCGCATGGTCGAACATGGTGAGCGCCACGAGAAGAAATACGGACATCCCCACGCCGAAGAGCAGCCCACACCACAGCGTGCGTATCACATCCTTCAGGAACGCTATCACGGCTGGCGTCAGCAGTATTCGCCAACCGCCCGTCAAGACAATGAGCAACACGAGGGCTGGCAATGCGGACAAGAATATCAGCAATCTCTTGCGGAAACCGCTCAACGTTCCTGCCCCGCAATCCGCTCGAAACCCAATCTGGACGCAAGCCGTTTCTTTTCCTCATCCGATAGGAATTCGACGGCCGACCGCCGTCGGTTGGCGAGCCAACTCAGGCAATGCCAGCAGTCGATACGTTCCGAATCCGCGTCGCGGAGCCATTCAGCCAACCCGTCGTATGGCTCGAACGTTTCCGGCACGTCGGACAGCCATTGGCGAATGATGGTCTTCCAATCCCAACCGTCCGTCCAATGGTGATGCCAAGGACGAGTGACGGTAATGGTCGTATCGTCCGTTTTCAGAATGGTCATGCGGCATTCGTAGTCGCCGCCGCCAATGGTTGTGACGCGCAGCCAGTCGTTCATCACAATGGCCTCCCTGTTTCCACCTGTTCCAACATGTCGAAGCATTCGTCGCGTTCCGTCCGGGTGGCGGAACGCAATAGGTCCGCCAGTCCGGTCGGCTCGTCCTCATAAACGTTCTGCCGTATAAGGCTGATGGCCTCCCAATCCTCGAAGATTTCCGGCGACGGGTCGGCCATGCCGTTCAGCCAGTCCACGACCCGCATGCCGGTCTCGTCCAACCGACCGTAGTCCACATGTTCGGGCAGTTGTTCCAGCACGCTCAACCACCCGTATTGGCATCGGTCGTCGCATTCGGCGGAATCAACCAGCAGATAGTCGGATGTGAGCGGCAGCGGCACGCTGGCCGTACCGTCATCGTCTTGAAGCACGTCCATGATGAGCCTCATGTTCGGTCTGTCCGCCGTCCAACCGGATACGCGCACGAACGCCCGCTCCGGATTACGGTCGCGTGCGGCCATGAGACGGCATACGTGCGACAGGCGCATCCAATCCAAGCCTGACAGGTTCAACCCGTCCAAGCCGTGCAATGTATGTTCGTCGGGACGCGCGTCGTGCGCGCCGTCGAACTGGTATTCGATGTCCACGCCGTTGACGTTCAACATGGTTCCTCTGTTCCATTGAGTGTGGCTTCGAGCATGAGCCGCGCCCATTCGCGCCATTTCTCCTTGGACGCTTGCTTCACCTTGTCCCATGGTTTCAGGTTTCCGTAGGAGAAGTAGGAGCGGGCGGAAAGGAAGTATCCGGCTTCGGCGGCGCGTTCCACCTGCTTGTCCGTCGGCTCATGTTCGGGGGGCCATATCCAATGTTCTTTGAGAATCAGATTGCCCTCGCAGTCGGTGTGTTGCATCGCCCTCAACAGTGCGAGTGGGCTGTTCGCATGCTCGACCAACCGTAAGGCGACCGGAGTGAACCGTGGCTTCTCGCCTTCCTCCAACGGTTCGTTGTCGAATCTCACCAGCTCTCGGTCGAATCTCGCCAGATAGTCGGGGTTGTCTTCCGAATACCCCAGTCCGCCACGTTGGAGAATGCGATAGGCTTCACTGGCCGACCAGAGGAGGGACTTGAGCAGGATGGTCGTGTCCATCCACTTCACGTTCCGTTCGCGGGCGGTCTTGTCCGCGTACCAGACGATGTCGCTGATTGTCGTATTGGTCACTTCCGAACCTCCTTGTCTTCTTCTTCGCAATGGTCGATGATTGTCTGGTAGGCGAACCTTCTCGAATCGGCGCAGGTGATGGAATCATCTCCATACGGGATGTTCGATTCCAACAGTCGTTGCAGACGTTCTTCGCCTCCCTCTTACGAATCCCGCACCATTCGGCCAGATGCCGCACCGTGCATTCGTCCGTGCCGCGCAGGGCTGTCATGTGCGAGCGGGCGTTTCGGTAGGCTTGCAGGTATTCACGGTCGGCAAGCCATGAAAAATCGTCCTCACCGGCGGACATGGTCTTTTCCGTCCTGTCTATCCACTCGTCCAACCATGCGATGATTGAGACCACTGCGTCCGTCTCCCCGTTTTTCATCTCAGTGTTTTCCATAGGTATTCCTTTCGGCTGGTTTCGTTCAGTTCAACGCGGCTTCGAGCATGAGCCGAGTGTAGGAGAGATAATCCACACCGACCTGACGTCCACGGTTGGGGCTGACGGTCTGGGCTAGGTTGATGCCGGTTCTTGACGCCGCCTCGACCTGCTCCCGAGTGGGTTGACGTTCGGGCAGTTCGATGCCATGGACGCGGAGCAGGAGTTCGACATGACTATCACGTTGCACATGGCGCAACACTTCCACCGCGTCGTGGGCATCGTGCAATATGCGACGGCTGGAAGTGGACAATACCGGGTCTTCTCCCGTTTTCAACGGACGGTTCGGAATATCGGACATGAGGAGTCGGATTTCCGAGGATTCCAACCCGTGTCCCCGAAGCATCGAGCCTACGAGTCCATCGTTCCGGTAAAGCGCATACAGCAGGTGGGCTTCTCCGGCCTGACTTTGATGGCGCGACTCGGCGGCGGATAGTGCGGTGTCGGCCAGCGAGTCCATCAAAGCCTGTATCTGTTCCTTCAAGGTGGTGGACGTGTCCATGGTTTATTTCCTTCTTTGCCTGAAAACTCTTTATGTGTGAACACATCCACTATAGCATAGTTTGCGTCAATAGTCCAGAAAAGCCTCCAACACCGGAAGGACACGATTCGTATACTTGTCGCGCTCATCCTCGGACATCCCATTCCACCGCAACAGGAGTCCACGGTCGTCAAGCTTGCCGTCGGGCAAATCATTCTCGCATCGGTACAAGGCCATGGCGGCACGCTCCAAACATGCGTCCGAAATGTGCTCAAGAGCGTAGGCATCGGCCTTCTCCAACACTCCGGCGATTACGGGAGCGCATTCGCCCTTCGGTGGGAACATGGTGCCGAACCCCAAAACGTTCCAACCATTCCGGACGAGAACGTCGGGTAGGATGTATCCGCTCGCCCATTCAGGTCGGGTGGTGTCCAAATGCCGTGGGCAGAAGTGCCGCTCCACGTACTCGTCTCCATCCAATTCGACCTCGATGGTCAGCCACTTCAAATCGTCGGCGTCACTGTAGGCCGAATCCTCATTCTCACGCCAGAGTCTCGTGGTGGCGTCACAGTCGGGATAATCGCAGACGATGCGGTCGCAACGGTTGGTCTCATAGCTCACTGATGTTGCTCCTTCTCTATGTCGGATAGGCTGGAATGCCAGTAAGTAACAGTGTTGTCATCCACGGCTTGGGACAATCGCAAAAGCATTTCCAATGGACGATAGTCGGAATGGGCCTCATGCTGTTGGTTGAGGAGTTCCACGGCTTGCCGCTCTCTGACCGGTTTGCCAGCCCAACTCCACTCGTCGGATGAGCCGGTCTGTTTCGCCAACCAGCCGAATCCGTTCGGCAAGTCGAATCGCAGGGGCTTGTCGAATCCCGTCCCGGTCGCATACTGGTTGAGTTCTCGCAGTCCGATATGCAATTGGCGGTTTTGCTCGTCCAATCTCGCGTAGGGTTGCGTTCCGACGTATTTTCTTGCGAAGTCCCTGACCATGTCGCAAGCGGTTTCGAAATCGGGTTTGATGACACTCACCTGTCCGTTCCTTCTTCCAGTAGTTGTCCCGCTAGTTCGGGAACCTCGTTCCAATCATCGAACATGGCGGCTCTCATATCGGATTGTCCGGCCCGTTCGCATTGGGTTCCGTTCCACGGTAGACGGCGATGAGTTTTCCCCGTGTCTCGGCCAGTCGAATCACAGTAGTCCCTCCTCGACTTTCTTTCGCGCGATTTCCAGAAGCTCCTTGGCTAGAGTCAGATATCCGTCGCGTGCGCCGACCGTTTCGGCCCGCTTCCAGAAGAAATCCTCATCGGGAGCCCCGCCGTAGGTCTTCTCCCATCGCGGGATTTCGTCAGCCCACATGAGATGTTTCGCCACGGCCTCCACCTCCTCCCCGCAAGCGGGGTGGAGACGCCCGTTCATATAGGCTTCCTGCAAATCGTCACTGTCGGCCTCGAACGTTTTCTTGATGTCGGAACCATCCCAGTATTGGACGGGATACGCTTCCTCGGCCTCCCTCTCTACGATGCTGACCAACTTGACATCCTCCGGTTCGGTATCGTGGCTCACTGCAACGAATCCTTGTCCAAGATTTGGAAATTCGCCCGATGAATGTACAGCGTTTTACCATCGACCATAAGCCTTGTTGTTTTGGGCAGATTGTCGTCTATATCCCATTTGATGGTGTCACCGTTGAACACCTCAATCGGCGTTCCCATCTGGCTTTTGATGACCACGACATGCTTCTTGGCAAACGAATCCTTATACCGGTTCAACAATTGCGACGTTGAACCGGTACCGGTCGTCTTCTCCGTGTCCTGAGATTTGAGAGCGTCGGCGGCGAAATCCTTGACCGGCTCCAACCCATCCTCAGTGAAGATGAGCGTATCCCCACAGGAATCCAACTCCCTGCCGTCAAGGGTCACGGTGATAACCGAAGACAGGGAATCGGTCGAGCCGGAGGAAACCGAACCATTGGTGCCGATGCCGTAGTAACGGGAGTCGGTGGTCACATTGCCGTCCAACCCGATTTTCTCGGCATGACTCGTCAAAGTCAGCTCACCGGTGTTGCTATACGCGTTCATGGTGAACGCTCTGCCCTCCAACCAACCCGACTCACTATCCGAACATCCGCCGAGCGAACACATCAGAACCGCCACAACCAGCACGGCCACCGGACGGAAACCCTTTTTAAGACAATTCCTCAACACAAAAATCCTCTCAATCCAACTAACGGGACACCACGTGAGCCTCACCCTTATACGGGTCAAGCGTCAAATACTGGTCAAGACAAACGGACGGAAAACCATCCCCATCCGACAGAAACGGACGATGACGCCAATCATACGAACTCCAACCCGCCTCCACACGAGCATTCAACCCATCCAACATCACCGAACGAAAACCCGGCCTACCATCCCGCTCCAACCAGCAGATATCATACTCACGCCCACACAGGCGCTCGCTGACCACACGCGGAGTGGTGGTACCATCCGAACGGAGTTGCAGATACCTCAAATGCGAGTCCAACGGAGTCCAATCCGCCAAGCCGAAACGGTGACGGCCACGCTTATCCGTATACGCGCACAATCCGGCGTCCACACGCAACGTGTCACCCAACCGAATCGTCATCAGCCGGTCGGCGGAACCATTATGAGGTTCGATACGGTCGGGACGGATAATAGTGTTCTTCACGAACGTGGCAAGCCAAATATGCGAGTCGATAAGCGTCTGCGAACCATCCGAATTCACCACATGAGGAAACATCAGACACAGGCGCGACACATATCCGTTCGACACACTGCTCTCGTCACAGTCGGCCACCAAGCCCTCGACCGTGTAACGGTACACGCCGTCCACGGTCTTATGCTCCAAATCCAACAGGTTACGACGCTCGCTCTTGTCGGTTCGCTCCACGTACCCCTCGAAGAAACGACGATAATCCAAACGGAGTTCGTCAGCCTCCTCCTTGGTCTGGATACGGTAACGCAAGCCGATAAGGGAACGCCATCCGGTGTTGCGTCCCGCGCTCTGACGGCGAAGAACCTTCCTCCCATCAGGCGCTGTGGTCATTCCGATAAGCATGTCGGAACGCTCGTCAGCCTCCTCGATGAGCGCGTCCTTCAACGCGTCCATGGTCTCAGGGGAGGGAATGAACGGATTCTCCCTCCCGTACACGGCTGTCTTGTCGAACTTGGACATTTCAGTTCAAGTCCCTCCAACCGGTCACACACGCGTACTGGATGCGCAGGTTCCCTTCGATATTGGCGGACTTGCAAGCGTCAAGCACGTTCTTCAGATACACCAACCCATCAGCCCCGTCCGACATTTGACCGGGCAACGGCAGGATACCACCGTCCACATCACACACCAGACGATAACAGATTCGAGAACCGGAATCCACACAACCATTGTCATGGCCGCGTATCTGCTTGAGGATGACACGGATTGCCTCGACGGAAGGAATAGCATCTGACAACGCCCGACTGGAATCCCACACGGTCAACGCGCTGATTTCATCCAACCGTTCACTCAACTTGTCCAATTCCCGCAACGCCTCACCGACGGCAATCTTCACCGACTGCTCCCCCGCCACATCGGAATCATGCGCTCGCAGTGATTCGTGGAACTGTTTCTTCGACTCGTCGTCCATGTTGGATTTGTCGATAAGCTCCTCGATTGGCGTGGGGTCTAGGTCTCGAAGCGCGTCCAGCAGATACTCTTCATCCGGATTCTCGTCAGCTTTGTTCCGGTCGCTCATTTAGCAACCTTCCCGGACGGCTTTACGGTCGGCTTGACCGAAGTCTTGACGGTCTTGCCAATCTTCTCAAGATAAGCTTCCAAAGCCTTGACAGCCGCCTGTTTCGCCAACACCATGGCGACATCCTTATCGGACGCCGTGGCATGCCAACGCATGTAGTTTTCCGGCTTGTCACCGTCGAACAGCAGATAGGTGGCGCTGACCTTTGGCTTGCTTACCTGCAAATTCGTCTGGGTCTCCACCGCCGTGACCTTCACACACTTGTTGGGAGTGTTCTTGCCGGTCTTGACCTTATCCCAGTCGATGAACGCTTCGGCACGCCATGCGATGTTCTTGGCGCTGACCAAGGTGACGGTGGTACCGACATGCCACGGTTCCCCGTCGTTGTGCTTGTTGTGTTCTTTGACGATGGCTTCGGCCACGTTGCGGGCACTGCACTCGTATTTGATTTCACCCTTGCTGGTGACGACATGGGTTGCGTACTTGTCCTGTTCGTAGATTTCGATACTCAATGTAGGTGCGTTCCAATTCTGGTTGTGACTGGTGTAAACGGGTGTCGTGTTTGACTCGACCCGTCTTTGTGTGGACACTGCCAGTATAACAAGAGTAGAAGGTTTAGGCAAATAGGGGAGAACTCCGATTGTCCACCCGCCATTCACGGAATTCCGCATGGGTTTCGAACCAGCCTTCACAGGCGAAACCGTAGTCGGTTGGTTCGGGAGCGTTGAACGGTTTCTTCTGTAATTGGCTGATGCAATCCTTGAACGCTGTCGTATAGTCTACGAGGGTGTTGTCCAAGTCGATGGCGACAAGCTTATGGGTTTTCCCCTTTTCGGGCGGATATTGTTCCTCGTCCAATCCGAGCATGCGTAAAAGGTCGAGGAACGCTATACATTTTGGCAGTGGTTTGCCGTCTAGTTCGGCGTGGACGATTAGGTCGTCGTTGGAGGGGAGAGGACAGTCTTCCGACCAGAACAGTCGGTGGACTTCCTCTAGCGTGTTGAACTCCCAATTAATGTGCTTGCCGTCACAGTTGACGGATTCGAAATTGAGCATGTTTTTGGCCTTTCAAAATATGTGAACATGCCCACTATAGCATAATCTGGCTGTCAGACCCAAGGGTTCTCCACACCCAGCAACAGATTCAAGGGCATTACAGCCTCCCACAGCATAGGTTTGCAACCCCACCCGTATCCGTTCCGCCAGATGTACGTGTGCAGTTCACCGAACATCGGGAGTTCGTCTTTGGAGCCTTGACCGCCGGAATAGTAGGGGCTTGGCTCGCTCAGCGACTTGCACTCCTCGACGTTGGGAGCAAGTAGGTCGATGTCACCGTCGTCCAGCAATCGTTCCACTTTTTCTTTGGTGTCGTAATGGTCGAACAGCATGCGCCCTACGGATTGGATGTCCCCATTGTAGGGACTGAATATCCAACGGTAAGAGTCTTCACTGTTCCTCATGGCAATGACGCAAGGTGTACCCATATCGTCTTCCCTCTTTCAAAACTTTTGCAGACAATGTCAGTATAACATCGATGATTCAGAAGTCACAGCCGAAATCCACCTCACCGTTCGCATAGCATTCGATGTCGTTCAACTCATCCTGCATGTCCACCAGTTGGGTCAACTGTTCGACAGCCGAACGGCAACGATTGCAGGAGTCACGAATATACCCGCGAACACGCGGATACTGACGGTAATGCAATCGAGGATTCACCGTCAACTCGTCATCATCCAACACGTCCAACAAGTCGATGTACACGTCCAACAGGTGGGAGAGTGTCTGCGTCATGGAGTCGGTCATGTCCTCATCCTTGTTCACGTATTCGCCAATATCGTGAACCGTCTCCTCCACCATGGTCACACACTGGTCGAGCATATACGCGTCACGTTTGAATCTACGGAACGGAAGCATTCAGCCGTTTTTCCTTTCTCGGCTTCTTTCCAACCGGTATTCGGCAATCCACAATGCCGACACCACAATCCACAATACGCATGACAGTCCGTCAAGGAAACCCCATTTTCCTATGAACAGGCAGATTTCCAACAAGGCGACCAACAGTGAGCATACTATCGTCCCCAAGCGAATCCATCGGGGAGCATACCCTTTGCCGGGATGTTTGCGGGCGCGTCTTCTGTTCCCTGTCCAGACTATCGTCCCGACGATGAACAGGAAGAACGCAACCACGTACAGAGCCGTCAACACGTCGAAGACACCCTGCTCGCTCATTCCGACGGGTCTTCCAAGTCGGAACCGTCCAAACCGTCGGGCTTATCATCCCAGCGGATAAGAAACAGCCAGATTAACGCGGTGACAATCCAAACGAGTCCGCACATGCCGGAGCTTACGCTACCGAACCGGAAGCACCGAAGGAACTCCACGACGGATGTCATAGTGGAGAATCCCACACATCCAACTCGGACACATCTTGCGACCTTACGTCCCAACAGGTGGGGATGTTGGACGGAGAGGAAGAACAGGAACGACAACAGCAGTGTCACCGAGGAGAACGCCACCACCATAAACGTCAAGACATGAAGCATCACCGGTCATCTCCCGAAGCGCCGTCATTGAAACGTTCCTCGGCCTTACGGAATGTTCCTTTCGTGCTCTTATGCCACAAAGAGTCATCCCAGCTTTCCACCGGCATGGAAAGATATGCTTTGTCGTCTTCGATAAACATGTCCACGTATGGCGTATACGTGTATGAGCTGACGATGCCCGGCAGAGGGTCGGGACGCCATTCTAATTGGCGGAGCATCCTCCATACTTCAACATTGTTCTTGCATGGCTTGTACACGCCGTTCATGGGCATGAGCCAGTGGCCTTTCAAATCACCTTTGCCTTGGATGGTCAGGGTCTCCTTGGACATGATGGCTTCAACTCCTTCGACGGTTCGCTTGCCATCCGCGTCCTCCTTCCACACCAGACGGACATGGTGGATGTTTTCGAACCATTCCTCCAGTTCGCGTTGACGCGCGTATTCGCGGCAGCCCTTGCGCAGTCGGTTCACCACGGTCGGATTGTCGCTGGTCAGATATGTTTGCCGCATGACGGCTACCTCCTAGTTTTTGCGGAAAATATGTTTCAGGGAATGGGTCAGAACGTGACGTTCGGCAATCCCACCGATTGCAGGAACGGGAACCAACTGTCGAAATGCGGGCTGACAGACCACCAGAACAGCAGAACCAAACCACCCCAGAACAACAGCATGTTCAACAGGCGCAACGGCAGGACGCCCTGTTGCAGACGCCAAGACAATACGAGCACGTTCCAAGACACCGGCTTGCGTTCCCGCTCCCCACGCCACAACAGCCAGCACAGTCCGTTCATGACCATCCACGCGACAAGCAGAATCACGGCGAACATCATGCTCGCGGGAGCGTAGGCGCTGACGGTTCGGACGGTCTTCTGCCACTTGTATGCGGTCTTCTGGACGACGTTCGCGTTGGCGGTGCTCAATTCGGCGGGAATACCGTCGGAAACGTTCGCCCAATAGGAGAATTGCGCTCGGACGATATACCTGTGTTTGATGCTCTGGTCTGCCCATACGCTCATAGGATGGCAGGTCGTCAACGTCAATTCGCGGGAGTCCGGGTTCGCGCCGTCATTGTTCAACACGCTCACGTCGGTCGGAGTAGTGACCCAACCTTCGGTCATCTTGTACACGTACCAGTGTTCGGCAGTTTGGATGACGATGGCGTCACCCGTCTGCAAACGGTCGATGTAACCCAAGTCGCCACCGGTGCGATGACCGGCATAGGCGCTGTTGCCTACGGCTCCGGGCATGACGGTCTGCTCGTAGTGTCCGATGCCCTGATTGTCCAACACGATTTGGTCGGTTCCCTGTTGGATTGCACGCTTCCAACCGGATTCGATTTTCGGAATGTACATCCATCCGATTACCTGCGCGTGGGTGGGCGTACCATCCACCGGCACTTCGCCCAACTGCGGTTTGGCTATGCGGGTCGTATGCAAGTCGATGTTCTGGTTCAGGCTGACCCTTTTCGAGTTTGCGACCTGAGTGTGGATGGAATCCAAGTCATGTCCGAAGAACATCCAACCGATTTGAGCGATGAGGATTATGACGATGGTGAATATGATTCCGATGGAGCATTGAAGGACATGTTCACCGGTGGAAACCGTGTTGGCTGGTCTGCCTCCATGTCGGACGTGACTTCCTTTGCGATGCTTTCCCACATGTTTCGAATTATCGTCGGTTTTAGTTTTGGTGCCTTCGATGATTTCGTTCCAGTCGGGCAGACTGTTTTGATGGCCGGTTTCCATACGTGTGTTTCCTTTTGTTGGTTGGACTTTGATTGTGGACATATCCAGTTTAGCTGGTTTTGCTCTTTGGGGAGTCTAGCATGCGAAACTGGTTTGGTTTCGTTTTTAACGAGCGAGTCTACTTATGTGAACCATTCCACTATAACATACGAGATATCCTCTTATTGGGAGGACAAGCGTTTACAGCAAAGACTGGTAAAAATCGTAGAAAAACATTTTATCCATTTTTGTGTTTTTGCTGATTTTTTCGTTTTTATAAGCAATTAGAAAAATTCGACACCACAATACTTATGTATCTATTGTTACTTATGTATCTATTGCCGGTGCCCTGAGCCTTACTCCCATAAGGGCTTAGAGCGCATAAGCGTCCTCAAATGTCAAAAAAATGCCCACAAATGTCTAAAAAGCGTCCTCAAATGTCAAAAAACCGTCTTCAAATGTCAACCGGAAAAATCCTAAAAAATAAGAAAAATCGCCGCTCAAAACCAAAAATAGGTAAAAATCCATAGCAAGGAAAATGCTGACAACCTGCTAAAATCTAAAAAAGAACCCCGCTCCACGGCAATGGAACGGGGCGAAAGCAACCACTTGGTGAAAGGACATGGTTACGTGAACAAGGATATCACCAACCCCGGCAATAAGGCAATCTCCTATGCCGCTACACTCTCATCCGTTGTGTCCCTGCTCCCCGTCAGAAAACCGGGAACGCCATGCATCCACCGGACAAACGGCATAGTGTCCATAACAACCACGCCCAGGAACGGTCAGTGGGCTTACGGCAAGATTCCCAGAATGTTCCTTCTCTACGTGCAAACCCTCATCAGGGAGAACTCTCCAATGGTCGATGCCGCCAATAAGACCGTCCACTTGGACGAGACATTCAGCTCGTTCTGCGAACATTCCGGAATACCGGTCAACGGGAGAAAAGAACGGGTGACTCAGATGTTAGATAATCTTGGAGGCACCGTCATTCAAGTGACCAACTGGTTCGATGACGGGAACGGTAAAACGGTTCATGACGCCATCAACATTCTGATAGCCGACTATACGCATATCTGCTTCGATAAGCACTCGAAGGAGTATCTGAAAGGGTCGTACATCAGATTCTCCGAACCGATGTGGAACATCCTCAACGAGAATCCTGTTCCACTCAACCGGAATATCGCGTTCAATCTGGGGAATTCAGCGAGGGCATTGGATATCTACCAATGGCTTGCACGTAGAACCTATTACATTCGCAGACCAGTCGTTGTGCCTTGGGCTAACTTGCAGATGCAGTTCGATTCTGCCGATACGCCGCCAAGAAAGTTCCGGGAACATTTCAAAAAGGCGTTGCGGCTGGTACAGGATAATTGGCCTGAACTGCATGTGGAAACCCTTCCGGTCGGGTTGAAAGTGTACCCGTGCCGAAAGTCTTTGGACTCCGGACATAGTAAGACCGGTGTGATGCCAATGTTAGGGTCGCCTGTTCACCCAGCGGTGACAGTCGGGGAATCTGACGGCAACCCGTTCTGACCGACCTTAGTTAAACGAAGACCCCGCACAGTGGCGGGGCCTTCGAATGTCCACACATAAAAAGCCAGACCAAAAGGAGAAAAAGACAAAAAGTCTTTTTGAACTTAGCCGTCAAATTATGAGGCGTTCAACCCACCGGCTGAACGCAACATCAAGTATACGGGATACGGCTGTTTGGTCAAACCTGTATGCGTGTCGAAACCGTTGGAATCATTGGGATTTCACGCTATCAACCTTCGTTTTTCAGGCTTGTTGTGGACTGATGTTCTTACTCTATGGAAGCTTTTAACCTATCCCGTTTCAATTTCAGGCTTGACGCATGAATGAAGTCTTCGGCTTCGACAAGTTTCTCCACCTGTTTTGAATATCCGACCTCAATCCAACGGGTATCCCAGTCGATTAAGGCGGTCAGATAGTTCACATGGTCTTGAAGTGTTTTAAGCCGCAGGGAGTACATGTCGCCGTCAAGCACGATATGGCAGTATTCGACGCATTTGTCGATTACGGCCAGATAGCCTTCTCTGTATGCGTCCGAATGGCCTTCTTGAGCCTCATACCGTTTCTCAGGCTCAAGCCACCACGTCATTTTCATGTAGGGACTATAATCGCCCCTGTCCGTGAACCAATCCTCTCTGTCGGCCAGTTCACGGGCTTTCGTCGTAATGTCGACTAATGCGCCCCGGCAACCCTCAAGATAGAGTGGATTATCCTCTTCTGTAGGAAACCCGTTCTAGCTCATGTCCATGGCCCATTGAAGGACAGACGATGCCCGGCGCTGTGTTTTAAACCAATGTTCTTGCATGATATGCTCCACTCATTCTGATAAGGCCCAATTGTTCAGTTTGGCCTCCGCCTCTTTTGCTTTCGACCGTTCCCGCTGGTCTTTCTCCCACTTCAATATCAAATCGCCTAAATGGTAGTACTTGTAATCGTCTTGGAAACTTCTACCGCATTTGGGGCATTTGATACGAGCGGAATCAGATGTGACAGTCCACTTCGGTTTGACGTCGCATATTCCGCAAGGACTTGGATTCTTCACCATATCGCACATATGCTTCCAATCCTTACGGTAGGCGTCGAGGGCTTCGTTCAGGAGTAGGCATTCGTCTCCGTCACATGGAATGTAGAAGTGGGCTAGGTCGCATCCGTTCACGCATTTCACATCGCACCCGTAGATGAAAAATCCTGCGGGATAGTCACGCAATGAGGTGTATTCCTTCTTCTGGTTTAGCGTGACGGTCGCTTTTCCGCCACAGTAGGGGCATTCTCCTAATAAGAGTGCTTTCAGGTCTTCGGGATTGTAGATTGGGGTTTTTGGCTTTTTCATTTTTGCTCCTTTTGATAGGGCGTGTGAACGCATTCAGTATAACATGAGTAAAAAAATGCGAAAAATCATGCTCTACAATTAAAAGAATGGCAACAACAAAACAACTACTCATGCGGGTACTTCAAACCAAATCCCCCGAACTATTCGACGGAAGCGAAAACGAACCTGTCAAAGTAACCGACTATGACTACATGCCCTTCTGCCAAGCCGTCTGCGAAACCTGCGGTGATGACCCGGAAATGATGACCATTATATATGAGACCAAAGGTGGGAAACAATACGGGCAATCATACGACTATTTCGGCTTGCCTAACCTGTTGGAAACGTTGGACAAATGGGACGAAGAACATAACTGATATATGAGTAGCCCCACCATCCGAAAGTGAATGGCGGGGACTACTTGTGTTTACGGCTGTTCTAGAAGAATCGTTTTAGAAGTCCGTTGAATAGGTTCTTGACCCAGTTCTTCTTGGTACTGGTGGTGTGGTGTTTGTTCGTCGTATGCGAATTGTTTTTACCACTGGTGGAACCGTTGGGCTGGTTGCTCTGATTATTACTTCCGTTCGTATTGTTATCGAAATTGCCGGTAGTGTTCGAACCGGATGTTCCACCGGTCAACCGTTGTTTCACTTGACTGGTGGAAATAATGGTTTCAGCCGGACAGGAAGCCAATACTTGTGCAAGCTTATCATGCTCCTTCTGGTCTACCATCAGCCCATACTTGGCTTTGATGCCGATTTGCAGACTCACATAATCGCATTGGAAGGCTTGATTGGATGGCTCCCATTCGGCTATGGTGCCGTCCTTTTTCACATTGTTAGCTTCCGCTTGGGATGCGAGCAGAACGTCCGGGTCGTTGTAGTAGGCGTCTCGCTGGGCGAAGTCGAGCTTGTCCAAGCCGGAACGATACGCTTCCGCATAGGCGACCACATGGTCGATTTGGATGCCGCCGTCACGGTTGGACGCGCTTCCACCTTCGGTCTTGTTTGACTGGCCTCGTTGGAAGTGGATGGTTTTACCCGTGTATGGTTCCAGTAGGATGCCGGTGTTCACGTTGCCGCGACTATTGTAGGTGACATTGCTCATGTCACGTTCCAACACGAGGTCACGGGTCGTATAATTGCCGGTCTTGCCATCGACCTTGTTCCACTGGTGCGACTTGCGGTCGGAGGATACATCGGATTTCACACCAACTGTAAGCGTGCTCAAAACTTGTGTGGCCGACTGGCCAACCGGAATACTTCCCGTAGCGTCAGCGGCATTCGCTGGTACTCCAGTCGAAAGCATCCCCAGCATGATGATAGCCGGTATTGACCGGTAGAGGAGTTTGTTTTTCAACGAGACTAGTCCTTCTCACCGTCCGACGGAGTGTCCTCAACGCTTTCGGCATGAGTGTCGAAGACACTCCTACCGTCGGATTGTTTCGCGACCACACACATGCTCATGACAATCATGCCAAGAAGTGTTCCGACGAGAAGTCCTAAAATGAACGTCACCATGATTTTATTCCTTCTTCCTTACATGAGAAAAATCATCCACGCACGTTGTAGTCGGTGCACAGGTCGTTCATGGCGTGCAGAAGCTTGTATGTGTAGATGAACGGTCCGACGATGATGAGGGAGCCGAGAATGTTCCACAGCCAGTAGGTTGCGGCAGTGACCGTTACCGGTAGTCCGCGAGCGGCCTGTTCGGTGCCGATACGGGAGCTGAGCTTGTGGAACCAGACGAGCCAGCCGATGCCAAGGGTCAGCCAGCCGACGAGGAAGAACATGAGGCAGTAGTGCATGGTGCGTTTGCCGTCACGTCGGGTGGCGATGAGGTTCAGGGTTTCACCGACTTCGCTCATCTGCCAGATGTCGTAGATGCCTAATGTGATGAGGCCGAGGAGCATGTATTTGAGTAGGCTGCGTTTGGTTCGGAGATTGCTCTGCCGGACTGGGGGCTGCTGTGGCGGCAGTGGCGGCTGGCTGATATTCACGTTGACTTGCGGCTGTTGCGGCATGGTCATTTGGATTATCTCCTTGCTTGTAGGGGGGGGCAGGGAAAGGATTGGGATGAATTTTTCCTTCATCCCAATCCTTTAGCCTCGTTTTGGGTGGAAACCGACTGTCAGCTTCCAACATTCACCATAAAGTACAGCAAGGTTGTTATTACTGGATAACAGGTTTTTTATCCTAAAAAATTGGGCGGGCTGTCAGGCTCAATATGTTACGGCGCTTCCACTCATTGCGGCGAACACTATGAGCAGAATCCATAGAACCACGGTGGAGATGACTGATGCTAGCGCTCCCATTCCCGCCTGTTTCGCGCTGACTGGCTTCTCCGACTTCCAGACGAGGAAGAGGATGAGGCCGACGATAGGGAAGAAGAATCCCAGCACCGCCCATCCGAACGAGCCGGTGTCGGCGGGTTGCGGATTCACATACGGTTGCTGACCATACTGGTATTGTGCATACTGCGGTTGCTGATATTGGGGTTGACCGTATTGAGGGGTCTGCCCATACTGCTGATTAGCGGCATACGGGTTAGTTTGCGGTTGCGCATACTGCGGTTGCTGGTAAGTCTGTTGTTGTGTTTGACCGTATTGGGGTTGCTGATACTGTTGTCGGTTTTGGCCGGTGTCCGGGTATTGTTGCGGATTGTAGTTTGGGTCGGTCATTTTGGGGGGCCTTTCAATTTTGGAGGGTTGTTACTTCTACATTAGGGTATTTTCTGTAGGAATTGGATGAAAACACGTGAGCAAAAAGTCGAACACGATTACAAATACAAAGGTGGATGATTTCCCGACTAAAACGTTGGCTGGCATCCGGCGGATTACGGAAGAATGCGTCGAAGATACCAGCCAACAAAAGAATCACACCACTCGTCTGATTGCGTAGCTTCCGTACATGACCATGCTGACCGGTGCGACTCCAGTGCCTTGGCTTGGACTCATGGCGTTCATGACCATGCCGTTGCCGATGTAGATGGCGGCGTGCGAACCGTTGGCGAGAATATCACCCGGTTGGGCTTCCGCCAATGATGCCACGGGCGAACCGACGCTCATTTGACTGCCTGACTGGTGGGGGAGACTGACACCGAATTGCGCGAACACGTATTGGACGAATCCGGAACAATCCCAGCCTGATGGCTGGTTGCCGCCGTACACGTATGGGTATCCGCTGAACTGCATCGCATATTCTGCCACGGCCTGTCCGGTTTTGGATGCTGGGGGAGTGATGACGGTTCGTTCCGCACTCCTGCTGGCTTCCTCCTGTTGGATAGCTTGCGCTTGCGCTTGTCGTTCCGCCTGTGCCTGTGCCTGTTTGCGGGTCTCCTCTTCCTGTTGGGCTTTCAGTTCGGCGTCTTTCTCGGCTTGGGATTTAGTCTGCGGGACAATTAGGTTTTCGATACCACCCCAATCGCTGTCCGACTGCACGTCGGTGCTGATGCTTTCGCGGGTCAGGTCTCGGCGCGTGGTCGTGGTAGCGGGGAACGAACGCACGGAGTATACGGTGTTGTTTGATGGGGGGTATGCCATCGCAGTGGCGGGCAATGCCATCAGACAGTCCGCGCACAGTGAAAGCACGAGCATGAGGGAGTGAATGCTGTTTCTATTGCTCAACCTCAAAGTCCCATGCTCCTTAGTTCAGAGGCCAATCGTTGGGCTTCGGAACGGCTTAAATGCCATTCGCTCCAGAATTCGTCGCCACGGCGGACGAGATAGGTGGGGTCGGCGGGACTGCCCAATTGGGTTACGGTGATGTCGGTTCCCATATTCGGCTCCTTTCTTTTAATTTCTACCGGTATTCCACGAGTCGCAAGGGCACGTAGTTGCGGTAGCTGACTTGGGTTTCGTCCTTCGGGTCGGATAGTCGGCTGATGAGTTCCGCGCATTCCACGTCCGTATACGTGCCGTCCTTGCTCGCCCCGCCACCCAGATAGGTGCATGCGCCGCGAACGTTACGCTTCCGGTCGATGATGGTGTATATCAATTGTCCTTTCTTGTGGAATGGCCACTGGTGGGTACATATGATGAACCGGCTATCCCAACTGCGGGCGCGAACATCCCACCACATTTTCGCTTCGCTTTCGGGAATGCTGAATCGGACTTGTTTCGCATCCTCGGGCAGTACTTTGATGGTGAGTGGAATTTCAGACAGATAGTGTATTCCGGTGATTTCCGACAAGGCGAACAGAAGTTTCTGCGTGCTCGGCTCGACCTCAAATAGAACGTATTTGTAGTCTTCCGGAATGTCTTCAATCTCATCCCGGAACTGTTGCCATGCCTTGATGGTGTCCTTCGGCCAATCCGGCCAATAATCCTCTCCACTTTCATCGTGGACGAATTTCCTATCAAGTTCCATATTGGCAACAGCTTCGTAGGCTTCCTCATCGAACATGGGCGGCATGTGACGAACGTCCGTCTCAGCCTTCCCGTCATGCACGCTCACCGTGCAGATGACCGGATGGTCGGAGGACACGGTTCCGTCCCGTTCAAACCACCTCGCGTTGCCGGGTTCCTTTGACTTGCTCGTCTCCGTGATGGGGTCACTACCTTCGGTACCGTAGGACGCGTAATACCTGTCCTTGCCGGTGAAGATGGTTACGGTGCCACCTTCAATGCCGACTATCGTCCAATCGATTTTCTCAACGCACAGTTCGCTTATTTCCTGCGCTGTTTCCTTATTCAACATGGTTTACATCTTTCCCTTCTGGCGGCTTTCTGTGCCGCAAATCATTTCTTCGATGGGCTTTTGCTGTTCTTTCCGTCTTCTTGGAATGGGTCGAAGATTCCATCCCCGCCGGTGTCGAGCCGGTAGGGTGTGCCACCTCTGGCTTTCACGAACTCGTCAAACTCATGGCCTGTTATCGCGCCTTGGGGAGTCATAATGCTTCGGCGCGAGCGGTTTGAAAGCGGTTTCACCATTCTTGTGTTCTTTCCGGTCAGTAGTGGATGAATTGCAGTTGGGACGCCTGTTCCGCAGTGAAAGTGCGGCTGAACGGTTTGCCATTGTATGCGCTACCGCATTCGGACGTGGTGATGGAACCATCCCCGCCCACGGACTCCACGATTCCCACATGACCATAGGTCGGGTCGGAGTCGTATTGCCCCCGTTGGAAGCAGATGACGTCGCCAACCCTAGGAGTGCCGTCAACCCAGTAGCCGAGTTTGCGTGCCGTGTTCGCCCAGTCGGCACCATTGCCCATGTGGGAGCCAGCGGGCAATCCCAACTGGTGGCGGCGCACGTAAGCCCACCAAGTGCATTGCGAAAACTCGTAGGCGTTACCCGTGTCTCCGGTCGCATGATTCGGATTGAAACCGTCAGGAGTCTGACCCTCGTCACGACCGTTAATCAACGATTTAACCACCGGATTATCCGCACTGATAGCAGTCAGTTTGCCGGTCACACCATCGGAGTCGGACATGCTCCAACTTCCATCATTGCTCGTGGCCTTATAATCCTTCAACTCTTCACGGGACGCGCTACGGGATGCCGCACTGGTTTCAGTCAACGTGCTTCGAGTAGTAGCGGTACTCGTATCAAACGGCTTAGCCTCAGCGTAAGCGCTGGGAGTTGGCTTCAACACAAGCATAGACGTACCGGCGGCGGCGAACATTCCCGCCAACAAACAAACCGCGATACGCCGTTGGAACAGCCTACGGCGACGTTGCATGACTCTAGTTGGAGCCGCTTTATGTGCAGGTGAACCCAATTTAACACTCCGCTTCTTCCTGCGCGGAGAAGAACTGCGGGCCACCAATGCACTTGTCGAACTGGTAGGTGTCCGAAGCGCCCATCATACGGCGAAGTAGAGGAGCATGCTTGGTCACAATCTTGTTCTTAAACAAGCCGCCGACAGCCTCCCAAGTCACATTGATGGTTCTGCCGGACTCATTCTCCAAAGTGGCTTTCTGAACCTGTTCCTCACGACCGGGCGCGGTATGCTCACCGGCTGGAAGATAGTAGAAGCTTATATGCTGGCCTTTATATATTTCCACCGGATATATCGTGTTTCCCATGAATACTTTTATCGACGCCACTTGTTTTTCCTTTGATGTTGGGAGTTGCTGTTCCAATTCAATGGTACTGGCTTATCCAAGTGGCTGAACAGGAAAGCGCGCCATTCGTAGGCATCTTTCGGTTGGGGGACGGGATTTGGATTGTAATGTTGCACGCGCATTTAGTATCCTCTTATCTGCTTGGATTTTTTATGGACGGGGACTGCCCATATTTCTTTTCTGACATAATCGCTGCTATCGGCGTCAACTAAAGAACCATACATAAAATGTTTCCAATCTTTGATTAAAACTTATGCAAAACATACTCACCCTCAGAACGCCAAACGCAATTATCCGGTTCGTAGCCTTTACGATATGAAATTCTCGTTAACTTTTTATCCTTCGAATACCCATTGGCTAAAGACCATTCCTTAAAAGACGCCCATACAGACCAGTCTTTGCAAACGGGAATAAGTTCCCGTTCCTCATATGATTCAATCCGACGCTGGTGAATCATATCGTCCCAAACCCTATACAACCGATAATATGGAGAGCTTTTAATACTATCCCCGTGTTTTGTCCTAGCTTTGGATATGAGCTGTTTTCTCATGCACCCACAGCTTTTGACACTACCATTCCTTAGATTGGAAACCAGAACATTTTTCTCCCTGCCACATACGCAACGACAAAGATAGACGACATGACCGTACCTGTCTTTCCCATTGGGTCGAAGTACGGTTAAATACCCGATTTTCATTCCGTCGGAAATCTTTGTGATTTTTTTCTTTTCCACGTTGTCGTCCTTTTCTTCTAATAGTTGAGGTGGGTTCTCCAATATATTTGAGGAGAACATTCCTTTTGCTTCTTCTAAAGAAATTCCCTTTATTCTCGCCCAATCATACAATGAAATACGTTTGTCACCATATACGACTCGTATGCTTTTCCTTTTATTATTAGACTGCGTCTTGGCATCCGTCCACCTGCAATTATCCGGTTCATAGTTTCCGTCAACATCTATTCTGTCGAGGGATAATCCAGCGTTCGCTTTCCACCCATTGTCAATAGCCCATTTTTTGAAGATTCCCCATTCCTTCCATTCATCGCAGACCTGAACACCTCTTTTCCCGTAATGAGAATAAGAAACGTTACGGGGATTGCTACAACGGTCAAGCATCAGTTTCCACGAGTGAAAAAGCTTAACATACGGAGAATTTTCAGAAGCGTCACCATGTTTAAGTCGGGTTTCCCGAGTCCTTTGAACTTCAAAACACCCGCAACTTCTAGTGTTCCCCGTAGTTAGGGCATTTCTAACTACTGAGACTGTTTTCCCGCAAGAGCACCGGCATAAGTAGACGGAGTGATGGTTCTTATTGACACCTTGAAAACTTAATACGGTCAAACGTCCGAATTGTTTTCCGCACAACTCATCTGCTCTCCGGCGTCTCCCCTTAGAAGTGGACGAAAGCTCGTTACGTTTTCCCCGTGGCCGTTCCCCGTAAGGTTTTCCTTTTTTAGAAAGACACCCACAGCTTTTTGTATTGCCTTTTTTCAGATTACCTAAAGATACGACGACGTTATTGCCGCAATCGCAAGAACATAACCAATAGGAACCTTTTTTAGTATTGGGAACATACTTTTCCACCGTGAGTTTCCCGAAACGTTGACCGGCAACATCCATGGGTTTGCGACCGGGTTTGACCATTATTTTATCCCCTTCTGATTAAACCAAAAAGAACGCGGGGTCTATGCTTAAAACGCATGACCCCGCGCTTTTAGAGACTAGAATTCCGGCTCGTCGTTCTGCGACACCGGTGCCGGATTGCCCATCGGAGCACCCCACGGGTCGTCGGATGCGGCTGGCTGGAAATTGTCGGCACCATAATTGTTCGGATTTTGGAACACTGGCGGATTGTTCGGATTTTGGAACATCTGACCATTGTTCTGCTGGGTGTTGGTACGGTTGCCGCCGTCGTATCCGCCGTTGCGTTTCGGATTCGGCATGACCTGCGCGGTCGCGTGACGGAGTCCGACACCGATGTTGGTGACTGTGAATTCCACCATCGAACGCTTCTGTCCGGTCTGCTGGTCAGTCCAACTGTTCTGCTTCACGTCGGCCAACGCCACCACGTCCATGCCTTTACGGAGTGTGTTCATGATGTTGTTGCCGAGCGTGGTATCCCACACTTTGCATCGTGCGAAAAGCGTCTGCCCGTCTTTCCACTCGCCGGTCTTCTTATCCTGATAGCGAGTGCCTTCCGCAATGGAGAATTCAACCAGATTGGGGTTGCGCTGGTTGCGTTGCGGGTCGTCGGTGAGTCGGCCTTCGAGGGTTGTGCTTGGGGTTGGCATGTGTTAAACCTTCCATTGAATTTGTGAACTATCCCAGTATAGCAGATATTGGTGTGATTTGACAGAAAACACGAAAGAGAAGGCCCCTACCCCCAATGGAATCGTAAATCATCTTTATCAAGAAACCTCATCAGTTCGTCAACAGACGAAGAAGAGAAGATGTACTCCCCTTCCAAAGCCTCACGTCGTGCTTCGACGTTGACGCTATTAGACATACTCTCCGAGTATGTCACATGTCGGTTGTCTTCTTGATTCTGTTCATGGCATTTCGGGGAATTGATAGACACAGTAAAACTTTCTAAAGAAAAAATAACAAAACAATCATACACACCCTTAACCGAGAAAGCCCCCAGTTTTTAAGACTGGAGGCTTCCTCGCTATATATAGGCGTTACTCGTTTCGGCTACATAGCCGGGCGAGCAGTATTCCAATGCCGCCGAGTCCGGCGATGATGGCCGCGATGACCATTCCGTAGATTGGAGCGCCAGTGCTGGCTAGAGGATTCTGGGAGCCAGAATTCTGTTCGCCATTACCAACCGTCCCATTGGTGGATGCGTCGGCAATCTCCTTGTCCTTGTCGGAGGAGACGCCGTTGGCCTTCTTCCACACGCAGGTCAACGTCAGGTCTTTGACCACGGGCTTGCTCATGTCGTAGACGTTGCCGTCCTTGTCAATGAAACCGTCGAACACGTATCCGTCACGGGTTGGATTGGATGGAAGTGTCAGCTTCTCACCATCCTTGACCTCATAACGTTCGGTCTTGCCGTCATACAAGGTCACTGTCACGGTATGCTTCTTGACGGTCGGGGGCAGGGTATTGGCTTCCCACACTGCGGTCAAAGTCATATCCTTGGATACCGCAGTGTTGAAATCGTAGTCCTTGCCATCCAACTGCCATCCGATGAACTTGTAACTGTTCAGGGTCGGGTCTGCGGGCTTCTTGACCTTTCCTCCCTGTTGAATGGTTTGCAGGTCAATCTTCGAACCGTTGCCGGTGTCGAATTTGACGGTGTAGAAGACCGGTTTCGGAGTTTCGTTCTTCTGCCATGTGGCGGTCAGAATGATATCCGTGGTGATTGGAGTGTTCCAATCGTAGTCCTTGCCGTTCAACTGCCATCCGGTGAAAGTGTATCCGGTACGCTTCGGGTCGGTCGGACGTGCGGCCTTATCACCTTCCTTGACTTTTTGAGATGGGATGTTGGAAGCGCCGCCCGTATTGAACGCGACCGTGAATAGGGTCGGGGCTTTCTCAGTCCACGATGCGGTGAGGGTGATGTCGCCGGTGATTGGAGTGTTCCAATCATAGGCTTGTCCGTTCAGCAACCAGCCTTGGAAGTCGTATCCTTCACGGGTTGGGTTTGCGGGTTGGATGGCTTTCTCCCCCTCATCGACGGTCTGCTGGCCGATTTCAGACCCTCCGGTCGTGTCGAATGTGACCGTGTGGCGTTTCGGCTGGGGCTTCTGGTTTTCAACCCATGTGGCCTTCAAGGTGATGTCGGCTGTGACGGGAAGGTTGAAATCGTATGGTTCGCCGTTCAGCGTCCACCCTGAGAACGTGTATCCGTTCTTGGTTGGCGTATCCGGTACCGTGACGGTCTCACCGTCGTTCACGGTCTGCTGTGCGACCGTGTTCCCGCCATCGGTGTAGAAGCTGACCGTATGGGTGACGGGCTTCGGCTCCTCATGCTTCTTCCACGATGCGGTCAGAGTCATGTCGCCGGTGATTGGAGTGTTCCAATCATAATCCTTGCCGTCCAACAGCCATCCTTGGAAGTCGTAACCGTCCATGCTCGGGTCTGCCGGACGGATGACGGTCTTGCCTTCAATGATGGTCTGCGGGTCAACCTTGCTTCCCTCACCGGTGTCGAAACGCACGGTGTACGTGTTCGGCTGTGGTATCGGTTTGCGATGGTAGATTGCGGTCAGCGTGATGTCACCGGTGACTGGCTTGTTGAAATCATACTGGTCGTTGTCAAGATACCATCCGTCGAACACATAATCGTTCTTCACCGGGTCTGCCGGACGGCGGACGGTCAACCCGTCCTGAACCGTCTGCGGGTCGATGCTCGTGCCTCCGTTCGAGTTGAACGTGACGGTGTGCATGACCGGCTTCGGGTCTTCATGCTTCTTCCACTTGGCGCTCACCAGAGTGTCAGAGGTAATCGGCTGTTCGAAATCGAATTCGGAACCGTCGATAGCAACCCATCCTTGGAAGTCGTAACCGTCTCGCACCGGATTTTCCGGCGGGGAGACGGTGTTCCCCTCGGACACTGTTCGAGTATCGGAGGGACTGCCGTTCTGATAGTCGAACGTGACCGTGTAGGTCTTCGGCTGGGGTTGCTCGTCCTTCTGCCAGTGTGCGGTCAGAATGAGGTTGCCTGTGACCGGAGTATCCCAATCGTATGCGGCGTCTCCCGCATACCAGCCGAGGAATGTGTAGCCTTCACGGGTCGGGTCGTCAGGTTTGACGGCGGTCTTGCCTTGTTCGACCGTTTGGGACGCCACCTCACTTCCTTCCGCTGAATTGAACGCCACCGTGTAGGATTCGACTTTCGTCTTCTCCCACTTGGCTTTCAATGTCACATCCTTGGTGACGGGCGTGGTGAAATCATACGTTTTCCCATCCAACAGCCAACCCTTGAACTCGTAACCGGTCTTGGTTGGGGCGGTAGGTTCGGTCGCCGTTCCCTTGTCCTTCACCGTCTGGGAGGGGACTACGGTTCCTCCATCGGTGTCGAACGTGATGGTGTAGGTCTTCGGCTTGACGGGAGTCCATACGGCTGTCAGGACAAGGTCGGCTTTCACTGGAGCGGTGAAATCGTAGTCAACGCCGTTCAGAGTCCATCCCTTGAACTCGTAGCCCTCACGGGTCGGGTCATCCGGCTTGGAAACCTTGCCACCATCCCTGATGGTCTGCGGGTCGATGCTGGTGCCGTCCGCAGTGTCGAAAGCGACCGTATACTTCTTGACCTCGTTGCGCTTCCATTGCGCCGTCAATGTCATGTTGGATGCGACGGTGTTCAGGAAGTTCCAGTCGGAATCCTCATACTGCCATCCCATGAACGTGTATCCTTCACGGGTCGGATTGGCCGGACGGTCGATGGTGGAGCCTTCCTTGACCTTCTGGTCTGCGATATTGCCATCTCCCCCATTCAAATCGAACTTCACGGTGTACGTGCTCTTGTTCTTCGTCCAAGAGGCCGTCAACGTCAAATCCTGCATGACGGGAGTGGTGAAATCATACGGGTCTCCGCCCAACAGCCAACCGTTGAACGTGTATCCTTCACGGGTTGGATTGTCAGGCTTGGACACGGGGTCGCCTTCCTTGACGGTTTGGCTATCGACCTTGCTTCCCTCGCCACTGTCGAATGTGACCGTATGTTTTTTGGCTACTGGCGTGTTCTTAGACCATAGTGCCTTCAACGTGATGCTGGAGGTGACTGGAGTGTTGAAGTCATACGGGTCGCCGTCAAGAGTCCAACCTTGGAATGTATAACCGTCCAATGTCGGATTGTCCGGCTGGGACACCGTATCCTTGTATTCCACCTGCTGGGAGTCCACGTCGCTTCCGCCATTGGAGTCGAAGCTGACCGTGTACGTGTTCTTCGTCCAATGGGCTTCCACAGTCAAATCATCCGTAACGGGCGTGGTGAAATCGTACAGGGAGTCTCCGGAATACCATCCGTCGAACGTGTAGCCTTTCTTGGAAGGAACCGTTGGAACAGTGGCCGAGGAACCATCCGCCACGGTTTGGATGAAATCGTCTCCCGCACCGGTGAAAGTTACCGTATGCGTCTTCACCTGCGCGGTCTTCCAAGACGCGGTCAAGGTCATGTCGGCGGTGACAGGAGTGTCGAACGAGTACACTTTGCCATCCAACAGCCATCCGGCGAAATCGTAACCGTCCAAAGTCGGGTCAACCGGCTTGACGACCTTATCGCCATATGCGATGGTCTGCATAGGATACCAGTCGTCACTGGCTCCGGCGTCGAAATACACTTCGTAAGTGTTTACCGTCCACTTGGCTGTGATTACCGCATCATCATAGACGGGTTGTGTGAAATCGTATGGGACACCATCCTTATACCAGCCTTTAAAACGGTAGCCGGTCTTGGACGGATAGTCGTCGGGTGGTGTGATAGTTCCCCCATCCTCGACGGTTTGGGATTCGACAGTGGTTCCTCCATCAGTGTCGAAGACTACCGTATGGCCGTTCTTCGCATGGAACTTATAGGAGACGGACACTTCCCCATCATTGCTGGTTAGCGTGTAGGACAGTCCATTGTTCTTGGTGAGGTTCCACCCGTTCGGAATATGACCGATGGTCACGTTCTTGGTTCCCATCGGTACGGTGAATTCACCACCGGAGACCGGGTCGAAGCCGTTGAGGTAGTCTCCGTTGGGGAGTTTTGCGGTGACGTTCTTCAATTCGGAAGCGGAATACTGGTGCTTCGCATGTTTGAACGTGTAGACGACTTTGATTTTCCCGTCGGGACTAGTCACCGTGTAGGTCATATCATTGTCGGACGATTTGGTATCCCAACCGTCGGGCACGCCGGTAATCCACACGGTAGCGTGCTCTCCAATGGTGTAGGTGCCGGACTCCATCGGCTTAAAATCCTGAACCACGCCGTCGTCGGTAGAAGCTGACACTTTGGCAAGCTCGTCCACCGAATAGGTTTTCACATGCTTGTTGAAACGGTAGGACACCGAAAGGTCTCCACTGGTCAACGTATACACCTTATATCCGTCACCGTCGGTTGTGGTCTGAGTCCATCCGGACGGCACGTTGACGATGGCGATTCCTTGACCGTCTTCGTATTCGTAGATACCGGACTGTTTCGGGTTGAATCCGGAAACATAGTTGCCGCCTACGATGGCTTTCACATTCGCCAGTTCGTCCAGACTTGCCTGATGTTTGGCGATGTTGAACACGTAGGTGACAGAGACGGAATTGTTCGGACTGGATACCACGTAGGTGATGATGTTGCCATTAACGGTACGTTGAGTGTTCCAGTCGTCTGGTACGTTTGCGATTTCGACGTTCTTGGTGGTTTCAGGGAAACTCCATGCGCCTCCCTTGTAGTCGAATCCGTCAACCAGTTCCCCGTCAGCGAATGCCCGGACGTATTGGAGCTGGTCGATGTAATAGTATCCTTTGTAATCCGAAGTCGGATGGAAGATGTAGGTGAACGTGTCCCCACAGGGGTCGGTCAGCGTGTATACGCGGTTCAGTTTCCCGGTGGAAGGATTGTTGTAGTCAACTTTCCAGCCGTCCGGTACGCCTTCCAGACGCACGTCGGTGTTCATTGGAATGGCGATGGTGTCGGTGTTGGCGAGCGTGTAGTCGAATCCTTTCACGGCGCTGCCGTCAACGGTCAGATACGCTTTCAGGTTCCTCAACGAATTGATGCTGTCGTGGGGTCGGGTGTCGTCATACATGAACGTGTATTGGACGCTTGGCGTGTCCGAATCCTCTGGATGGGCGGTGTACGTGTAGTGGTCGTCTTCGGAATCACCGTCGAGCACCCAACCGTATGGGGTGTTCTCATATCCCTTCATGTCGCTGGCGGTCACGTTGTGGATGGTGAATCCCTTGGTGATGTCGCCGTCCACAGCCTGACCGTTCAAAGTGATTGTCATGCCGTGAAGCTCTTCGACGGTATGAACCGCGCCGTCAGCCCCATCGAACCAGTAACGATAGGTGGTGGAACCGTTGGACAGGATGTACATGATGGAATCCTTGTTGGTGATTCCATTGACCATGCTTCTCCATTGCACCGTCCAATCGTCGGGCACACCGGACAGTTCCACAGTTTGTCCCGTCGCGTCATATACTCCGTTTCCGGAGGGGTCGAAGCTCGCTAGCCGTGTACCGTCCAGATAGGCTGTGACACCTTCCGGATAGTCGCTTGCGGTGCTATCGGCGGTTTCGGCATAAGCCTCCGATACGGGTGTCAGCACGACACTCGTTGCCCCCAATAGCGGCATGAGCATCATCGAACCTGCCGCAAGCAGGGCGATAGGTTTACGCATGTATCCTCTTTCCGTATTTTTTCTTTCTATGTTAAAGACCTTCAAAGAAAAGTTTGGGGAGGCGGGGAGTCATGCTCTCCCACCTCCCCAAACTAGGCGGTGTAGGGAAGGAACCCTATCGGCCCTCCCCTACCGGTTCAGTCCGTCACTTCGTGGAGCCGGACAGATGAGCGCCGTTCGAGAGGGAAGCGATGCGACGCTTTCCTTCGGAAACGACCGCCAATCCCAGTCCAAGCACTGCAAGCATTCCGATGAGCGGAATGATGAAGCCGCTTGCGATACCGGTCTTGGCGAGTTCGCCCACGATTACGGTCTCGCCCGGAACACGGGCCTCACCGTAGTGGACGAGCCGCTTGGTGGACTTCTCCACCAGCTTCTCACGCCAGTAGTAGGTTCCAGCGTCGGACGGGGTGACTTCCGGCGAATCGACCGTGGTCGCGTTCTGCGGGACGTTCACGGCGTCGGTGGTGGCGACCTTCTGGTCGTCCTTCACATCGTTGCCGTTCTGCTTCCACAGTTCGAACACCAGCTCGTAGTCGTCGTTCGGAATCTTGCCTTCGATGAGGGCGGTATCCTTGACCGGCTTGGTGGCGGTGCCGTTACTCTGGGCCTTGGTCGCGACCTTCACCACGTCGGTGGTTTCACCCGGCGTGCGCGACTTCTCGGTATGAACCGGAGTGTCGCACGGATGGTCTTCGTCGGTGTTTCCGGTCGGCGGGACGCACGGCGGAATGTCGGTGTCCTCGACCGGATTGTAGATGCTTTCACGCCAGTAGTAGGTTCCGGTCTCCTTGACCTCGTAGGTCGGGGAGTCGGCTTCCTTCTGACCGGCCTTGAGCATCACCTTGTCGCTGGTGAACACCTTCTCGTCCTTGCTGGAGTCGTCGCCATCGGACTGCTTCCACAGGGTGAAGATGATGTAGGAGCCGTCAACGACGTTGCCTTCAATCTTCGCCTTGTCCTGAAGTTTGATGCCGGATTCTTCCAGACGGTGGGTGGTGGTGGTCACGTTGACCACGCTGACGGTCTCGTTGCTCACGCGAGGCTTTCCGGTGATGGTCGGGGTCTTCTCGACTTCCACCTTCTTGTCGTGGTCTGCGGTGGTGGTGTGCTTGGTCGGCACGTACACGTGCTCACGCCAGTAGTACACGCCAACCTTGTCAACGGTCACATCCTCCAAGTCCGCGAACGCCTGACCTTCGGAGAGCGTGGTGCGCTTCGTGGTCAGAACCTCCTCATCCTTGCTGGAATCGTCGCCGTCCACCTGACGGTAGAGGGTGGCGTCCGCCTGAGAGCCTTCCGGCACGCGTCCTTGCAGGAGCACGGTGTCATGGAACTTCTCCCCGACGTGTCCCAGCGGCTTGGTCTTGGTGGTCGCGTCGATAATCTGGACGGTCTCATCGGCCACATGGGCGCGGTCGGTGAAGAAGTCCTCGGACTCCAGATGGCTGGTGTCCTTATCGTTCTGCGGCTTGTTCGGCTGTCCGTCACCGGCGAGGTTCTTCGTCGGACTGGTCAGACTGAACACCCAGTAGTATTCGCCAACCTCGGTCGGAGTATACTCGGGGCTTTCCACTGTCACCTTGCCGTTCTTCAACGCTTCGGCGGCTTCCTCGGCGGTGATGAGGTGAGCACCATCAGCCGGGGTCTGATAGCTTGCGACGAGCATGCTGTCGGAGGCTTCGCCGTTATCGGATTGAGGTTCGGCATCGGCGTCAGTATCGTCGGAGCCTTCGCTCTCGCCCTGCTGCTGCTCAGTCTTGTCAATCAGATAATCGTCGTCGTCGGCAGTATTGGTCTTGTACAGGTTCCAAGAGACCAGAGTGCCTTCTGCCGGATGTCCGGTGATGGTCACGGTGTCCTTGGTGGGCTTGTTGACCTGCTGTGCCACCTGAGCTTCGGAGGAAGCCTTTACGATGCGGAACGATTCACGCGGGTCGCGCTGGGTTCCCAGCTTGACAACCTTGTGATTCGTGCTCGGGTCGCTGATTTCGATGACCCAGTAGTAGTCGCCCACCTCGTCCATCTTGTGTTCGGGGCCGTAGGCTTCGGTCTGTCCGCTGGCCAGATGTACGTAGTCGCCGGTGAAAATCTTCTTATCGGTCTTCACATCGCCGTCGCCCTGCTTGTACAGGAACCAGCGTGCGTCCAATCCTTGGGCCAAATCGTCGCGGATGTCGCCGGACTGCTTCCACTTCACGTTGGTCAGGTCGGCATGGTCTTTGACCACGGTGCCCACATAACGTTCGGTGGCGATATCGGTCTGCGCTTCGATGGAACGGAAGGACTCGTTCTTGACCTTGTCCTTGCCGGTGTGCAACGGAGTGTTCTGGTCATCCTTCGGCAGGTTCAGAACCTCAACCCAGTAGTAGTCGATTGCGTCCGGAACCTTGAGGCTCGGGCTGGTCAACTGCTGGTCGATGCTGGACTTGTCGAAGCCCAGTTCCTTGAGGGTGGCGGACTTGGTGGAGGCGACCTTCTTGCCGGTTGCGTAATCATGCATCTCGAAGGTGAGCGTCGCGTTCTCAGGCAGGTGGCCTTCGAGTCGTGCGACATCCTGAACGGTACCGTTCTTGGAAGCCCACTTGTAGGTGCTGGTGGTCACGCGGACGGCGTGGAAGGACTCGTCCTTGATGCGCTTATCGGAGACTGCCGGGTTGATGTTGTCAGGCTGGAAGGCGGTGCCGTCCGGCTTGGTGAACACCCACTGCCAGTAGTAGTCGGCGGGGTCAGTCAGATGTACGGAAGCGGAGTCGAGGGTCTTCTGGGCTTCGGTCAGGGCAACCGGGTCAAGGGTCTTGACGACGGTGTCCTTGTCGGCGGTCTGATTCTCGGCTTGCTTGTACAGCTTGAACGCGACCTTGTAGTCCTTGAGCATATAACCGGTGATGGTGAGCTTATCGTTCACATCGTTGCCGTTGGTGACATCGACGTAATGCTCGCCTTCGCTGGTGTGGATGTTCGGGGTTCCGGTCACGTTCGTGGTCAGCTTCACGACCTCGAACTTCTCGGATGCGATGTTCTTGCCGTCGAACAGGAGCCAACGGTCGGCGTAACCGTCGCCATTGCCCTTCTGCTTGGCGGTGGCGTTCTGCCAGTAGTCACCGGCTTGGGAGTCATCGGCGTCGGTGGTGGCCTTGGCGGCGGTCATCCACTCCTTGGTGATGACACCGAATGCGGAGTTCATGCTGGTGTCTCCACCAGTGCCCACGCCGTTGCCATCCTTGTGAGGCATTTCCGGAGTGTAAATCTTCACACGCCAGATGTAGGAGCCGACACCCGGATTCTTCACGCTCTTGGAGCGGAAGGTGACACCATTGAGGTGGGCGCCGATGGCCTTGGACGGAATGTTTACGCGACCGGTGGTGGCGACCTTTTCGGAGGCGATGCCATTATGGTCGGAATCATCCTGCTTGGTGGCCGCGTCCTTACGGACGTTGCCATCCTTGCTTGTGCGCCACAATTCGGCCTCGTACTGGGAGCCAGCCGGAATGTTGCCCTTCAACGTGATTTCGTCGGACACGTTCATGCTGTCGAGCCACAACGGTTCGGTGCTCTTGGTGTCCATGTGAATCACGTCGAACTCTTCGGACTCGTCATCGTCGCCATACCAGACAACATCACGATTGTTGTCGGCAGGGTCGGTTCCAGCGCCCGGAGTGGTGGACGGGACGGTAATCTTCACACGGTAGTAGTACTTGTTCGCAGACCAGTCGGACGGAATCGGGAACGTGGAGGATTTGACGTTCTGGTAGTTGTCCAGACCATCGGTACCCACATACGGATGGTTCTTGTCCGGGTCTTCGCTCTTGGCGAGTTCACGAACCTTCGGGAGGTCTTCGGCATTGTACTGCTTGACCATCTTGCCAGCGTTCGCGCCGTCCTTGGCCCAGATTTCAAACTGGACTTTGGCACCGTTCGGTGTTTGGGCGGTCTTGCCGGTGGTGTAGGTGTCTCCGTCGATGGATTCGCCGTCGAACTGCTCATACGAGGTCTGGTGGAGCACGTCGTAGATTTGCGTGGTCTTGTCCTCGTAATTGCCGTTCGCGTCGCTCAGCCACTTCTTGGACACGGTGGTGGAGAACTTCTGCACCGGGGTGCGTTCGTAACTCTTGTAACCGGTCTTGTGGTCGGAACCCTTTTCACCGTAGATATGCTGGTCGAGCACGCCGCCCTGCGGGGTCTTCAACGTGGCCTTCCAGTAAATCATGCCAGCCTTGGTGGTCTTGAAGCTCGGGTCAGTGACCTTGAAAGTCAGCTTGCCCGGACGGTTGCCTTCCTGACCGGCCTTGATTGCGGTGAACTTGTTGGTGTCGATGGTGACGGTCTTCTCGGCAATCTTGAACAAGCCTTGGTCGCCGTCATCCTCTTCGGCCTGACGGTACATTTCCACGGTGACGGTGGAGCCTTGCGGAATACGACCGATGACGCCGGTCGGATTGCTGTTGCCTTCACCCTCGTGAACCTGACCATCAGCGGACTCGGCCTCACTGGTCTCATCGTAAACGGTGATTTCATCGTACAGTTGCTCGCCGGTCGCACCCATCTTCTGCGCGTTGGACGTGACGATACCACCCGGATTCACCTGAACGGTTTCGGACGGCAGACCCAAATCGTGGGAAGCCAACTGCTTGCCTTGCGGAGACCACAGAGTCGCAACCCAGTACACGGAACCGGAGTTATCGGTGTGGGTGGTAGGGCTGGTGACGGTGAACTTCTTGGACGCGGAAGCTTCCGCATCGGAGTCCTTGATGTTCACACGCACGTTGTCCAACAGCTTAGGAGCATTGGCATCCGGGTCGCCGGATACCGCGTCGTAAGCGGTGAACGTGACGTAGGAACCTTTGAGCACCTTACCGGAGATGGTCGCCTTATCAGCGAACTCCTCGCTCGGCTTGACCTTGCCCTTGGTCACTTGGGTGGTGATGGTCGGAGGACGAACCGTGACGGTTTCTTCCGGAAGTCCAAGGTCGTGGGTGGCAAGCTGGCGTCCCTGCTTGTCGTACAGGGTTGCCTTCCAATACACGTTTCCACCGTTCATGGTGTTGACGGTCTTGGACTTGACGGTCACGGTCTTGTCCTGAGCGGAATCCTTCGCCTGAGCCGCAGTGATGTTGACCTTCTGGTCTTTCAGCAGAAGGCTGGCGTTTGTGTCAGGCTTCTCACCGACCGCATCGTAGGCGCGGAACACCACGAAGTCACCCGCGTGGACGACACCCTTGATGTCGGCGGTGTCGTAGAAGTCCTCTCCGACACCGACGCTCGTGGAGGACACGTGCGTGGTGATGGTCGGATACTTGACCTGAACGGTCTCACCGCCAACACCCAAATCATGGGTGGCGAGCACAGTGCCGTTGGCACGGTGCAGGGTGGCCTTCCAATACACGTTTCCGCCTTCGGTGGCGTGGGTCTTCGGGCTGGTGACGTTGATGGCCTGTCCGTTCTGGCTTGCGGTGACATCCTTGGCCGGAATGTTCACACGCTCGGAGTCGAGCAGTTTGGCACCTTGGGCGTTCGGAGCGCCGTCAACCGGAGCGTAGGCGTCGAAGGTGACGTAATCGCCGGATTCGATTTCACCGTTGATGGTGGCGGTATCGGTGAACTCCTCGTTGATGGAGACCTGTTCCTTGCTGACCTTGGTGGTGATGGACGGGTTTTTGATGAGAACGCTTTCGCCGGTGGCACCCAGCTCGTGGGTGGCGAGTTCCATTCCGCCCTTGTTGTAGAGCGTCGCCTTCCAGTAGACGATACCGGCCTTGGTGGCGGTCACGTCCGGGGAGTCAACGGTGAAGCTCTTACCGGCGCCGGAGGATGCAATCTTGTCGGCTGGAATGTCCACACGCTTGTTGTCAAGCAGTTTCGCGGCATTCGTATCCGGCTTGCCGGAAACCGCGTCATAGGCGGTGAATGTCAGATAGGCTCCCGCGTCAATCTTGTTGTTGATGACGGCGGTGTCGTGGAACGGACGACCGACATAGGTCTGCTGTGCGCTGGTCTTGGTGGTGAGGGACGGGCCTACCACTTCGATGGTCTCGTTCTCCAAGCCGATGGCGTGACCCGCGAGAGCCTTTCCTTTGGCATTGTAGAGTTTCGCAACCCAGTAGACCTTACCAATCTTGTTGGTGCTGATTTCCGGGGACTTCACCTCGAACTGGGTGGTGTCGGAATGGTCGGCTTGGTCGTTGGTGACGTTCACGCGAGTGTTGTCCAACAGCTTGTTGGTGGACACGTCCGGCTCGCCGGACACGGCGTCATACGCGGTGAAGGTGACATAGGAGCCACGCGGAACCAGACCGGAGATGGTCGCGGTATCGTAGAACTTCTCACCTTGGGTGACGGTGGTCTTGTTCACGTTGGTGGTCAATGTGACGGGTTGCGCGTCCTGAGTGACGAAGGAACGTTCCCACGGATTGTTGTACGCGCTCTTGAATCCTTCCGCACGGTCGGAGCCGGGGAAGTCGTAGATGAACACGTAGTAGCCGCAATGGGCCTTATCCGTGACCTTGATGTTCACATCAGTGGCAACGGTCTTGGCGTCGCTACCATCGCTCGGATAGAGAACGATTTTACCGCCGCCGACCTTGTACTTGCCGTTCATGGCCGGAACTTCCCATTCGCCAACCAGCTTGTGGTTGGCATCCTGAGTAGGCTCCTCTTCGGTGGTCGGGACGTACTTTTCGTCCTCATCCTTGTTGCCGGTTCCGGAGCCAGCCCACCAGACACGAATCTTGGCCTTCGCGTCAGCGTTGAAACCATAGTTCGTATCACCGGTGAACTTACCGTAGTCGGACGGCAGACGGCTGATGTTGATTTCATCAAGGATGTCCTTGTTCATGCCGGACTCCTGCTCCAACACGGTGGAGTCGTGGTTCGGCGGCAGAACACTCACGGACGTTTCCTGAGTTTTACCGAACTCATCGATGTAATCGCCTTTGATGTAATCCTGCTGGGACTGGTCTGACTTGACTTCAACCCAAACCCATGTTCCGAACAGTCCGGCGTCCTCATCGGACACCTGATAATCGTCCAAACCGTTCACACTGTCATAGTCGATGCCACCGGTAGCGGCCTTCGCCTTGACGGTGTTGGTCTGACCGCTCTTGATGAAGCGGGTGGTTGCTGCGGCAACCTGACGGATGCCATCGGTTTCACGCAGGCGCTTCAAATAGTCGGTCGGATTCTCACCATTGTTCTTCTTGATGACTTGGAGGATGTGCTTGGAGTCACCGACGAAATAGTAGCCCTTGAATTTGACGGGCACGTTGTCCGCCCACTCGTCGTCGGAGGAGGCGACACCGGAGGTCACACGGTCTTCGACCGGGGAGCCACGGGTCAACTGTTTCTTGCTGACTCTGGTACTGACGGTCGGCTGAAAATCACGCGACACAGAGAACTGAACATCAGCAGTCTGATTCTCAGGGTCGGAAGGCCGCATCATATCCTGACCGGGGGAATTTAGAACGGCGGCAGTGGGAACATTAATCGAAACATGGCCTGTTACTTTTCCGTTGCCGGTTGCCGTCCACGGAATATGCATTGCCTGACCGGTGGTCGTACCACTGATTGTATTGGTTCCGGTCTGGTCGAATTTCGCCGGGCCGTTCAACGTCGCAGTGTACTGAATGCCAGCAATGTACTGTCCGCTAGAGTTCTTAACGCCGGGGTCAACAGTTCCGGTACGCTTGCCAGAGGTATAGGCATAGGCGGCATTAAGGTTAGCGGGAAGAGTGTTATATGCATCATTCCAAAGATTCGCCGCATTGGAAGCGACGGCATTGATATCCGCACCTTCCAAACCAGCCGCTACCAGCTGACGGAAATGGCTACTGCCTTGGTCAAGATGCTCATGAATCGCATAAGCAACCGAAGCCTGAGTGAAATCACTGCTATCACCCTTATGCTTCTCAACCAGCCACGCACCAACCTTATGGTTCACATCCGTAGCCTTATTCCAAGTACCGGTATTAGTAACAGGTTCACCGGCCTCAACACAGTACACCGGATTACCGTTCTCATAACGTTGCGGACCAAGAGAACTACTGTGAGTACCAACCCACCAACTCCCAGAACGCGTCGCATTGAACCAGTAGCCGGGGCTGTCAGTCGTGGCGGCAAGCGCACTACCGGTCGTTATCACTCCAGAAGCCAAGGTAGCCGTCGCCGCAACCAGTGCGACAGCGGCCTTCCCCACCCGTTTAAGAATGGAGTCCTTGACTTTCCGGGAAGTTTTACTCAATGGATTACCCATAGACTAACTCCTCTAGAGGTTTGTATTGTTGTTTCCACATATATCAGGTTTTCTACAATCAACCTTCGGAAAAACGGAATTTTCTTATAGAAAGAGGATATGTTTTTTCGTTTACCTATCCGCTACCGGTACCATTTAATCCAAGAACACGAAACGAGGCGATGATGTCGAGAACATTCAAGGACAGACCATATGCGCTTATCGAGGACGAGGCCCGTTCACGCGGTTTCAGTCACACTTATGATTGCGGACGGTTTCACTGGGAGTATGTCGAAGTCGCAAAATACGCGTATTCACGGAAGAGGAATCCGCATATTCCGGCACGTCGGTGGGAGGATTGGCGGTGGATTGAGGACGATTGGTATACGGATTACGGGAATAAAACCCGAATCCGTGACTCACTGAGCATCGCCGTTAACACTTACAACAGCGGCATGATGGATGAGGATTGGGATGAACCAAACGTATATCAGCGGCGTAGACGCTGGTATTGCTAGGATTGGAAGACTGCCGTATTGCTACTGTCTCTTGTTTTTGGGCTGTATAGCATATCTTTTGTTGCGACATGCCGATTCTCGTGTTATAGTGGATTTGTCCACATTAAAGAGTAGTGTTCGCCTACCCCACATGGGAGAATCGAACATAAGAACCAAGGAGCAAAACAAAAATGGAAAAGAACCAAAACCTTGAGGAGATGCAGGAAACCACCATCCTCAACCCAAACGAAAACGACGAGGGAAACGCCAAGAAGCCCGCCAAGAAGACGATTATTGTCAGTACTATCGCGGCGGTTGTTGTCCTTGCCGGCGTGGGCGGTGGCTACGCGTATGCGTCCAATACAACATACGATTCCTATGAGTCCCAGCTTGAGTCAGCCAAGGAGGCTGACTCGAAGCTGGTGAAGACACTTGCGGAAGCACGGACGCTCGTCAAGGCTACGAAGGAAACGGACGTGCTTGACAAGACCATGTTGGACTCCTTGACGAAAAGCATCAAGACCGGAGATGCCCTGAAAGGCGTTCCGACCACATCGCATGCCACTAAGTGGAACCTGTGGGGCACGACCAAAGCCAATACCATTGTTGCCGACGATAACACCGAAGCCAATGATTCCATCGACGCCATCAACAAGGCCATGAGAAAGGTGAACAAGTCCAAGACGGACAAGCAGGTCAAGGATGCGAGGTCCACGCTCGACAAGACCATCAGTGATGCGGAAACTCTATACAAGGATTCCGAAGGCAAGGTGCAGGACAACAAGACCCGTGAAAGCTTGAAAACCGCCATCGACACGGCAAAGAAAACCGTTGACGACAAGAAGTCTGACGTGAAAACCCTGAACGCGCAGAAAGACGCCGTGTCCAAGGCTGTCAAAAGCGTAAACGACTCCAAGACTGCGAAAGAACAAGCCGACGCGGAAGCCAAAGCCGAGGAAGCCGCACGCCAAGCCGCACAACAGCAGTCGCAAGCCCAAGCCCAAACCTACTCGAACACGAACTACAATCGTACGAACAGTGGCACCAGCACCTACAGCGCTCCGACGCAACATGCCCAGACCCAACAGTCTGCGCCACAGCAAAGCCAGAACCAGAATAATAGTTCCTCTAATTCTGGATACACCAAGCTCTGCGCGACATTCGATTCTCAGGGCAACAGCACATATTACACCCCCTGCAACTAGAAGTTAAGGATACAGGTCTAACTGAATTCGCGAACATTATTTACGGTATTTTCTGAGACGATGGCGAGCACTTCATGCTCACCATCGTCCGCGTAAGCCGCAAGTATTTTCTCGGGTTCTAGCACTGTCTTCCAGATAGTGCCCTGCCTACCGAATCTGCCCGCGAACTTTTCCGCGACTTCGAGATTGCTCGTCCAGCTTAACCCCATATGCACGCTCTTGTCGATTTCACCCCTGTACACTGTTATAGGCTTGTCGAACGTCTTCTCCAAAGCACCCTCTCCCCCAATGCAGGGCTTGGTCTGCTGGAGTAGCTTGACGAGGTGCCTGTCGAATTGGCGTGATGGGTATTCCTCGTTCTTTCTGACGTTCAATGCCGTCATGCGCTGGTATTGCCTGTCGTTCAGTTCTTTCCATGGGACGAGCTGGTAGATGAGTTCCATTAGGGCTGTTGGCGCCAGTGCGGTGGCGTGGTCTATCTGCTGTTTGGCTTCGTCTGTTCTGCCTTGTTGTATGAGGGTTTTTGTGGGTGTGGTTTCGTTCCATCTGCGAATGTATTGTTCGACCATTTGGAACATGGTGTTGTTCTTGTTTGAGAGGGTGTCGAATATGAGGGGTTGCGCGTTTGCTGTTTCTCCTGTCTCAACGTCCAATAGGACAAGTCCATCTAATCCGGTGGAGAGGTAGAGGTATGGGCGAAGGGTTGGGTGGTCGGTGAGGATTTGTTGGATTTGCTTCCATTCGAGTGGGAAGCTGAATCGTTTGTCTCGATGACTGTCGATGGTTTGCCAGTCTGTCCAAGTGGCTGTGTCGGCTTTTATTAGGCCGTGTTGGGCGAGGATTGTTGTTTGGTTTGGCATTTCCAACCTCCTTTGTGTGAACAATCCCAGTATATCATCGAAAGTGAGAAGACACGCTGAACACAACAAAAACAAAAAAGGCGCGAGAAGAAAACAACCCGCGCCCAAAAACAGCTCAGTGCTTGACATGCCGTTTCAAAGTATCCAACCAGTCCAACGGAAGATTCTGCGTCGAATCCAAGTCAACCGCATTCACGCGTCGCACCAGCTCCTCCGGCGTCACGCAAGGAATATCACCCGGCCACATGACCCCAGTCACATCCGGCGCACCCTTATCGGAAGTCGGCACCATGCAGACAAGCCACTCCACTTCAACCGGCTTGCCGTTGAACATGAAAGCCCACATGTCCCTCTGCCAGTTCATGTTCGCGGAAAGTTTCAAATCCGGACGACCATCCACACCGGTTTCGAACGCACGCTGACTGACGCTAATTCTCAACAGTTGGTCTGGGGTGAGGTTACGGTAGGCAGTGTCCGCATTGCCTTTATAGTTCTTCGCATCCACGAACCACAAATGCGTTTTGCCCTGTTTGTCCTGTCCGGCAATCACGCAGTCGATATCCGCGTCAGTGAACTGGTGTTGCTCGTTCAGACCGTGCAACGACCAGAAGGACACCACGTTGGGACAGTTGCCGGTAATCATGTTGGCGAGGATTTGTTCACCTTTCTGGCCGGATTGAATCTCATTGGTGGTGAAGTTCGACTGTGATAGACCGCCGCCCGGATTGCCATAGAGGCGGTATTGGCTTCTCGCCTGTTGGATGTTGGCTGGGTTCATGGTGTTCCACAATGGGTCTGGTTGACCACCACAATCCTCATTCACTAGCCTGTAACCGTGATAATTCGGACGTCCGGGTTCGGCCTTGAGCAGATTGAAGACTACGCCTATCTGGTCGATGGTCTGATTGAGAGCCTGTTCAACTTCCTTTGCCTCATTCTGCTGACTCTGCCTCCTGTACTCCTCGCCTTCTTTTTCAGATACCGGCTGATAAAGACCATATGCGACACACATGCAAAAAACACCAATGAGGATACGAGGAATGGCGATAAACGCGTTGATTAGGGGAACTTGCGAATGCGGATACCCGTACACGTATTTTCCGGAGAGTGACATGAACATGTCACTCAAACCACCGAGACCATTCTTCAATCCGTAAAAGAATGCGATACCACACACAGCACCTAATACGTTGACCATGGCGATGGACTTTTTTGAGGTTTTAAACTGAGTGGAGAACAGGAACCATCCTCCCACGCCGCATACGAGTAGTAGTAACCATTGCAGGATGGAGGATGGGACGAGTATTAATAGTAGGTATTTCACGGTTAGGTTTCCTTTCGGAGTGTGTTTCTTTTTAGCTAAAACATACTCCGAAAGGGTGTAAAAACCTATTTTTGGATTCGGTGGATGTTTAATATCCAATACCGTTTATGTGGTTCGGCTCCCCATTCGGTACGTCCCTCTCCTTTAGAGAGCGTGCAGATGGCGGTGAAGCTCGGACTTGTATGGGAGTATCCGTTGCGGAATAGTATTGGCTGCTCGTCCAATCCTGTTGGATTATTCGACTCGTCCATGTCGAACAGTCGGCGGAAGCGAGAATCGTAGTAGGGTTTGACTTCTCGGTATTCTTCCGTCTTCTCGCCGGAAAGAATCATGTCAAACCATTTTCGAGTTATTGGTAGGGTTAACACCTTAGCTCCGATTCTGAAACATACATGTCTATAAGTTCTCTTCCTCGTAATTTTTCAATCCACTCTGTAGGAATGCTGTCGAATCCGTAGACGGCTCCGGCTAACGCTCCCGCGACACTGGCTGTGGTGTCCGTGTCTTCTCCAAGGTTTACTGCGGTAATTACGCAATCCCGATAATTGTCGGTATTGGTTAAGCACCAGAGTGCCGCGTTCAATGTGTGGAGTACGAATCCGTCCGATTCTACTTCCGTTCTGGGAATGGTCGGGTCGAACGGGAATCCTGAATCCGTTATCGCCTTATGTGAAGGAACGCAGTTTAACAGTCCTTCGAGGATTCGCACGTATTGTACGCACGCCGTCATACTGATTTCATGAGCGTGGGTGATGGCGCTGACCTGTTTGATTTCCACGTCTGGCAAATTGTAGAAGGCGCATGGTGCGACCCGCATTAGCGAACCATTGCCGTTATCGTTCAAACCATCGCAACCATGCCTTGACCTGATGGCTGTGGCTACTGTGATACCGGAATCATACGTGTTCCCGTCCGGCGTGTACATTCCGTGTTCCAACCACATTCGGTAACGCATGAGCATGTCGGCGGTGTTGACTTCACCATGGCATTCGGTGAGCGAGTCCAAGGTTGCTAGACTCAACGCGGTGTCATCGCTCCATGTTCCTGCTGGCTGGTTATGCTCGCCATGACCAATCATTCCAGTGCAGTTGAATGTGTCTCTCTGTTGAAACTCGTATGGGACTCCCAACGCGTCACCGATGGCGAGACCGTACATGACGGATTTCAGTTTTTCGGCTTCTAACGATGGCGTACTGGTATGAATTGACTCCAACCGGTTTTTAGGTCTTGCATGCAGATGGAACAACTTCGTTTAATCCTTTCCACTTCCGGACTTATCGATTTTCAGCCCCCTTAACAAGTCCCCCTCCTCGAAAGCGGACTGCGCCTGTTCACGGGTAGGAAACGAGTTGACGGTTCTGGCTCCACATCTTGGACAGCCGACCCTCCACCAGCAACACCATGATTCCTTGCTATGATTCGTCGGATTGACAGCCTTACGGAACTCTCCCCGACTACCGCACTTTGGACACATGAGCGTCAAATCGAAAGCATCTGGATTGAATTTAGCAATCCGTAACGCCCTACGGTTCGCCAACTCGTCCACGGCAATCGGATTGAAACCTAATTGTTTTATCTGCTCCGGCGAATAATCATTCATCAATGATGAAACCGCTGACGCCAATCCCTGTTTGGTGTACGTCCATTCAGAACCGTCGCTCACACTGACGAACGGGTGTGGTCTAATCCACTCTCCCAACAGGAAAGCCCTCAACGCTTCCTCCCGCGTGTCACGGGGAAAAATCAGTCGGGCTGGACAACGCCTATACGAACAGTGGGCATAATAAGGACGAAAAAATGGGCTTCCCTTGCCAACGGTCTCATCTTCCGCGCCGATACGGCAGACGGAACCGTTCAAAAACGCGGTGAGCGCTCCACCGTCAACAATCCCATAACCTTTATGGCAGAGCGGGCATGGATATTTTTCCTTGAGGATTTTTTCATGCTCCCGCTTCAAAGCTCGCTCGGCTTCCTGAATGGCTTCACGGTCTGCGTTCTCTTGCAGTATAGGTGGGGCTATCTTGTCGATGGTGCTCTTGGGGAGTCGGGTCCGCTCCTGCACTTTCTGTGGTGGCATTCCCAATCGGAGAAGTTCTTTAGCGTTTTCAACAGCCTCACGCCACGGGTCATAATAAGCCATGCCTACTCCAGTCTTCTAATGTTTTTTTCTTGCAAAGAATGTAGACGGTCGATGGTGGAAACATCATATTCGACTGTCTGTCCACTGTGCCCCGGAACTGCGTCGGTTCTTACCACCTCGTATCCCGTTCTTCCGAAGTTGGTCTACCGTTCAACGCTTTCAGATTCCTTCTTCGACTCAACCGATTACAGTTTGACCGGTTTGCCGTCCTCATCGAACAATGCGATACTAACCAAAGGCCAAGTACACTCTTCCTTCAAATCGTATGATTCTTCCCAAACAAACAATGTAGCCTGAGCGTAGTGAGTGCCGTCAACACGAAGAAGAAGTTTCTTATATCCAGTCTTGTCGAAAAGCGACGTGTCACTGTCTCCAGCCACATGAACGTCGAAAGTAGACTCCAATACTTGGACTGGATTATCCGGCTTCGGTCGAAAAACCCTTTTCCGCCTATCGGACGTGCCTAACAGTTGCACCCAACCAAAAGCGAAACCCAGTAGAAAAACGGCTACGGGAGTATATTCGGAAGTTTGATTGGAATATTTCGGGTAGACCACATTTCCAAACAGGCGACCATGAGGCCAATGAAAGCACATGCCATGATATTGAACGCCCAACGGTCGGTATTGCCTTTGTAGTCTTGCCGGGCTTTGCTCCACTTGGATAATGGAACCAGATAGCCGGATTCGCGAAGTATGCCAGCCGTAGTGTCCGTGTCCAATGGTTGCAACATTCTCAGGTTAAGCTCTTCGCCATGCTCTAACACTTTTTTTTAAAATCCTTCCTATTTGATTGGGAAACGTTTTCCATCCTGTGTGTACAGGCCGAGTTTGTTTTCGCTTGCGTGCAGTGTGACTTTGGTCTTCTTGTCGCCACGGTAGACGACGCATTTCAAATCTTCGGCAGGAAGTTTGTCTTTGCTAGAAAAATCGCAGTCGATGTCGTCCAAGTTCCAAACTTTGGAAATCTGCTCGCGAATAGTGGGAGGTGCCGTCGAACGCTGTTCGTAATAGTTGTCGAGAACCACCACGGACGTGATTTTCCCTTGGAGAGCATCGGACGCGTCCAATGGAATCGTTTTGGTGGGTGGATTATTATAGGCGTTCCACGCTTTTACCCACCAGTCGTAGTCTTTCAAAAGTTTTACCTCTTCACCGATTTTGTGAACACTGCCAGTATAACATAGGTAAAAAAATCCCGCCATCAAAAAGACGGCGGGATTGGAGTCACATTATCTCCCTATCGAATAGAGAGGTAATGTCAGCGGTTGCCCTCATGTCGTTTTGCGACGGAGAGGATTACACCGGCGGCGGCAAGCACAATGACCGCGACCGCGATGACGCCGACTGCCACACCCGTGGTAGCCAAGCCCTGACCGTCCTGTTGAGCGGTCTGAGTATTGTTCTTGGTATCCACTGTCTTCTTGCCGGTGTTGGTCTTACCGGTGTCGGTGGTCTTATCGCTGGTCGGAGTGTTCACATCGTTTTTATCGTTGGATGGAGCCTTCGTATCATTGTCGGACTTGTCGGAGTCATCCTTTGACGGAGTATCGTTCTTGTCCGTATCGTCCTTCGGGGTTTCCGGCTTGGAATCATCACCCTTGGAAGGAGTATCAGTATTGATATCGTCCTTCGGAGTGTTCGGCTTGAAATCGTCGGTCTTGTTGTCATCCTTGGATGAAGTATCCGTCTTATCATCCTTCGGAATCTCAGAACCGTTGCCACCGTTGTCGGTCTTGTTGTCGTCCTTCGGGGTTTCCGGCTTAGTCGGGGTCACATCCTGCTTGACCGGCGTCCACTGCGCGACCACGGTCACGTCGGAGCCGTTGTCCTCGACGCTATCGCCGGAATCGACCTTGACTCCATCAATCATCCAACCGTCAAACTCGTAGCCATCACGGGATGGAACAGTGTCGGACACGTCGGATGGCAGGTCTGAATCCTCATATTTGCCGTTGCCACCGTTCGTATCGTAGCGAAGCACATGCTTCGCCTCCCACTGCGGATACAGGGTGGTGTTCTTCGGAATGATGGTCACGGTATCTCCCGGCTTGTAAGAGTCGCCGGTACCGTCCGGATTGGTTGTCCAGACGATGAACCGGTAATGGTCTTTGGCGGGTTGTGGCACGACGAACGGCGTGGTTTCAGTCTTGTTCTGACCGTCCAGTTTCACTTCCACGTGACGGGTCACTGGAACGTTGACGCTGTTGCGGTGGAATTCACCGCCGATGGTCACGTTCTTGGCGATAATCTGTCCTTCAACGTTCTGAGACGCGTCCACGTTGGCTTCCGGCGCGAGAATCACGGAAGAGGATGCGCCAGCGGTGCCGACGTTGCCGTGATACTGCCCGTCCTTGGATTTGGAGTCGGTCAGATTGTAGACGACCCCCTTATCCGTCCAGTGGGCGTATTCGGCGTGATTGATACCGTCCACGTCCAATTGGGGCAGAGTGATATTGTCCACACCTTTGGTGTCAACGTTCACGATGAGACGGGTATTGTCTCCCAACGTGGCGGTCACACGATTACCTTGCAGTTCAGCCGCGTCAATATTGAGGTGGGCCACGTCACCTTTTGCGTCGATATGACGCTTGTTCATGTCGGAGAAATCATGGGTAGCGTTGGCTTCCGGAGCTTTCGCCCACTTGGCCGACAGGCTGGTCATGCTCTTTTCCATGGATTTCAAATCAAGATATTTGACGGTCTTGGAATCCTTGAGCACTCGTTCGGACTTCGGGAGGCTTCCACTGGTCTGCATTTCCAGCTTGTTGCCGTTCACCGTCCAACTGTTGCCATTGTCGGTCTGTCCGATGATGTTTGACTGTCCGAAGACAATCTTGGAGTCGGCGGGCAGATTGACGTTGATATTGCCGTCAACCTCGTCCATGTAGCTGACTTCCGGCTCGTCCACACCGTTGGCATGATTGCCGAAGGCCGCGCCAATATAGGCGTGCTCGGTGGCGATATTACTGTTCGTATGCGCGTTCAAGTGGACGGAGTCGAAGCCGACGAGACCGAAGTTCGCCGCCTCGCCCAAGTCGCCGCCCAACAGGTCAACGGTTTCATCAGCCGTGAACATGTTGGTCTTGCCCACGATGATTGGGTTGCCGACCTCTGCGGCCAATGCCACGTTTGCGGATGCGAGCATGGACAGTGCGGCCACTGCCGCGATGAAGGGGATTTTCCCTCGGAGTTTGTTTTCCAAATCTTTCCTTCTGGTTTCTTACTGTGTTTGACGTCCTCCCCACGGTTTGAAGCCGGAGGATTTCTCCTATCGTTTTTTGCGGTAGGAGAGGTTTTGGTTTCTAAGAGACTGCTTCGGATTCGCATGTAGCGTTTCCGATAGTCTTACGTCCCTGTTCGACCGGGGTGCCGTCCGCGCCCCACAGGTTTTCCGACGTGACGGCGAGCGTGTCCAATCCTCGTTTGAGGATGTTTTTCGCCGCGTTCACGTCAGCGTTCGTCTTATACGAGCATTTTTTGCAGAAGAAGACCGCTTGGCTCTCGCGGTTTTCCTTCGCCACATACCCGCAGTAGATTGTTTTGTGTTCTTGCGCTACTTCAATCTTCCTCCCTTTCTTCCAAAGGCTTGTAATCGTACTTGTCGAGCAACCTGTGCAGATGCTCGGCGGCACAGTCGAAGTCGTTCAACGCGCACGCAAGCGCTTCCTGAGTGCTTTCAGGAAGAGAATCCATCACGTCGGAAATCATTGCGGCGGAATTGGTGGCATTGTCGGATGCGAGGGCGATGGCGTCCAAATCGTCGGAGGATGGTGTGGAATCCTCCTTGGTTTTGACGGTCTCATACTCGAATCCGGCTGGTGCGATGGGCTGTTCCTCCGGCTGGAATCCGTGGAATTCAAGCCAACGGTTGAACAGTTCTTCCGCTTCCTGTTCGCCTACCTTATCGGGACGGTTCTGGATGAAAGTGTCGTGAATAAGCTTGGTGGTGACGTCGGTCATTGTTTGTTTTCTTCTTTCTTATCGGTTTTCTGGATTGGATTGTTTTCGGCTGGGATTGGATTGGCCTGTATGGAGGTTCGTTCTAATCCTGACCGGAAGTCTTTCAGCAGTGCTGAGAATGATGTGACACCATCTTCCTTCCCCACGTTGTCACCGGCTGTGAGCTGTGGATACTGGTCTGGAGTGTTGGAGATGGTCTTCACGTCATCACAGTGTCTTTTCGCATACTCGATAGCGCGTTCCGGCGAAGCGCCTTTGGAGATGGCGTAGGTCAGTCCTCGTCGGAATCCCCATGCGGTGTTCGCGTCGGTGATGCCATATCCGTCAAGCATGCGGCTGATTTCAGCATTGGATGGCACTCTGCTCAAACGCTTCCTCCTGACCATCTGATTGATGTCGTAGGGAGCAATCCAAGCTTCCCGTGACGAATGTGTCTGGAAGAATTCGATGATGGCTTGACGGGCTTCGTCGGCTTTAATCGTATGGTCGATTTCGTTGACGAAGTTATCCACCTGCGCGTCATCCAACGGCTTGTTGCCGTAATGACTGTTGATTTGAGTCAACAGCGCGATGGCGCACGGGCGTTCGAAGGCGCGGGGATAATGCTGTTTGCCATTACCGGCCTGTGCCGTGGTCAACGTTCCTTGCGTTGGAGCCTGTGCTGTCATCATTCATCCCATCCGGCTTGGGCAAGGGATTCTTTCAACATGTTCATGTTGTGCTCGTATCCTTCCTCACTACGGGTCTTACGTCTGCTCTGACCGTTCCTGTTAAACTTGTCGGCGTTGAGGAGCCAATTGTCGAAGGCGCGGTCGAAGTCCAAGTATTTCTTGCCATTGGAATGGCTGTAGTTGTAGAACTTTTCAGCTTCCGTATTCACGTCGATGTTCAGTTCATTGGCCCGGTCGATGTGCTTCTGGTTCGGTTTCCAATCCTTCGGCACCATCCGCTTATAGTGGCGGACTTTCGGTACTTCCTCGTCTGGAATCAGTGGGGTCACTTCCTCCTGTTGGGGATTTTCCTGTTCCACTTTGGCGGAAACCAAGTCTTCGGGGTTTCCCCAGATGGGGTCTACGTCGATTGTCGGTTCTTCATCGAGAAACGCTTCCCGCTCGGCTTTTTCCTTGGCTTTGCGTTCGTTTTCCTCGTCCTTTTCCCTACGCCAGTGAAGCAACTGTTGGATGAAAAGTCGGTCAGGCGAAAGCGGAGCGGCCTTGAAACCGTTGTCACGTTCCACATACAGGCGTGAATCGTACACCTTGCGGAACAGGTCAGCCGCTTGCATGATGGTCATTTTGCTTCCGCCACCCAACTCCTTGTACAAGTCGGCGGCTCCCTGAGTCGGAGACCAGTCTTCGGGCAGTGGATGCCAGAACCAAAGCTGTTGCGGGATTTCATCCCACTGCAAATACTTGGGTTCCCCGTCATCATCCACGTCGATTGGGGTGTCGGAATCGTATTGGGGCAGAACCTTGACCTGTTCCATGGTCATCGGCTCCTCGAACGGAGGCTCCATGGTTCCGTCCATCAGTTCGACCGGTTCGGGTTTGTACTTGCGTGGGCGACCGCGCCGACGCTTCGGTTTGTCTTCTCCTTCCGGAGGGAGTGGATTCTTACGTGGCCGTCCACGACGCTTCCCGACAGGCTTGTCTTCCGCTTCTACGGGTTTCACGCTTGAGGTTTCGGTATCGTCCTGCTTGGCGGGTTCTTTTTCCTTTTTGGAGGTGGAATTATCTGTCTGGGAGGTGTTTAGGGAATCATCCTCGACGGGTTCCACGCTTGGATGCGGCTCCTCATATTCGTCGGAGTCGGCATTCGATTCACTGAGGATGTCATGAATCTCCTCCCACTCGAACGGAAAGTGCTTTCCCTGTCGGAGGGTTCGGTTCAGTTCACTGACTAGGATTCTGCGCAGTCTTGGGCTGGCGGTTCCAAGGTATGCGGATTCGATGGTTCCGGAGTCCGCCGTGAGGTCGATGTGGTCGAGGAGGAGTGCTTCTTCGGTGTCCTCGTCTATGACCAGTAGTCCTTCGTTTACGAGTTCCCGGCCCGCCTGTTGGAATAGGGTGGGAGTGTTTCCGTGAGTGTAAGCGTTGATTTTTCCAAACGTCCAATCACATACGCCGAGAGCATTGGTCTTCGGATGCAGTTGGAGCATCATCCATAGGTGCTGGCCTAGGATGTCCAATTTTGTGAAGTGTTTATCCAAGAGGATTTTCTGGTCTATTGTCTTTCTCAAAACATTCCTTTTGGTCTGGCCTGTGTGGAGTCTGGCTTATATTGTGTGGACGTTTTTTATTCTAGTCATACTGGGCGTATTCACAAAATTGGGGGTGTGTTCCTCCAATTTTGAGGCGGGGTGTGTGGGACGGGTTTCTTGGAGGTGTCTACCCGACTGTCCACAAGGGCGTCCGTGCCTTGTCGTAACTCATGTTATGCATTGACTTCCTGTTTCTTCGAGTGAACAAGTGTTCGTAATTACAGACAATAGCATATAAAAGTATGCTGTCAAATCTAAAACCACGCGTTTCATGTTAAAAATCAGTTATCATGGAAAACATGGGAAAAAGAAAAAACCAAACCAGCGAATTCAACAGAAGAATCAACCAACGCATCCTAGCGGAAGCCGGAATCCGACGGCTCTCCGCACGGGACATCGCACGTCAACTAGGCAAAAGCCCCAGCTATGTCACCACACGATACAACGAAACGGTCGAATGGCTCCCCGCCGACGTGGAAAAACTCGCCCACGCATGGAACATGACCCCAGAAGAACTCATCGCCGGACACAACGGATACCATTCCACGCAATCCGTTGTGGAACAGCAGCTTCAAGCCGTCCTGCGCAAAATCAATTCCGGCGACCTCACATTAGCCGCAAACCACGACCCCAACAAGCAAGCGGAATCGGAAAGCGAGGACGCTTGCTGAAACATCCCCCAGTAGACAACAGAAGCGTCGCCATCGACCGGCGAATGTGCTATGAAGAGATAAAACGGATGGTAGGACTCGCACGTCAAGCGCCATACGTTTTCGAGGAGGAACTTCCGGAAAACATCAACGGCGTATATGACGAGGAAACCCGAATAATCGTCATAGACCCACGGTTGAACGAGCGGCAGAAACGATGCACGTTAACGCATGAACTATTCCATTGGACTCACGGTGATACTTGTTGCTGGAAACAATACGACAGCAAGGCTGAATCATACGTTCGTAAGGAGACGGCGATACTGCTTATCAATCCGTTCGACTATATCCAATCCGAACGAATCTATGAGGGTGAGCTTTTCCCAATGGCCGTGGACTTAAACGTGACAGTAGGTGTCCTTGAGGATTATAGGCAGATATTGGAGAACGCAACAAAAATGGTTGGAGCAGTTTCCTGCCCCAACCATCAGGATTAGTTTTCAGCCAGCTTCTCCCCCAGACCAACGCTTTCCGCCGTTTTCCGTCTGCATTCCAAATAGAGTGGGACGATTTCCACGACGGTTTCCTTGAACTTCTCCCAGTCGGGGGCGTCTTCGGTTTTGCGGCTCGCATCCCCGTCCAGCCATACGGTCATCGACTTTTCGTAACCGTATTGACGTTCTCTCAGTTCAATGAGACCATTCTGTTCCGCAGTGGCGAGATACGTGTTCACGAACGTTTCCACAGTGCTGTTGTCTTCGTCGCCGTGGATTTTCAGACCGAGCTTGTTGGCAAGTCCATCGACTTCCATGCGCAATGGTTTGGGAATGCGACGGCAGATTTGCTGATTGCGATGGCTTTTCTCCAGTCGAACGGCACGATAGGCTTCTTCCGCCTTGCTATCCGAGCCGAAGCCCATAATCCAACGGACTGCCTTGATTTGAGCGTTTTCAAGAATGTTATAGGCACGGGTTCGGCCTACCTGTTTCCCATCCTCATAGTAGGAGGCGTAGGCGCTTTGGCGGGTATGCCAGTTGGCGGGCTGCTGGCTTCCCATCACTTGGATGACGACCTTCCTGTTCTTGTAGTTGTACGTGTATGAGTGGTGGAACAGCCCCGTGTCATCGAACCCGTATTCGGTGACGCAGGATAGTCCGAATCCGGTAGCGTCGATGGTCTTCTTGTACTTAGGGGGTTTCGGTGTGGTGTTTTTGTCGCTCATTTTTTCTCCTTAACCAGTTTTTGTGAACAATTCCACTATAACATCTGGAGGGGAAAAAGAAAAGCCGCTCCCCAAAAAGGAGCGGCCAAAACTCAAGCAAGTAGAAGGAAGTATAAATACGGCAGTCTTCCAATCATCATAAGCGTGGTTACTGCAAGCCGGTTGGCCGCAGACCGCGCATGTCGGGTCGTCGGCCTCCACTGGTTCGTTGCAGATGACGCAACGGCGGAGCGGATGGTAATTCACGTTTTCGTTCACTCTCTCTCCCAATTGGCGTGTTTCTCACGCCAGCTTTGCCTCATGAATTCCGGAAGATTCTCGTCCGACGTATCCCCTTGATACCAAAACTCCGTCAGACATTGACCGAGTCGTTGGTTCTGATTGTCGCAAACATATTGACCGACTTTCTTGTTCCAATTCCTCATGGCAGAGAGAACGAAAGCCTCATCCGTTCTCAAATGTCCTTTTTCGCAAAGGATAATCCAACGGTCGAGGTTCTTGGAATAACGACAAACCGGAGAGCGTCCACATTCAGGACAAACCGGCATATTGGAAACGGTTTCCACAATCTCATGCCAATCCTTTTTAAGAACGGCACACACTTCCCCCGCTGGCCCCATTCGCAAGCCCCGCTCGAACATTGCGGACAACGGGCAACCACTATCGTCGAAAATACGGACTTTCCAGTATTTTTTGTCCACAATAAGAATCTCGCTGATTCGAATAGCAACCGTTTTTCCGCAGAATGGGCAAGGTTCTTTTGGATAAGTTTCCGTCCAAACTCCTGTTTCTTCGACGCTCAATCGTCTTCCCCTTCCGTAAGGAACAGTCCCAGCTTGTAGGCAATGTCCACGAATTCCTCAGAATCGGTGGTTTCAATCGCCTTGTTCAAGCGGAGGCGAATATTGTCGTTCATGTCTGAATGCGAGTAGCGAGGGTACCAGTTTTGTGAGTCCCCGGTCTCTGCCATGAGATTGACTTCGGGGATGGTGAACCATTTGATTTCCGCAGTCATGCGTTGAATAACCCGACAGTCCCCCCGACTGTGCAGTTCGCTCAAATGTTTTCTAAACTTCTCCGCAAGCATCCTATCCGCAGCAGAAGCCAATGGTACCCACCAGTACCAGACTTCATGCTCCCACGTGTTGCTCTCCCGCCATTGCAGGTAGGGACGGTAGAAGCCGTTGACTGTGGACAGTGGCGCGTCGTAATTGCCGTCATGATGACAAAACGGGTTACGTCGCAGATAGTATTCGTCTTTCATGTCCGATAACGGCTCGTATTCCGGAGCTTGCAGAAGATACCGGTCGAGCCGGTGAACCAGTCTACGGGTCAACGAATCAGCCTGTCTAGCCGTGACCGGTCGTACCTCAATATCAGAACCGGCCAGTCGGGAATGCTGAACCCACTGGTCTCTCCGCAGTCGATTATCGAACTGTTGGACTAACGGTACTACGTCGGCATTAGTGTTGCCCAATGTCGCATAATAATGGTTTCCCACGGTTACTCCTTTGTCTTGTTCATTTCGATTTGTCTGACGAAGCTGTGCGAGTGTAACTATCATGGGTTTTCTCCTGCAATCTCGTCTCTATTTCAAGAACGTATTTCTTGTTAAACGAGCGGCAAAGACGTTTCCAGTATTCCTCGGCCATGTTTGTCTTCCCCCCTGTCGGCGTCATGACACGCATGGCCTCCGGGTTAAGGATGTCACCACAATAAGTGCTGGAATCCCGGTGTTTTAACACCGGGAGGACGTCAAGCGGATTCTCCCCGCTTAACGCCTCATATTGGCTAACATACTTGTCTAGTTGCTTCTTGGTTTCTTCGATTTGCCACAGTAGTTCCTTCTTGCTCAAGTCGAGAATGTGTTCTGCGGCACCTTCGACGGTCTTATGAGTTTTGCGCCATTCGAGATAGTCGGGATACTCGTCACAGTTGAATAGTTCGACGGTGAATGGCCCAGACCACATTTTCAGCAGTCCAATTTTTTGAGCGTCCTCCGCGATGAAGTCCGCGCCCCAATCCTCCCATTCGGGAAGATTGTCGAAATCGGTTGCGTCTAGGATTGGCCGGGCATCAATGATAATGGTTTCGACTTCCATGTAGTTGTCATGTATCCACTGTTCAAGACGGATGGGAATGTTAATGGGAGTGTTCACGTCCATTTGTACGACCCCTATCTCAATTGAAGAATGCCAATGCCCGATGTTCGACATGCATTGACATGTCGTATCTGTTTTCCAGTTCTTCGATGTTTTCCTCGTCGGAAAGTACCGGGTCGTACATGTTACAAGCGCCATCGCCGGATACAACGACCTTGGCGACTGAAATCGCGCGGAGGTCGGCCAACCAGTATTCATCGTTCGGATTGCCGTCCATGATGGGGCGTTCGCGTACTTCCTCGGGTAGGTTTTTTAATTGTTTGATGAGTTCGTTGACGGTCATTTGGTTTTCTCCTTTGGGTCTACATGTGTGAACAGTTCCACTGTAACTCAGTTTGTCGAAGGCGTCAAGAATCTCTGTTCCGCCGCGTGAGAACCACCAGCCAGACAATGACGGCGAACCCCGCTGCCACCATGGGAGCCAACGCGTCGGTTTCCCGATAGCAGACAAGCCGCACCGTCTGACAGGCCAGCAGTAGCCGAAGACCCCGGCGGCGGCTCCGAAGACCCCGGCGGCGATGGTCCGTCCGCCGATGGCGAGGATGAGGCACATCGCGCCGCATGCCAGCGACACGCCGTAGAACCAACGGAAAGACTTGGGCGCACGGCTGATTATCATTGAAAAGTCCGGAGATTGCGGCTATTGTATGGCATACAACGTAGAGAAGCCTTGGTTCGCCGAGGCGTCTCGGAACGGCGGTCGAATTCATCGGCCGCCGTTTTTTTATTCTGAGAGGTGAAGATGAAGCAGCGAGCGACGTTGGATGAGCAGATAAACACCCTCGTCTCGCATGGCGTCACCTTCGACCTGATGGACGAAGAGAAAGCCCGAAGGTTCCTCTCGAACAACTCGTACTTCTTCTGCACGACAATCCCTACACCGACGACATGAAAACCGGCCTGCAAGGCGATTTTGCCCTATGGAACCTCTGGGAACTCTTGGGATTCAACGACCAACTGACTCTGTTCAAATCTACTTATGTGAACCATTCCAGTATAACATAGGTAGACGTAAAAGGATGCTCACCCCACGTCAGCGAGCCGCGTTCCAAGCCCTCTCCCGCTCATCCTCCAAACGGTCATACTTCCGATTCTCCTCGTCGCACACCTTCCGATGCGTGTCGGCGGCAATGACATCTATAGAACGGTTGAAGGAGTGCAACAGCGCGCTCAAATACTCCAGATGTCGTGCGGGGCCGTACTTGTATCCGTTGCTCACATCATGTAGTTTCTTATCCACATATGCGAGGGAGCCGAGCATGTTGATGATGGACACCAGTCCGGTCAAAGCCAATAGGTTCTTTAGGAAGCTTTTCACGTTTCCACCTTTCGAGTCTTTCCTTTCCTAGATTAGTCGGCTGGAACACTGTCCCATGCGCGACGCGGGAAACAAAAAAGGGACGGCATCAAGCCGTCCCCGTCAAGGAAAAAAGTCAGATGACCACTACCGTGAGAACCGCTACGATGGTCAGGATGACCACAGCCCATCTCAGGTTCCTGCGACCACACAACTCCCCTAGTCTCGTATCACTACCCAACAAGTCTTCCAATGCGGACACGAGGAACATGAGCGCCAATATGATAGCTCCCACAGCCAATGCGATAAGCACATTCTGTTGCGATAATAACGACAGCATTTTTCCAATCTCCTATACGAACGCGGGTTGATTCAGACGGTCTCGCAGGCTCAATTCCAAATATTGTTCGTGTGACATTCTCCCCCCGCCTGTAGAGGCGGGGGCTTCCTGCTCAAAGTAAAAGGAAGTATAAATACGGCAGTCTTCCAATCATAGAGCGTCAGCGTGTCGTCTTGGAACCAAGGCTTCAAGCCGTCTGCTCCAGTCGTTCCAATAGTTCCCGTCCCGCAGGGAGCGGCGTCAGAGCGCCTGTTGCGATGTCGAGGTGAACCAGCTTGTCGTTCAGCAGTTCGACGGCGGCGTTTTCGAAACCGGCCTTGTATGCGTTGGCCGTTCCCTGTCCGGCTTGGCGGAGCAGTGTTTCGCTGTTGCGCTCGTATAGTCGGATTGGACGGTCTGCCTCGCCTTGGGCGAGCGTGGATACGAGGCGCATGCCATCCTTGGTGAGGGACGGGGCTGATTGCCCGTTACGTCGGATGAGTCCGGCATCCAGCAGTCGTCTGCCGATGTTGCTTTTGAGGATGTCGGCGGTCAACCGTCCTTTTTCGACGCTGTACAGGATTCTGGTCTCGCCTTCGCTGATACCGGCCATGAGGATATGGAAACGTTGGGTGGAGGATTGTTCGTCCAATGCTGTTCCTTTCGGAGGTTTAATGTTTTTTTCTAAGTCTCAGAGGATGTTGACGGGAGTGTCGTTCAGACAGTCCCAGTATTCGAGTCGTGCCACCGGCGACATTTCCTTGAATGTTCTGACCACGCCGTCATGCATGGTTTTGGCTTGCCAGTATTCCTCACTGGACGATTCGGGATTGTCCATAACCTTGGCGGAGTATTCTTCCATTTCCAACAGGTCGAGCCTACGGAGTTGGACGGAACCGTTCTCGTCCAGTCCGATGTTCTCCGCCAACCACTCGCGGAGCATCCAACAATCGTTGACGAACAGGAGGATTCGTCCGCTTCTGCCATCCCGTAGCATCTGATAGTTCACAGGACTCCGCCATCCTCGTAGCCGACGGTGTATTTGCCTACGGTTCCGTGCAGTCCGCAGTTAATCTGCAATCCATCCAAGATGACCATGCGGTGTGGGGAGAGTTGCACGTCTTCGCGTAGGTTTTCCAAACGCATGCCTGACGTCAGTTTTATTAACGTTTGACGGTAGGCTCCGTCCAGTTGGCTCCAATATTTGAGATGTGAGTCTTTCAACTGTCGGAATAGAAGGAGCGCATGAACGTATTGGCCTGTCCAATCCACGTCATGCATGAGCCGTTCCAACCGGTTCAGTTGGACGGTCACGTCTTCCGGATTGTTCGCTTGGAACAGTGGCCCGTACTCATCCAATGCCTCACGTAGTTCCTGCTGTCGCATATCCCGGATTGGGGTTCCTCCGAATTGTGGACTGTTGGCGAGCCATACTGCCAAATCCCATGTTTCGGCCGCGTTCGCGTCGATGTTCGGATACGCGCAGTCACGGATTGTAGTCCAGCTGGCGCTTACCTTGACGAGTCCTCGGATTCCGGACACGAAGTTCAGGATGGACAGGAACAGGAAGATGATTTTCCATCCTCCCGTCAGGGAGTTCGAATATGCGATGAGACATACCGCCACCAGTAGTCCGAGCGCGTACACCACGGCTTGCGGCAGGACTCCCCTACGGAAGATGGTCTGCAAGACCGCTTCCCGGTCTCCGTTGGAACGTAAAGGGGTTTTGTTCACGGTGTAGTCTTGATTATCCAAAAGTTCAGGCTTTCGACGCTTTGATGTATTTCTTTTTCTTGAATCGTTCATCGACCCGGATGACCCAGCCGGTGTCGCTGGTTCCGGCAATCTGGTAGCGGACTCTTCGTTGGATTTTCAGTGGCCGCAGATATTTGTTGAGTCGGAGTTGTCCGACGGTGGGCGGGTCTCCTAGGATGTGGGGGATTCTTTGTATTCCGTCGTTTGTGTTGAAGTAAATCAGGATTGGCGTCTCGTCCTTGCAGGAGTCAAGAAACCCTCCTACGGTGTCAAGGTCTTTGCGTGGACGGGAACGTTCTTGGGTTTGACTGTCCGTGATGTCCGTTTCGGTGTCCAAAAAGGAACCTTCCTTGTTTGTGACTGGTTCCACTATAACGTAGTTTTTCGCAAACAAGGAAGGTTGCAGGAAAAATTCTTTCTCAGGCGAGCTTCGAATCGTAATCGTCGATGGGCTGGGTGAGCGTCTTGCCTTCCCTGACCATTTTTTCTATGTCCTCGTAGTCGTCACAAGCCGCCCACAGTCCGAGGTCAGGGTTGAGATGATACATGGTTCCAGATTTCACACCTTCGTCAACATAGAGTCCGTGACTGCAAGTGTTGTTGATGTTGGTGGGCTGTGGGTCTTGCTCGTAGTCATCGATGTTCCACGGGTCGCCTTCGGGCAACAGCACGTAGTCTCCGATGCCGTCGTGAATATCCCGTAGGCGCTGTTCCTGTTCGTCTTGGAGGTCTTGTTCCCTGTCGAGCATGAGGTTGATTTGGTGTTCGATGCTGTTGAAGTAGTTGCTCATGTTTTTCTCCTTGGCTGGCTTTTTCTATTATTGTGTGAACACTTCTAGTATAACATCATTTTCTTCTCGAATCGCCACAATGCCGATTAGGAAAGAAAATGGTTCCGCCACCCAAAAAAGAATCCACACACGGGTGGCGGAACCCGAAACACACTCCCCGAGAGGAGCTTTCCACAGAGACCGGGGAAGAAACCAGATGGTGGAAGATATACCACGAAAACCCGGTCTCAACTGTTACAGTAAACGACTTCGAACATTCATCTGGTGAAAAACCGGAAAAACAGGAAAGGTTTTTCTAACAAGGGGCTGGGTCAACAAAATCAGTTGCCGTCGGCCACGCATTGCGTGAGGAACGACTTCGTTTCAGCCTTCTCCCAACTGCTCATGGACAGCTTGTACTTGTCTTTGATGTACACGCGTTTAGCCATATACGAGCATTGGTACGTCTTGTTGGACGGGAGCCAAATGCTGGGCGTTGCGTCCTTCCACTTGGTCGAGGAACCGTTCAACGCCTCGTCCTTAACAAGGTTCACGCCCTGCTGTTTGATGTTGTTCGCTTCTCCTTCGGACGCGACGAGCACTTCCGGGTCGTTCGCATAGGTGATGCGGTCGCCCTTGCGCGAGTCCTTCCACAGTCCGCTGGCCCAAGCGTCGTTGACCGCCACCACATGGTCGATTTGGACGGCCATACTGTCTCCGCCTGTTTTCTTCTGTTTGCCGTTGACGGTCTCGTAGGTGTCGCGCTGGAATTTGATGGCATTGCCTGTATATGGGTCTTGGAGGGTGCCGGTGAGCACCTTGCAATTCTTGTCCATGGTCACGTTGGTCATATCGCGTTTGAGGATGTAATCGCGGGTGGTGCCGTAACCGCAGAGCTGGTTGCTGTTCTGCCATGTGCCGAAGTCGGTTTTGCGGTTGTATCCTTTGGTGTGCGGGGTTGCGGTTTCGATGTCAGCGAGTTTGTCAAGCGCCTGTTTCGTGGTGATGGGGCTTAAAGCACCTTCAGGAACGCTTGTAGAGGCTTTTTGTGCTTGACTTGAGGAATTGTCCCCGTTTTGTGTCTGCGTCGTTTCTGAGGGCGTTTCTGTGGCTTCTGGAGTATTGGTTTGCGAATTGGAGCCGGACGACTTCAAGGAAGGCTCCTTCAACCCCAATTTCACATCCGGCTTCACCTTGGAATCCTCACCCGGCATCAACTGGGACAGACTGTTGATTTCCGGCAATCCGAAAATCTTCGACATGGGAGTCCACAATCCAAGATTCACGATGAGCACCATGGCCGTCAACACGACCAGAATGCCGCCAAGCAGGGAACCGGCGGACATGCCGCCTTTCTTCTTAGCCATAGGAAACCTCCAAAAAACTCATCACAGGTTCAAGATGATGCTGATGACGAGGCACACGATGAACGCGATGGCGATAATAGCACCGGTCAACGGGCCATTGCTGTTGATGAACTCAGCGAACTTGTCACCCTCACTGGGCTTGTTATGTCCTGCCATTTTCGTTTTCCTTTCGGATTAGTCGTTCGGCCCTTCGCCGGGGTCGCCGGTTACAGAACCGTCATCGGAATTCTGGGATGAACTACTGCCGTTGTTGTCGGACGAATCCGAATCGGAGGAGTCGGAATCGTCATTGTCGGAACCGTCATCACCGGAACCGCTATCGGAATTCGATGAACTGGAATCGGAAGAATCATCATCGTCATCACTGCTGGAAGAGCCAATCAGCGAACGGTCAATGGCATTGCTGAACGCCTTCAACGTGGTCAGACTGCCTTCGGCACCCCAGTCAACGATTTTCGCGCTACCACGGGTCGGATTATGGATGAGGACGGTGACGCTCGTCTCCACGTTGCTCGTTGAACCAGTGTCCGCGTTCGGGTCGTTGGCGGTGCTTGCATCAACCTTCTTCTCGTAGGGTTTGAACGAGATGCTGACGCTCGCCGCCGCCCATTCGGGATTGTCGGACTTGTTCTGCTTGTCAACGGTCTTGCCGTCCTTGGTGCATTGCACAAGCCAGTCGAGGGACGAGTTCAGATAAGAACCCAAGCTTGCTGGCTGGTACATGTGGTCGCTGTTCGGGTCTCCGACAAGTACCGTCAAAGCGTTGGAGTCTTTGCCGATGTACGCTTTAGACCAAGCGCTGACCACGTTCGTCAGGCTCGTGTTCTGGTCAAGCTGAATGTAACCGTCGGGACGGTACGTGTCCGTATTGCTGTTCGAAGTGACGGTCTTGGGAAGCACGGTCGGCGTTCCCACCGCAGTAGCCACACCATCGGTGACGGCGACAAGCTGGGTGATATCCCTCGTGCTTCCATCCGACTTATCGGTGAGGGACATCTGATGGCTCCAATACTGGGTGGTGGAACCGTTGGAATCGTCCGACGTGGATGTGCTGACTTCAGTGGCGCCATTCCACCACAGGTTCGCATACCCGTATTGGAAAGCGCCCTTGTCATCATCCAGCCAACTGTACACGGCTTGCAATGCGACCTGCTTGCCGGGCTTGTCACCGCTGATTTCCTTGTACTTCTCCGTCAGGTAGGAACCCATTTCGTTCAACGTGTTGATTGCGCGGACGGAAATCATCGGAGCTACCAGACCGGTGCAGATGAACAGGATGATGAGAACCTTCCACTTCTGGGTGTTCTTCAACGCCTTCTTCCACGCGGTGAGTTCTATTTCGTCCTTGCGTTCTTTTTCGTCAGCGAACAGGTCGGTCTCATTGTTCGGGTTCTGCTTCGCCTTCTGCTGACCCATCGGCTGTTTGCCGTTCTTATCTTTCTTGCTTCCGAACACAGTCCCGCTCCGAATTCATTTCCGCTTGTCATGCACTGTCTTCAAGTCTACCTTCCGTCCGAGGTTTCCTGTATCGGCTTCGGGGTTTTCAGCATGCATTCACTGGCGGTGTCGGCTTCTCTGTTTTTCTTTTTCCGGAACTTTTCTTTTTCTCTCTTCTCTCGAAAACATTCAGACCTGTCTGAACGGTCATATTGACATGACTTTTTTCTTAAAAGCTTTGAGGATACCCTTAAGCAGGTTCAGACCTGTCTGAACGTAGAATCAAAAAAATGGTTTTATTCTAATTTTTTGATTTTTTGCTTCTTTTTGAAAAAACTTGTTTTTTGAAAAAGAAGGGAATACAAGGGATATTAATATCTTTTGTAATCTTTTGTATACCTTTTGCAGGTGTCGAAATCCCTTATGGGAGTAGGCGTTTCGGGTCGAAAGCGTGTCGAAAGTTCCAACTTTCCGTGTCGAAAGTTCCAACTTTCCGTGTCAGAAGTTCCAACTTTTTTATATGTGGCGTGTCAGAAGTTCCACCTTTTTCTCTTGGGCTATGCAAGTGTCGGAATCCTCTACGGTGGTTAGTTTCAGAAACTAAAAACAGCTCCACCGCTTTCCGTAAACACCACCATTTTGCGCTTCAGAAGGAGCGAGGTAGGAAAACATGTTCAAAGGGTATACTGCGACATATACTGTTCCCCGTATAGAAAAACCCCGCGCTGCGGAACCAGCCGGGGTGACGGCAACCAACTAACCTTAAGGAGTCTTGGTCGCATGACCAATCATAGCAAAGACCTCGACAAGTCGAACACGTACCGTTACGCTCCGTCCGTGATGTCGAAGCTGAGCTTCCTACCACAGTCGAAACCGGACTCACCATCTGTAAGGAAGACGAACGGGAACTCGTCAATCACCGTCTCGGCCTCCAACGGGGAATGGGCCTATGGCGCAGCTCCCAGAATGTTCCTCATCTACATCCGTTCGCTCATCAAGAACGGGAGCGACCGCGTGAATGAGGAGCATCACATCGTCTACTTGGACGACACGTACAATTCGTTCTGCAATAGTGTCGGAATCAAATACTCCGGGTCAAACAAGGATAATGTGATGAAGATGGTCGAGAACCTAGCCACCACTTCCATTGTCCTCAAAAACTGGTCAACGGACGGATTCATAGCCCACTCGTTTTTCGTAGCGAACACCGTGGCACTCAACTACGGTACCGACGAAAATAAGAAGTCATTCATAGAGTTCTCACCCGAGATGTGGGCACTGCTGACCGAGAACTGCGTTCCTCTCAACCCATCCATCGTTCGCCAGCTTCGCAACGATGCCCTCGCGTTGGACGTATACCAGTGGCTCGCGTTCCGTGCCCATGCCATGCGCCATGAGACGCGCGTGACATGGGAAGCCCTGTTGATGCAGTTCAAGTATGACGGGTATCCGATGCGTGAATTCAGACGCAAGTTCAAGAGAGCGTTGGAGAAGATTCAGCTCGCATGGCCGGAATTGAAAGTCGAAGTCACGGAAACCGGTGTCATAGTCCGTTCCAGTCTCCCTTCCATCCAGTCGGCTAACGATGATGCCGACACGGACGCGGGCGTGGCAGACGATGAAGAGCCGATGAACCCGTTCGTATCCTAACTGTGTTTTAGAGAAACCAATGGGGCGTACGCTCTGTTGTGAGTCCGCCCCATCTGGAAGACTTCGATGAAGTCTTTTTGTTCATCCGAATATTAGTATACCGGAGCCTATTCCTTCTGCTCGTACTTGTCGATGAGCGTCTGGTCGAAGTGTCCCTGCTGGAAGCAGTAATCCATCGCGGCATTCAACAATACAGCCTGCTTCGTCCCGTATTCGATGCTTTTCAATTTCCATGCCCGCCAGTTTTCGACGGTGACGTTGCTGCCGATTCTTTTCTCTTTCGGCGGCTGATGCGTTTCGGATGGTGCCGGTGTTTCAGGATGGGTTATGTCGGTGATGAGCCGTGCCCGACGGTCGGCTTCTTCCTCCGTGAGCGTTTGGGCATGCATGTCGGCGGACGTTTGGACTGACTGGTCTGACGGTTCCCGCGTTTCAGGAACGGCCTGTGTCGGTTCCTGCTCCGTGTTCGGTTCGCTAATGTTTTCCGGTGATTCCAATGGGCGCATGTCACGCTTGTCCTGCATTCCTGTTGCGAAAGCGTTGCGTTTGATGTTCTTGACCATGATTGCCTACTTACTCCCCTGCTCCTGTTTTTATTCTTCCACCAGATTGATTTCAGACAGATAGTCGATGAGTTCCTGCACGACGCTGGAATACTCCTTGTTGTCGATTTCCGTCGTGCCGTACATGTTCTTGACGGCTTCACGTTCCGTGATGACGGTTTCGAACCGTGCGATGCCTTCCTCATCCAGTTCGCTGATGCTGTTCCGGGCGAGTTTCGTTCTCGGCTTCACGCGTGTCAACAGGACGATGCCGTTGCGTGCCGCCGCGTATGTGCGTCCCGCGTGGGTCAAATCGGATACGGATGGCTGGCATGGGATTATCACCACGTCGCCCGCGTTTATCGCCGCCTGCACCACTCCCGCGTCGGACGGTGGGGTGTCGATGATGACCCAGCCTGAATATTTTTCGCGGATGAGTTCCGGATTGTTCAATACGGCTTCGTTGGTTTGCACGACGGGGAAGCCGAGCGTGTATGGTTTCGTGTCCGGATTATCCTGTCTGCGTCTGCGGTTTTCCTGTTCGACGTACATTTCCCACATGGTCGCGCCGCCCGTGTTGTCGGAGTCCAAGACTGTGACTTGTTCCCCGCGTTTGTGCAATAGTTCGGCCAATGCCATTGATGTGGTTGTTTTTCCTGAACCGCCTTTGATGATTGCGACGGTGATGATGACCGTATGGTTTTTGACTCTCATGTTCTGGTTTCCTTTTTCTGCTTCCGGTGTGGACGGAATCATGGTGGGGGTATGTTTTTGTTTCGATGATAACAACGGCGAAAAGTTGGCACGCCGAACCAGAAAACCGTTCGGAGAAACATTCCAGTAAAACAGTGGAACGGCGTACAGGTTTACAGGCGGAACAGAAAAACAGAAAGCCGCGTCCGCGATGAAACGGATACGGCCTTCTTTCGTTTTTATAGCCGAACAAAAATCATTCGGTGGCTGTGAACACCAGTTTGCGAAGGAACTCCATGAACAGTGAACCGATATCAGGCATCTGGGCCGCGATATCCTTCATCCATTCACGCACGGGCAAACCCATGACCTCCAAGACACCGGTGATAATCCACACGAACAACAGGAACGCGCAGATGGTCAACGCGGTCATCAACGCGCGGGTGCTTTTCTGCAAGATTGCGAACACGACACTACCGGCGCAAATAATAATCATCAACAAAGTGAGGATTGCGCCCGTCGGCGTGAACACCCAAGAGAAGAACACAGTGAGCACGTCACCCAACGTTCGTCCCGCAGTGTCAGCGGCTTGGTTTCCTACCTCTTCCATTTTTCTAATCTCCTTGACGTTGGAAGGTTTACGAAAGGGAAACCGGCGTCGAATGCTGTGGAAGATGATTAAAACATTCGACGCCGGATGGTCAAACCGACGTCACTTCATGAACGGCGGTTTGGGTGTCGGCTGTCCTCCGGTCGGCGGTTTCTTCATACGAAGATTGCCTACGGAGGGGAAACCTGTCAGGTTTGACGGGTTGGCGTCCACCGGCTGTTTGACGGTCGGGGAAGGTGTGGTTGGCGGTTGCATTCGAACCGACGGCTGTTGTCTTACCTGAGCTTGTGGCTGCGGTTGAGACTGCTGTCGCGGAGCTTGCGCCTGTACCGAACCCTGCTGTTGCGTCTGCCCGGAATCCACCGTGAATTTTCTACTCGGCTGAATTCCATTCGGGTTCATAGCCCGTTCGGCACCCGACGGCATCGTAGACCCCGGCAGTCCGGTCGTCGCAGTCCATTCCTCCTGAGCCATCCGCAAATGCTCCTCCGGAGACTGTTGCACCGGATTCTCGCGCATGTACGCCTGTTGCAGTGAATTGTTCACCGATTCAGGCATCGGAGTCGCATTGTCGGTTGCCTTCTGCCAAGTGGAGGCGGAGGACACGGCGGCGTCCATCGTTCCGGAGGGTAGGGTCTCACCAACAATCTCACCTGTCTCAGTGTTGTACACCGGCTGGTTGGCGTTCGTTTCGGGTTGAGCTGTCGCATTCTCATTAGGAGATTGATTGTTCTGGCGCATGTACGCTTGGACGGAATTATCGACTTCACCGGAGGAGATGGCCTCTTGGAACGCTTGTTCCGCTTCTTCTTGGGACATGTGCTGGTTATCCACGAAGTCGGCCATCATTCCCTCACGAACCTGATTGAACGCGGACTGTTCGGTCAACACCGGAGCCTGTCCTTGAGCGTCGGCTGGAACCGATTCAGTTGGAGTGTCCACCGGAATCGTTTCCGTCTGACCGTCAGTCGGAATCGGCGACGCGCCACCGGCACCACCGGTTTGGGTTGGGACATCCGGATTCGGAGCCGACGGAGAAGGCATAGGACTGTCACCATTGTCGGAACCACCGTCACCGGCGCCGGAGAACGGAGACGACAACGGAGCGTCACCATTAGCCATGTCCAACACGTTGCGACGCCACTGGGCGCGTTCTCTCATACTGCCGGGAGCGGCGTTCTTGATGTCGCGGATTTTATCCATCGCGGCTCCCGCACCCACCGCTATACCATGATGCAGGTTACGGTCGGCGGCCAGCTTTCCAGCGGCAATCAATCCCAACGGTGCGGTAATCGGATTGGAGAACAAAGCTCCGGTGACAGCGGCCTTCGCGGCGACCTTCGCTCCACGTGCGGCAACGTTGCGCAAAGGTGCGCTCTTCGCGGCACGTGCGGCGAACGCGAGACCGGCACCCGCCATCGCGGCACCAGCACCCAAAGCTCTCGCACCAGCCTGTAGCTTACGGCCATCATTGTTGATATGGTTCAACATCTTGGCCCTACGTTGCACCTGTTCAGGAGACATGCCCGGATGCCGTTGTGCGATACGATGCGCGAACGCTTCAGTGTTGTCCGCTCCCTTGAACTTGGAGGCGGCGGTGTTCAACCGTTGCCGGAACTTGTCGTGGGACTTTTCCATGTGGAGTCGTGTACCGGCGAGACTTCCCCTCACCGTATTGGCGTCCATTCTTGCCCACGTCCTGCTCTTGCGTCCATGGGATTGAATCGCTTCGAGTTCGCTCTGACTACGGTTCAGCAGGTTCCTGTCGCCGTTGGACAACGCTTCCTGTTGCGCGCGGCTCATCTTGCTTAGGACGGTCTCGCTTTGACGTGCTCCGTTATGGGCCATGCCAGCGCCGGTACCGTTCGTGGACAAACGTCCGACACCATTGCCGCCACGACGGAATCCGCCACGCATGGCGCGAATCATACGGTGCTGTCCAATCATGTGCATTCCCTTGCGAAGACCGGAAGCCATTGCGGTTCCACCCGCCATTCCCATGAGAGCGTTGATGCTGAACGGATTACCCCACTTCAACACTTTCGAACAGAACATGCCGATTGCGGCGATAGCCAACACCGGACTCAATCCCGCAATCAACTGGTAGGTGAACGAACCACTGCTGGCAGAGGTGAACTTCAACGTCAGGCCACAAATGAATGTTGCGAGAGCGCCGAGCGCACCGTACAACGCTCCTACCATACTCAACTGGCAGGTGTACGTCGCCCAGTTCTTCAACGCGTTCTTCGGCTTCTCGCCAATCGGGAACGCTTGGACAAGGAACGTGACCACGAGGAACAACGCCATCATTATCAGCATGAGCTTCGTCAGTATTAGAACAAGGCTCAACAATCCCCAGACCACGAGATTGACGATGCCTCCGATAAGTGTTCCGCAAGCACCCAACGTATCGACGTTGTTGTTGCCATACATGTAGTCGATGGTTTTCTTCGCACCGCCCGTGACAGTGGAATCATCCTGAGCGTCACGAAGATTCGCCTCACTCCAAGTTCCGGAAACGTTCGGCACGTCGAAACGCCATCCGACCGTAGCGGAGTCGCCCCAGTTGGTGTCGTTCTGCTGGTCTTTATATGTTCCGTCATCCTCCTTGTTGATATCGGTGGAACGGGAGAAGATTACGGAACCCTGTTTGAGAATCGTCTGGCAGACCGAAGTGGTCTGTTGGATGGTTTCGTCTTCACTGCCGTTCTGTTTCGCGTCCATCACGCCTTTGCCACCGTTGGTCGGTTTCACATTGTCCAAGTCGTCAATCTTGACACGTACTTTCGTACTGCCGTTCTTGATGTTCTTGGTTCCTGTGTCACCGAGATTGTTGATGAGTGTCGCCCATCCGGCTCGCGCGTAGATTTCCTGATTGCGTTTCGTGCCACAGGTTTCCCAGAACACGCCCGCACGGCTGAGATATGTCGCGTTCTCCCTTTCCAACGGTTTGTCGGTGAAGTAAGGATTACGCGGGTCTACCCAACCGTCCACGGAGAACAGCCATTTGGCTCGCTGGTCGCTGATGTGCAACGCCATGGCCTTGTTGGTCAAATCCTTCTGGATGGTCGTGTTCGTGTTGGCTTTCATCTCCAACACGTGGCAGTAACCTTGCCGGGCGTTTTCCGCGATACGGAACGAGGATGTTCCGGTGGTCTGCGGGTTTCCGTACTGCATGGTCACGAACGAGCGAAGGGAGGTCTCCTCCCAAATACGGTTGATGGCCTTGGTGATGTTGCTTGTATCCTGATTGCCGTTGGACTTCGCCTGTTCGTCATACGCCTGATGCATGAAGTACAGGTAATCCTGACAATTGGTTTTCGCACCGTTCGCCGCATGATGGTAGGACATCATGTTTTTATCACTGTCGGACATACCGTCAAGGTCGAGGTTGACCGAAAGCTTGTTGATGGTGTTGTTGATTGTCTGCACGACCCACCATGGGCTTCCGGTCGCCGGTTCTGTGGCGTTCTTTCCGGTCTTGGCCGCTCCAGCTCCAAGCATCGTGATTGAAGCGAAGCAGAGAACCATGATGACGATTCGTTTGCTCGCCTCTTTGACGGTGCCGATTTGGAATCCAGCCGCGCCAACCCAAGCCACGATGCCGAGCACTGCGATGGTGGCGGGGATACCGCCGTCCATCAGACTCGTCACCATGGTGGACACTGCGGAGTCGATGTTCGCACCAGCCTGTTTCATCGGTTCGAACGAAGCGGCGAACTGGCTGATGGACAATGCGGAAGACCAGCAGACCTGAGTCAACTGCATCAGAATGTTGGGAAGGACGATATGGGTCTGCGAGCTGATGGTCTGCTTGACGTTCGAGAACCAACCGGCGACATCGCTGCCACTGTACGGTTCTGTACGCGAAGTGATTTCCCCAACGTAGTTTCCCCAACGTCCGGAAGGAAGACAACTAGAGATGTCTGATGTAGCACTGTCAGTTCCACCGTTGGCGCATGTTATCGTCGTGGTCGAATCGTTGACCTGTGCGGCGAACACGCTGGACGGCAAGACGAACAATGTCATGACCACGCACAACATCAGAATGACGAGCAGGTTCCTTCTACCCGCCCGTTTCACTGGGTCTCGATATTTTGTATTCAACGGATTTCCATTTCTTGAAGGTCGATAATGTTTTCCGGCTGAGTGGAATTCGGGTAGAAGACCTGCCCTTCAATCTTGCGGCTCTTCATATCCTGCAAGGTTCTCTTCCACCGTGTCTGTTGGGTGCGGTCTCTAATGGTGCCGACTGCGAAGAACGGAGCCAGTATTCCGCCCAACAGTACGAAGAACGAGCTGAACATGTATCCGAGCAACGGGGCGAATATGAGGCAAAGAGCCAAGCCCGCCAATGCGCCGACGATAACGGAGAACACGGTTTTGGAACGGGCCTCAGTGTTCTTGGTTATCTGGAACGTGTTCTTCCGTTCGATTTCCTCCGGGCCGGACACTTCCGTGATGTCGTCCATCGTCAACCTCGGATGCAAGGGACCTTTGTATCCTTCGTCTTCCTCATCGCTCATGATTCAACTCTTTTCGTACGTAAGGTTCTTAAAAGAAAACCGGAGTGGGAACAGAACCGGAAAGGTCCTCTTCGCATATCCACTCCGGTTTTCCTTCTGCGGATGTCAGATTCCCAGATAGGTCTTTCCACTGCTGCCAAACGCGTCAACGAACCAGTCAATCAACTTAAGAATTGCCGGAATGGTGACGGTCGGGCCAGCGAGAATGAATCCGACTGCGAGGACGATGAGAATACGTCCGATGTTCGGGCAGAACATCTGCACGAGCTTGTTCTGGCGTCCCAACGCCTTGCACATGCCACCGACGATAAGGCCAAGAGCGAGAAGCACTGCGGCGGCAAGACCGATGTTGGTCAACACGGTTCCTGCGCTACTGTTCAAAATGGTGTCGAACATCTTATGATAGGTGCTCTCAAGGCTGCTTCCAGCCAAGGTAATGGTTCCACCCATTTTTTGAGTTCCCTTTCGTTTTCCAAACGGAACTCTCCTGCATTTTTCATCCTATCAACCTACGCGGTTGTTTCCAGTCATAGCGAGGTTTTTAGGTTAAAAAAATCCGTCCGGAAGTTGAAAGTTCCGAACGGATTCTGAAAAGCGATATGATGAACGCTAAAAACTAGTCATCATCATCCATGTCACCATTGCGATAACCGTTATCGAAATCGTTCACATGAACAAGGAACGTCGGTTGCAACTGTTCTTGGGTTCGAGTGCGAACAGCCGCCGCATAACGTGGAAGATTCATCACCGCGCCCGAACGCCAACCATCCTCACCATCATTGTTCGTCAAACGTTTCGCCGTCATATCGGCAATACGCGGAATCGTCGTATTGTATGTGATGAACGTCGAATAGCCGATGAACGAATCCAACATCGCGTCGGACAACTGGGTCGGATACTGGGTGGCGAACACGAGAAGAAGACCGAACGAACGACCCTGCTCACGCAACGCGGGCATGATACCGTCATTGCCGTTAGCCAACAGGCTCAACTCGTCGCATACGAGCATCGTCCACTTGCCAGCCTTGTCCCAATCCTTGCAATGCGCGAACACCGTATTCCAGAAACGGTACATGAGCCAGCCGCCGAGAATCTTATCCATACGTTCCGGCAACGAATAACCATTATGCGGTGCGAGCACAATGTGATAATCGCCAGCATGGTCGAGAATGTTCGTCCAAGTCACCTTGCCGCGACGTGCCGTGAACATGTGTTCGATGGGAAGGAACTGGTTCACCTTGTTCAACGAGGCGTTCGTCTTGGCGAGAATGTCACGGTCGGAACGAACCGTATGACCAGCCGCGTCCGGACGGCCATATAATTGCTCGGCGGCACGGGCGGCATACGTCATCTCCTCGAACATGTAGCCACTCTTCAATTCCATGCTCAACGCGCGGCACACATGACCCAACGCTTTCGCGGAACCGGCCTGACCGTCGGAACCGCATAATGCGACGACGGCCCATCCGATTGGACTCAACTGCATTCGCAACTGTTCCGCACCCGGATACGATTGTTCGAGCTGATGGCAACGTTTCACAATCTCGCTTTCCCAATCCTTGTTCGCGGATTCGGGATTATGCTTACGCTCCTCCTGCACGTAACGGTCAACCGCCACGCCGATGGTCAACGCTTGGGTGATGATGTTCTGCGAGTCGTTCAGAATATCACCGTCATCGAACGAGTAACGCATGGTCTTCGCCACGCTCGCCGCAGTCTCCATCGCATTGTTCCCGTCCTTCATGCCAAGCATGTCCAAGCACACACTGTTCGGGTCTGCCAAATAGACGACGCGTTGCGGACTGGTGAAACCGTGACGTTTGCGATAACGTTCCAACACGTTAACACCGGTATCATCCTTCATCCAAAAATGGATGATACGGGAGTTGCGTCCCCAGATTTTCGGACTGGTGGTCTCGCGTGCGCTGATGGCCCACTGGCTGATGCCATGGGTGAGCACGGTCTTACCGGAACCGGCCTCGCCGTTGATGGCGATACCGCCGAACAATTGCGACGGGTCGAGATAACAGTTACGTCCCGTATCATCCTTCCCAAGGAAGATGCCATCATGCGACAATACTTCCGGAACCGGATGCAACTCCTGTTTCATCGCCACTCCCTGAGTGACCGGAGTGAACACGGAACTTACGATAATCGGGGAAAGAATCAACGTGGTACGTTGCGCACCATAAGCCGACACGCGCTCCTTATGAGTGCGCACGCCAAGACGGGTCTGATTATCGGACTCGTTCGCGCCACGGTCGTTCGCAATCGCATAATATCTGCGTGGCGTTTGGAAAATATCATCCCACAACGTCCAATTCTTCCAACGGATGAACGCGAAGACAAGAAGCGGAACGAAAAGAATCGGAATGAACGTCGGAAGCGGAAGCAACCCCAACAGCAGGTAAAGCATGAGCGCCACCGCTCCACCAGCAATCTGAGGTCGCGGAATGTAAACGAACGGAATGCACGACAACAGCATGAGGAACAGGAACACGACCAACGTCACCGCAAGCAGTGGAAGCGCGATTCCGAAACCCCAAGCGGAATGGAACAATGGGAACACGCCATCCATCACGTATCCTCTTGCAAGACCGCACACACTCCAAATCACGGACAACACTTCCAACAGCATGCTGACGAACAGCAAACCGAATTTCGGACGGCTCGCATGACTGGACATGTTGGATATGAGCGGGCAGATGATTTGACCAATCTTCTGCGCAAGCTGTCGGTTACGCGAAACCTGACGGCAACCGAAACTCACACGGGCGCACATCGTGTTGGTCGAAGCAAGTTCGCTTGAATCCTCGACCGCATTGTATTCGTCGCTAATCCAATTACGAATACGAATCTGCTCGAAGTATCCCTGATTGCGAAGCGTGACGCTCACATAACTGTCCGGCGGCATGACCTTCTCGATGCTTGTACGAACGCCGGAATAGTTCGTCCGCATTTTCTCCATGTTGCTTTTCGAGTTCAACCGGGCACGGAACGGGATGAGAGGATGCGCCGCACTGTTCACGCCATCCGGCAACACCGGTTCCTCATCACCTTCGACCAGTCTCGCGTCAAAACCAGCCAACTGTCCGGCGTTGACGATTCCCTCGCCGTCGCCGTAAATATATTCCTTGACCGGCTCCTCGCCCTTCTTGATGAGGAGAAGGGTGCAACCATCCAGTTCGGCGGGAATGCTCTCCACTTTCGAACGTTGCTCGTCCGGGTCTAACTGTTGCAACGTTCTGGTTATCTGATACCAGTTCGGATTACCCATGTTTTACCTTCCTTTCCTTTTTTGTTTAATCATCCGTGCTCTGCTGATACAACTGCGCGTATGGGAAACCTTCCGGCTTCTGGAAAGTGGAAAGCCTCTCACGTAACGACAATTGGAGAAGCCACGTCGTCATCCGGACGGTTTTCTCCTTCGACTCCAACGCCCAACCCAATGTCACGTAACCATCGTTCACACTCGAATCATCGTTGATGGTTTCACGCATGACGCGGATTGTTTTGTTCGCAATCCGCCGGGAAGTGTTGAACATTATCGAATCCAACTGCCAGAGTCGTATCTTCCGTAATGCGGGAACACGTTGCATGTTCGCCATCAGAAACGGAATGACCAAATGTCTACGTCCCGTCTCACATAATGTCTGAACCTGTTGCAAAGCCCGCGCACGTTCCAATCTTGCTACATCCAACGCGTCCTGTGTCTGTTGGAATGATTCCTCAGTGGAGACCATCGCAATCCTTTCCAATGAAACCGTAGAAACCGCCACGGTACGCTTCCGGCATCGTCCAACCGGAAACGTCCCAACCCCAATCCTTTTTGATGATGTCCCGCGTCACGTCCCAACCCCATTCGCTGACTTTGCGAACGTCACGAACTTGCGGAGTGTATTGCACCCACTCGTCGGAGAAAATGTTGCGCCGTGTTCCACTCATGTCCGTATATTCACCGAACCTGTCGGTTGGAATTCCATGCTCGAACCATTCATCCCAAACCGCGACTCCCATTCGTTGCGACACGGTCGGATTGCCCACGACCATTTCCGTCATGCCTTGCGTGCGTTGTATCACCGCATTGAACGATTCGTAACCTTCGTTCGCCTTCGGTATCTGCAACCATACGCAGATGAGTCCGCGACGTTTCATCGGAGAGTAGGCGAGCATCTTCGCCCAGTTCTGCATCTTCTTATCCAATTCGCTGTTCGACGTTTGGATTTCGATACCCGCCAACACATTGTTCCGGCACAACGTCACCACATCGGTAGCGCAAGCCTTGCCGACTTTCGATTCGGCAACAGCCTGTGGGTCAACGCTACGGAATTTCCCCCAACCATCACCGGATGAAAATTTCACACGTGAATCGCGTGCCAACATCAATCCCGCGTGCGCCGCATAAGTGTTATGCCGAACATGGAAACGATTCCCCGCGTAATAGGAAACCGCCATCGTCTCACGCATCCACTTTTCCATCCCGTACAATTTCATCGCACGGTTGATAAGACGTGGACTGTTCGACGGTGAAAGCCAAACATGATTCACGGTCTGACCGTACAATCGTTCCGCCTGACTGAAACCGACGTTGATGATTCCTAAACGGTTCATCGCACCATACAGGTTCGGTTCGTCACGCTCGAAAGCGGGAGCGCCTTTGATGGAAAGTCCCGCACGCAGTTGGTCAACCGTGCATGTCTTCCAAGTGAACAATGCTCCGAGGATACTCGAAACGAGTTCGCTGTTCGCTTTCACCATTGTCTCCGCGAACAGTTTGTTCGCAACGAACCACGGGTGGGTCTGCGCGAACAATCCGGGATGCTCCATCTCGAACATGTCGTTGCCTTTATACCAGTCGGCAATGCTTCCGGTCTTCCAAAGATTCTCGTCGTTCGGGTCGAAAAGAAAACGGTCATCGAATGTCACTTACGCCCACGACCTTTCTTTCCTTCACTGTTCTTAGCGTTCGGATTGAATCTTTCCGGATTGAAACCACGGTCGGGCAAAGCCCAGTTAAGAATGTTCTCCCTAGCAAAAGCAAGACCGGGGTCATCCCATCTGACATCACCGTTGGCGATATGGTTGCTTGCCTCGACCGTCTGATATTCGGTTCCGAGAAACGTCCCATATCTCGTATAGTCGAGCCGTCTGTAACTTTGCAGTCCGACCGGAACAGTGTCCTTGATGCCGATGAGTTCCTTCGGAAGATGATGCTCAGCCAAGGCCGTCAGCAGATTCAACGCGTCTATCTGCGTCTGCCTTCCAGCCTTGACGATAACCAGACAAGGGTCTCCCGATTGAATGTATGGAAGCAGTAAACCGTTGGCGATATTCTCCCTATCATCCAAATCGTCCGCGCTGATTCGGTCAAGGTCGAGCACGACGAAATCCCACAGTCGGCGTGCCGCTTGGATGTACTGACGGTATATCTGCCAGTCCACTCCGACGCCTGCTGGAGGTGCGAAACAGATGTCGTATGGAACCCCAAGGTCACGTCCTCGATTGGCTCCGACCTGCACCTGCATGCCCGGTCGCCAGTCGGCTATCGTATGCAATGGCTTGTCCTGTCTCGGGTCGAAAAAACTACGTTGGCTGGACTGTCTGATGTTCCCGTCGATGAGTAGAACACGCAATCCGGCTTGCGACGCACGGTCTGCCAACTGTCGGCTGGACGTGGTCTTCCCCACTCCTCCGGTGTTGGATGTGATGGGTAGGAGAACCGCAGTCTCCTTCACTTTGTTTTGGAGGATATCGACTACGAGACGCTTGTCCGCAAGCTGGATTCCCCAATAAGTCCGTGCGAAATCAGCCACGCTCATGCGTAACATCTGTTCGCTCATGCCCATGGCTCCGACCGGTATCTGACCGGTGTTGCACCAGTAGACCATGTATCCGGCGTTGGCTATCGGAAGCCAGTTTCCAGCCCTGTCGGTGAAGATGATTCCTTTGAACCCGGAGGGCACCGGATGTCTTATCAGATAGTCGGCCTGTGCTTGAATATTGTCTGCGGCGGGCACCTGCCAACGCATGTTTCCGGCTCTCGTAAGGGCCTTTTTGATGGTTGTGAGAAGCCCTCCGGAGCCGATTATCAGGGAAATCGTTCGTTTTTCCAATAAGACCGCCTCCTGATGGGTCATGTTCCGTTGTTTTCATCGGAACGTTTACGGTTTTGTCCGAGTTCTGGCATTTATAGTTTTTTGATATTTAGTTTTTTTGTTGGTTCTGCTGTTGCTTTTTTTCATTGCATTGGCTGTTCCTGTATTGATGTTACCTTGTTTTGATTGTCGTTGACCTTGTTAGTGAGACTATTGACCTTTTCGCTGTTGTCGTTTTGTGCTGTGGTTGTTGTGTGCCGTCGTGTTGATACTGATGTTCGGTTTGTCTTGTGATGGTGTGGCTTGTTGCTTTTCTTGTTTCTTGGGGTGTTTGGTGATGTCGTTCTTCTGTTCTGTATGTCATATGGGTTGATGTGCTGTTCTTTTGTGGATGGTTGCGTTGCCTCTGTTGTTTTCATACGTTGTATTCCCGATTTAGGGGTAGGCGTTTCTTCTTCTGTTGTCCTTTTCTCTGTTGTTCTTTTCCTGATTATGTTGCTGGGTGTTGTCCTGTTCTTCTGTTGCTTCTATTTGCTTAGGATGTCTTCTCTTATTTCTCTTATGTTCTTCTTTTTCTTTTTTCTTTCTGGTTTTCTTGGTTCTTCTTTTTGATGTGATGGTGTTTGTTTTCTGATTTTTGGTGGGGAGTGTTTTCTATCTTTTTGTCTTTTTGGTTTTGGTCCTCTTTTCTTTTTTTGAATCCGCTATTCATGTTGGCCTACCGGCGCGGGCGGCGCGGGGAATTGTTTTTTCCCGTTTTCCTCGTTTAGGGATGCCGTCGGGCGTTACACTCGTGAATTGAAAATACAGAACACCTCGTTCCGACTGTTAACAGCCTGTACGACCGGAGTGTTCTCTGGATATGACGAAAGAAGGTATGATGCCAGACTTCACCAATTGGGGATTCAACAACAACCAGCAGTCGGAGCAGGACAATGGTTACGGTTCCGACAATTATGCTGAACCGGAGCAGTCTTCTGTCGAGGAGTCGCAGACGGAATCCGATTCTCTTAATCAGGAGAGTTCGGAGCCTGTCGCTGACGTGTCCGCACCGGCTGATGGTGAGGACATGAACGTGGACGCTGAGTCCACTGAAACCGAAGACAAGCCGAAGGGGAAAGGTAAGGGCCGTTCCAACCGCAAACCGCGTGAGAAGACCATGCCGCACATCGAGGAACAGTTCGGCAAGAAGCTGATTCCTCTTGTCAAATCGTTGGATGACGAGCGTGTGGTTTCTCTCGCCAAGGCGTTGACTGATACGAAGAAGAGCACTCCGGAAGCAGTGCTGGACGCATTGACTGAGCCGAAGAACCAACGTCGAATCTCTGAGTTCGCGTCCGCGTTGGAAGGGTTGGCTACAGCCGAGCCGGGCATGATTGCCGCAGAGGTGACGTTGGTGTTCGCGCAGGGCAAGGATATGACCAACCTGCTGTTCTCCGTGCTGAACGCGGTCGCGCCGGAGAAGAATTTCGGCCGTCCAGTTGACGACCAGTCTCCTGCCGGAATGCGTAAGAACCTGAGCAAGATTGTCGATAATTGGGGTGACGGTGTTGACCTTTCCGTTATCGATGAGCTGAAAATCTGAGTTCCCATTCCGACATCATTGAGGGGAGCCGTCCTTACGGTCGGCTCCCCTCTGTTCATACTCGAACTATTGTCTGCGACGTAATCTCAAAGCGTCTTCGGACGAGTACACTCCGAACGGGCTGATGGTCACACTGTATTTCGTTATACGATACGTCCACTCGTTCTGACTGTCGTTTAACTCCTTGAATCTATTTAGAAGATTCTGCTTGGAGAGGCTTTGCCTGCTTGCTGGAAGCAGTGATGGAAGGTCTGCCCGTTCGATGATGAGCCTATGGTCGTTCGGACAATACAATGCCGCCAATACGAGCAGGTCTATCGCTATGGCGCTACCCGCGTTGGGGTACAGACACTTCAACGGCATCTGCCGGACGTTCCTTGTCATCATTTTTACGAACGGTTCCGTGAACGTGATTTTCCGATGCTCGATAGTGAGACTGTCGGCGGTGATTTCGGTTTGTTCGACCGGCGTGACTTTGACTCCGTCTGCTCCGGTGAACTGGATTGACGAGAGCATGAGAAGCTGGTTCCGGACGGTAGTGCGTCCATCTCCTCCACTGTTCAACCCGCATTTGTTGGCGAGGAAGAAGAAGTCGTCGCCGATGGTGAGCGTGCGGGTTTCCGCATCCCATTCGCGGCTTGGCGTGTTGATGAGAGTGGTGATGATTATGCTTAACAGTCTCGGTACTCTACCGGAGAAACTGTTCTTGGTTTTCGCACGATAGGGTGCGAACAGCGGATAGGATTCTGCGGTGAGATAGCCGATATCGTAGCCGAGTATCGTATGATAGTCGGCTTTCAGGGTCTCCAGCCCATAGGTTCCTTCGTTCATTGTGTCTCCTTATAAAAATGACGGGCGTGTGGTTCCGTCGATAACACAATGATACCCCCAGTATTGTGAGGTCGGATACCAAAAGGTGCCGGTTGACAGCACCGTCTACCGGCACCCTGATGGGTTATAAGTCTTTCCTATCCGGCTTTGAACCGTTCCCATCCGCATCGGGTTTTTTATCCCTACCCACAGGTCTACGAAGTCCAGAACCGGATTGTCCGGCCACACGACGTTCCAATCGAAGCTGGTATCGAATCTTCTCCAAGGTCTTCGACGTGTCAGTGATGTTCCCTTTACGGGCTTCACGAATCCACAGTTGACAACCCCGGTCGAGCATGACGACGTCGGATAGTTTCGGTTGCCTTCCGGAACGTTTCAGTGACTTCGCCGGTGTCTGGTTTTGGTGTTGCTCATCGTCGTACATTCCGCCCACCTTTCCTTTTCACTGGGGTGGGCGAGCTGGTGTTGCGCCCACTTTCTCGCTTGTTTCATAGCGGCTTTCTTGCCGCCGTTGAGAGTGTGGGCAGTACCGTTCGCAATGGGAGTGAAGAATCCTTCATCTTCCACTTCGGCGCTCCACAGATATGACATGAAACCGTTTCTGCGGACATTGATATCGAACTTGTATCCGTCACGGTTCACTGGTTGGAAACCTCCATCTTCAGAGAGTTGAAAGCATTGACGAACAGGTCGGTCGGAATGGTTTCCGAACCGGAAATCAAAGCCTTGCGGGCCAGATTGTCCACGGTTTGGACGATAAGGGCTGGACTTATGTTCTCCACATTGATGTCGCATGGTCGAACGTCGGCTTGGATATTCAACTCCTTAAGCCGGTGCATGATAATAAGCCTTGTCGTAGTCTTGTCGGGCAGTGTCATGCGAACTCGAACGTCGAACCGACGCCATGCGGCACGGTCGATGAGACCGTCCATGTTGGTCGCGCAGATGAGAATGCAATCCTCCGGAAGCAGGTCTATTTTCTGTAACATGAGATTGGTTGCCCGACGCATTTCAGCAACGTCATGGGAGTTGTCGCGCCGTGCCAGAAGCATGTCGCATTCGTCTATGAACAGGAGCTTTCGTTCCATGTGGAGCCGGTCGAACACCAAGGCGATATTGGTTAACGTCTTACCGAGCTGACTGCTGATAACACGGTCTGCACGAAGGATGACCCCATCCAGCCCAAGCCTCTCCGACAGGATGGAAGCAAAGGTGGTCTTACCCGTGCCGGGCGCTCCGGTGAGCATGATTCGATTACGGGGAGCGAGATTATGCGCGGTCAGGACATCCAGTTTCCCATATTCGGCAACCAGCCCATCCAACAATCCCCGCACGGTCTTATCCCATACGGGCTTATGAGTCCCGTCCGGTGGGAGCAACGGTTCGGTCAACCCGTCAACCGGTGCCAGATTCGTGTTGACAGCCAGACCTTTCTCGCGTTCCGACTCTGCCAGCCGACGCAGATTCGTAGTGTAGGCGGTCGGCTTGGCTTTCTCCACCGAGTCGGCCAGCAAGTCGATTTGCTGGGCCAGTTTCAAATGGTCTCCGTTGCATGCGGCTCTGACCAGTCGAAGCATTTCCGTGCTGTTTAACATACTGACCTTCCTGCTTTCTGAAAATGATTTTTGTCAATAAACGTTATGGTCAATGTTTGAGAAGTAGAAGGAAGTATAAATACGGCAGTCTTCCAATCCAATCTATTTGAGAGAGGAACCGTAGACGATGATGGAACCCACCGAAACCGACAACACCAGCAGTGACACGACGGTCATCAGCCGATAGTTGAACAGGTCTGAACGGGATTTCTCGTCAGGCATCCGACTCATTCTTCCTATCGACAGTCGAGCGTAATGCACCAGCGCGGTCAAGCTCAACGCCGACAATATTATGAGAGAAACCATGCAACATATCTGCTCTTTGGAATACATCAGGCGCCTTTACGAAGCCACAAATCTGGATGGTCGAGATACGGGTACAGTTCGGGAATCTTTCGCACAGCTTCCCGAATCCAACCGTTCTCGCAGATACGTTCTAAATAATCTAATGGCTTGCGTTGCAGGGACTTCGACTTGGTGTTCCGTGCCTTGTGGATTGCTTCCACAGCCTTCTTGTTCGCCTGTTGGAATGTGATTTTCCCTTTGGCCTTATCGTCCGAAATGGTTTGCAACCTTGCTATCAGACGGTTGATGGTAGCCATATCCTTGGCGTATGGGCGTGCCGGAATGGCTGTTCTGCTTATGTCTTCCTTGCCAAATCCGTTGCCGCTCAAACCGTTGCCTTCCTTTCCTTTTTACGGCTATGGTCTCGATGTTTGCCCCACCGTTCCGGGCAGTCCAAGTCCGGGTAAACCAAGCCCATCTCGTTTGCCGCTTCACGAATCCAACCGTTGGTGCAAAGCTTGCAGAGTCTTACCATGGGGCCGCTCGTGGCTCGTGGCATTCCTCCGTTGGCGGTCGCCACCGCGTCCACGGCGAGATGGTTCGCCTCCTCATAGGATATTGTTCCGTCGCTTTTACCGTCGGCTATCTCCCACAATCTTTTACGCAGGTTGAAGAGCTTCTTGGCCTTCTCGAACGTTGGATGGTATGTCTGTATGGTTTCCGGCATTGTCCTGTCCGAATACTCCTTTCAGTGTTGTCCACTGTGCTCGGATTGCGTTTTTCAGGTCAGAGTCCGGCCTGTTGGAAACGGCCAATCCAATATTTGTAGTCGGCGTCCGCATACGCTTTGTTGCATGTGGTGAGGATTTCTTGATATCGGACTTGAAGGTCGGGTTGGTATCGTTCAGTGGACTTCGGGAGCACTGTGGTCATGGCCCCATGGTTGAACAGCAACACCTCACGGTCAGCGGCCTCGTGTTCGAGTTTGCGGTCGATTCCCTCAAACCATTGGTGTACCTCGTCGTCGTTTGGCAGTCGGCCTTCGCCAATCATTCTGCTCATGGTGTCCTTGAGGCTGAGTAACGCGTCCTGCATGCGTTCGTTTTTGAACAGGAGTCGTTCCACTTCGGTTCTCGGCTCTCGTTCGGTGTTGTTTTTATCGTCCATTGGTTTCCTTCGTTCTTGCGAACATGCCTATGCCCCAGTCCGTTCGGGCTGGGGCATTCCTTTTTGTTTTTAGGCGTCGAGTTTCTTGATGAAGTGAGCGAACAGTGCGGTGGAGCTGAGTAGGAATGTGATGCTGGTGATTGCCATTACCACGTGTCCGTAATCCTGTCTCCACATGAGGAGTGCGCTGACGATTGTGATGAGTGTCAGTGTCAGGTTGATGTTGTTTTCCGTCTGTTTGCTCATGGTTTCTTCTTTTTTTTCTGGCGTGTTGGGGAGTGTGCGACTCCCTTTTTTGTGGACGTTTCCAGTATAACAAAGGGTGTGGTCGAACGCAAGTCATCCGACCGCGAATCCCCGAACGGTTGCATACCCCCACCTAGTGTGTTAAGCTGACCTCGCCCACACAAAACATTCCACAGGAACGGAAAAGACCACAGAAACAATGAGCGCAACCAAATACGACAACGGCAACACATCCGCACTCCAAATCGTCGGCAACGAGGGAACAAACAAGCTCACAATCCTCCAATCCCCCAGCTTCGGCAAGGAACTCATGTTCACCATCACCGACAGCGACACCGCGACCAGCATCACCATCGAAGATATAGAAACCCTCCGCAAAATCAGAGACTTCCTCAACGAAAGCATCCACTGGATGGAAGCGTGAACCATGGTCGAAGACACCGTTTGCACCATCGGCGTATATGGTGGCCGACAGCCGTCCATACTCGTCAATAACCATCTCGTCTACGGTCAGATGCCCGACTCCGAAACCCAACCGGACATCATCGCGGACGTTCCGAAAGACAGGCTCGTTGCCAACCTCAACCCAGCCTCCGACGGCATGACGGACAGTCCCAGACTTCCGTTGGAAATGTTCGCCGCATGGCTCGCCAACGGTGACGTGGGCATCAGTTCGCTCGCCATCGTGCAACGGCTCACCGGAATCACAATGACCGTGAACGGCACGCGCGAACACGGTTGCGAGGATACTCCGAAAGACCCCGGAGACCTACGTCGGATACTCGGAATGTTCGATATGGTGCCATCCGCACGCGCCTATCTGAGTCTCATGCGCGACGTGTCGGAAGACTGGAAGAACATCATCGACCATTGGGACGAACTTGAAAAACAGTATCGGCAAGAGGAACACAATCCATCCGGTTGCGCTCCAAAAACCTACCGGATGCTGAAACGATTGAAGGAAGGAAAACGTGCCTAACAAAGACATCAAAACCGAACCACGGTTCATGACCATGATTCAAAAAGACCTCCAGCCAGTATGCAAGACGTTGAATCTCGACGTTGACTCGTTCACCAACGCGCGAACCGTGTTCATCGACCGTGACAGCGTAGGACGGATTCTCTCCTACATGAGCGACCATGAAATCAACCCCGAATGGTACGGCCTCCTGCCTGATAATCTGTTCGTCGGAACCGGACTGCCAGTCCTCACCGGCGTCGAAGGAGAATACTTCGCCCGTATGACCGGACGGAACCTCACCAAGAAAGTCGCGGCGAAAACATTCATCGCGGATATGGAAGCCTACTGGCTGAGCAAAGACAATCTGAAACGGACTGACGGTACGAAAAGCAGTGGAACCACGCTCGGTTTCGGACGTTGCTCCGGACTACGCGAAGTCAGCCGATACAACGAACACATCTTCAAAAACAACGAATACGAGTACACGAACCCCGTGGACGAGTATGGCATCGACACTGTTTCACGCTACCGTCAGGTCGGTGAAATCTACAATGAGGTAGGCCAATGCTTCAAGGGAATGGCACAGGCGCGTACTCCCCTCGCACCATTCGTCTTCCTTACCCATAAGGAATACGAGGGCGGACTGGACACGGTTGTGAACCACTGCCCATACATCACCCATTCGGACGCCACCCGCATCATCGACGGAATGAAACAGTTCCCTCCGAAACGAAGCGTGGACAGGTTCATGCTCGCGTTCACCATGACCGCGTTCGCGTTCGCCATGAATCAGGTCGAGGAATCCGAACAGTACGAGACGGTCGAAGTGAAACCACCGAAAACCGAAATCAGACGGCATTCCGGCGCTCCGAAAACCACGTTGCTTATCCATTTGAAACCGGAAGAGCCAGCACCCAAGGCCACGCCATCCTATGCCGGTGAAACCGACGAATACGATTGGGACAGCATCACCGGACGGGTCGAAACCATCACTCCGGACGTTGCCAAGGAAATGCTCGGCGTGAACACCAACAACCGCAACGTGAGCCGCACACAGGTCGAACTGTTCGCCCGAACCATGGCGCAGAAGGCTTGGAAAATGAACGGCGAAGCCATCAAATTCAGCAACACGGGACGCTTGTTGGACGGACAGCACAGGCTCCTCGCATGCGTCGAATCCGGTGTTCCGTTCCGCACTCTGGTCATTCGCGGACTGCCCGAAGACACGCAGGAGACCATGGATGCGGGCAAGGGCCGCACCATGGCTAACGTGCTCGAACTGAAAGGCCGTAACAACGCCAAACAGCTTTCCACCGTGGCCCGTTCCATCTATCTGAGCGAACAGTTGGGTGTGGAAGCCGCATGCGTCAACAACATGTCACCGACCCGAAATGAACTGCTGACGTTCATCGAAAGCACTCCGCAATTGGAGGATACGCTACGACAGGCCAGCACGTTCTACACGAAAAGCAACCATCTCATGTCCATCAGCATGGCCGCGCTCCTCTACTGGACGTTCAACGAAATCGACGGTGAGGCGTGCGAACGGTTCTTCGACATGCTCGCCACCGGCGCTAACCTCAATGAGGGAAGCCCCATTCTCGTACTCCGCAACACACTGTTCGACATCAACAAGCGTGGAGCGCACAGCGACCGTCCAACCCGCCGACGCATCGTCGGAATCACCATCAAAGCGTGGAACAAATGGCGTGAGGGAGTAACTGTGAAACTCCTCAAATTCTCTCCGAACGAACAGTTCCCGGACGCAATCTGACCTTGGAAAGGACGAACAAAAGCATGGTCGAAAAACCGAAAAAACCAAACACATCCCCGGCGAAGCTTCTGACCGCAGACGAGGCTTTGGCCTTGGGAAGACGGCCGGAAGTCGTCAACGTCTTGAAAAACAAGCACGGATGGTGGGTAATCTTCACCACCCAATTCCAAGACGAAGTGACCCTCCGATATCTGCAAGGGGAACGTCCCTCGGAGATATTCCGCAGTCACAATCTCGGACCGGAAGTCCTCGGATACAAGCGCATAGAACGTTGCGTATACCGGTGGGTCAACCATCCCAGCAAATCCCGCGTCAAACGTTGGCAAACGGAACACCGCCTGTATGAGACGTTGAACAAGAATCAGACCAACACCGGCAAGAAGGAGAACAACGACAA